TAAGTTATATCCCTTGATAAGTTATATCCCTTAGCAGAAAGTAAGGATAAGTTATATCCCTTGATAAGTTATATCCCTTAAGTAAGGATAAGTTATATCCCTTGATAAGTTATATCCCTTAGCAGAAAGTAAGGATAAGTTATATCCCTTGATAAGTTATATCCCTTGATAAGTTATATCCCTTAGCAGAAAGTAAGGATAAGTTATATCCCTTGATAAGTTATATCCCTTAGCAGAAAGTAAGGATAAGTTATATCCCTTGATAAGTTATATCCCTTAGCAGAAAGTAAGGATAAGTTATATCCCTTGATAAGTTATATCCCTTAGCAGAAAGTAAGGATAAGTTATATCCCTTGATAAGTTATATCCCTTAGCAGAAAGTAAGGATAAGTTATATCCCTTGATAAGTTATATCCCTTAAGTAAGGATAAGTTATATCCCTTAGCAGAAAGTAAGGATAAGTTATATCCCTTAGCAGAAAGTAAGGATATAATTAGTTCATTATCTAAAAAATGTAATCTTACTTATTTTTTGTTTTTATAATACAATAATAAAAAATATTATTTATTACTACCACTTTGACATAACATGTTTAGTAAAATCTACTTTAGTTTTTGTATTTTTATATTTTATATATACCTCAATTGAATTAAGACAATACCCATATGCATATATATGATCTATATTTGACGCAAACAAATTTCTGAATATCACAGTTTCAAAAGCTAAATCTTTTTCTAATCTATTTTTTTTACAAATAATATCAATTATAAGATAACTATCATTTCTTCTTTGAAATAATGTATTACTAGTAGACATTAATATTTTTACTTCACCCTCATTAAATGTTACATTTCCACTAACAAACCTGATATCAAAGTTATTAAGTTTAGTATTAACTTTTAGTTCATTAGTTTCAACTACATAATTTAGTAGTTTTTGATTCGGTTGATATATTCTATGATAACTTGTATCGTTAATATTTTTCAAAATTATTTCAAGACCAAGATAGTTAAACATAGAAGGATCATTTGTTACTAGTGGTACACTTGGATAATAATTATTTTTGTTACCGTATACATTTTGAACAATAAAATAAATAATAATTGCTTTAGCAAACATGTTTACTTATATATTTATACAATAATAATTTAATTTTTACATTTAAGTATAAAAATCAAATCCTTATTCTTTAGGTAACTAAAAATTTTATTTTTTAATTCATGAGGTAGTAAATTCCAATCATTAATAATGTATCCAAAATAATTATCAATATGATTTAAAAAGTGAATTCGTTTTTTTGCCTTTTTTAATCTTCTATTAAAATTATTTTTATATATTGTTAATTCATTAACAGTTTGTATTAACTCATTATTATTAACATATCTAGATAAAGTATCTATACTATAGTTTATTAGATCCACCATTGGTATTGACTTATATAAGATACATTTATTCATTTTACAAATATCATAATAACATTTTTTTACTATATTTGATATTGACTCTGATACATTAACAACTGAAATAATCTTATTAATAAACTCCTCTTTATATATTGGAACTGAAATGTATATAAATTCTTTTAATAATTTTTCTTTTACTATAGATATATTGATTGTAGAAGAAATAGTTTGATGGATAATTTTTAATGATGGTTTTGCCTTTAATATTGTTCTAATAACATTACTATTTTTAGAATATAATAAGGATGTATATAATATACTATTATTATAACAATCAATAATATTTATATCTGCACCTTTTGATATTATATATTTAATTATTTTATCAGATAAATTATTTTTTATTGCCAACTGCAATATAGTCATACCATCCTGATTAACATCATTTATATCAATGTTATAGTTTGATAGTATTATCTTAAAAATTTTTATATCATTCATCTTATTAAAACAATAGTAATGAAGAGGATATCCTGGTAATTCATCTGGTATTTTTATTATACTATGTAGATATTTTACTACTGAATATTCTACATTTTTAGAAGTTGATATATATTTACTTAGAAGTCTTTTTATATACTGATCCTTATTACAAGTAAATAGTTTTAAAAATTTTTTCACAGTTACAATACTAATATCATTGTAATGCAACAATAAATAATGTTCTAATGTATTATAAACATGATCATTAATATTATTACTTTTACAATTAATATTGTTGATTAAAAGTTCCAAAATATCTGCATCTGGAATATGACAATGAAAAATATAACAATCTATAATATGATAATTATCAATTAAATTAATGCCAAATTTATTAATTAACATTTTTAAAATATGTATTTTTGGTTTAATACATCTCAGATAGTAATAAACAATATGCTTAAACGGTGATTTATTTTTTACATTATCTAAAAGGTACGTCAATATTGTTATATCTACATCTAATTTAAACATATATGAATGTACTACTGTTAAGTTATAACAATCTAATTCGGATATATCCGCTCCATTTTCAACAAGAATCTTTACAATATCCAAACTAATGTATTTTGTTGAAAAATACTTATGTAATACAGTATTTTTATATTTATCTTTAATTGATAGATCTACGCCATAAGTTATAAATAATTTAATAATCTCAATAGAATGTATATTTTTATAGTTTACATTAAAATATGTATGTAATATAGTTGTTCTATCATTTAAAAAGTTAATACATGTTCCATATTCCAGTAATAGTTTTATGATGTTTATATCTAAAAAATAATTATATATATTTACTCCACAAATATAATGTTGTAAAAAATCATTATTTCTACTACTATTATTAAGAAAATATTTTATTACTTCTATTTTATTACTATCAAGAGCATCATAAATGGAGTATCGATACATATCCACAATATTTACATAATTTTATTTCATGATTCTTGAAGATTGTATTTTAAACAAAGTGATAAAATTACAGTATTTTAGTAAGTTAAAAATCTAATTGAATTTTTTTTCTTAAACTATTATCAATAATATTCACAATAACTTTCTTATAAAAAAAGACAAATGAATATAATATTAGTCTTCAATTGTTTTTATAAAACAAGCATTGACTATATTTATTTTAATTCTAAAAGATGATATAACACTTTTGTATTATATTATGCTAATATCTAGTTGTAAAAAAATACGACTATTCACTTAATCTTTTTGTATTAAGATATAATCAATACATTTCCCATAAAACATTATCATAGTTTTTAAAAAATACAAATAATATTTAACTTATAGTATATAATTTTAACAGGTGTTTAAGTCAAGTCATACTTGTATAATAAATATATTTTTTACCCTTCTATTACTTAAAATAACATATAAGTATTATAAAAATATATTATGTAGAAAAATGGTTCATTTTAAAATTTTTATTAAAATATATCTAAATTACTTTTAACATTTATTAATTTTATTTTCATATATAGTTTCGTGTATATACCTTTTATTTAATTCATCAATATATAATTTGGCAACTTTATTAATAGTTGAACATATATATTTATATTTTTCATTTATGAAAATAACACTAGTTTGTTGACAATTTGAACTAGTGATAAAATATCCAATGATTCTATTAATAGGTGGTAATTTTCTTATATGATTATAACAACAATCATTCATTGAAGAAAATGAACCCGGTAATGAATATACAGCATACATATAATAATTAAGTATAAATATTAATATTAATTTCATTATTTAACACACTATAGGAAAAGAAGTTGATGTTTTTTCAAAATCTTCAAACTTTGAACTTTCAGGATAAGATACTTCCTGAACGTAAGAAGATTCAGGATATCTTTTTACCGATTCACACAAATCATTAATACGCAAACTTGCAGCAACTTCTTTAATACAGGATTTATCAATATCAAGTGTTAGAATATCACTAACATTAATTGATGGTTTTGTCCTACTAAGTACAGTTAGAATTTCATTATCTACATAAATTGGTGATGCTATTTCTTCAAATGAATAATAATCATCCTCCTCCTCATCCTCATCCTCCTCCTCATCCTCCTCATCATCTGTAATACATGACATCGAAACAACTACTTTACATGTTTTTTCTAGGTCTTTAACATCTTCTCTACTAACAAAATGTGTTTCATCTCTATCTGTAACAGGATTGACACTTTTAAACTCAACGTTTAGAATATTATCACCATAAACATCCTCTGATATTTTACTAACCGGAAACGGGCAATCATAAAGGGTTGTATTAATTTTTAAACCTCCACCAAGAACATATGCAGAATTTTTATTAATATCAAAATCACTACATGTAGATGTGCTTTTATTAACTTTAGCAAAGATTCTTAAATCCATACCCATGAATACATTTTTTGTATCACAAACTTTAAACACTTTTGTAAGTGGATTATGTTGATCTAAAAAAATAGATACTAGTTCAGGCTTTGTCCAATATAGATGTTGTTTTCCATAGCAACAATAAAACAATCCCACTATAGCAAATAGTACTTTAACATCCATTTTATTTTTTTTAACTTCTTATTCAAAACCTTATTATTTATCTTAGAATATTTTTTTTTATTCTATGGTTATATGTACTATAATATATCCTATATTTTTCCATAGTAATAATATAATATAGATGCTGTATTTCAAAATTTCGCACTAACTTCTCGTTGATTATGTATTTGAATATAGAAGATACATATAACTTGTAAATTATACATAAAAAATTTTTAGAATAGGTTATATACTTGGTGTGTTATCTATCAAGAATATAAACCTACTTCTTTGTTTTATTTATAAAAATCATTATATTAACTTTGTATTTTTATATCTTTATTATATTAATATGTATTAAAGACTTTATTAACTAATTATATTTTTAAAGCGAATATCTAAAAATAAATTTAAATCTTTTTTGTTAAAATAACTAAAAATTTTATATTTTATTTCTTTAGGTATTATAACACAATCGTCGACAATCTTCCCAAAATAATTAATAGCACATTCCAAAAGATATATTCTGTAATTTGCGTTGTTAATTTTTCTATTGAAAATATTCTTATAGATTGTTAGATTGTCTACTGTTTGATTTAGATTATAATTATTAACATATCTTGTTAATGTACCCGTGTTATTATAGTTTATTAGATCCACCATTGGGATTGACTTATATAAGATACATTTATTCATTTTACAAATATCATAATAACATTTTTTTACTATATCTAAGATATATTCTGATTTTATTACAACGGGACGTATGCAATTTATAAAATCCTCTTTATATATTGGAACACATATATATATAAATTCTTTTAAAATTAATTCATCATATTGATCAAAGTAAAATGAATTATTTATCGTTTCAAAAATAATTTTCATTGGTGGTTTTGATTTTAATATGATTTTGAGAACATTAAGATTTCTGTAATATAAACATAGATCTAAAATATTTCTATTATAATTATCAATCACATTTATATCTGCTCCCTTTGAAAGTAGATAGTTTATTACTTTAACGGGTAGTGAATTTATGATAGAAATTTGTAACAATGTTAAACCATCTTCATTAACATCGTTTATATTAAAGTTGTAGTTTGATATAATTAATTTATAAATTTTTATATTACTCTTACCATAATCATGTAATGGATAACCTTCTAATTCATCACGCGTTTTAATTATATTATGTAAATATTTTACTACTGAATAATCTATATTTTTACATTTTGAAATATATATACTTAACAACCTCTTTTTATAATGATCTGATTCTCCAATAGTAAGTTTTATAAAACCTATTAATATTTTAACACTAATACTTTTTGTAATATTAATATACTGTTCTAATGCGCTATATATATAGTAGTCTACATCTTCACATACATTATTATCTATAAACATTTTAACTATAACAGGATCAGGAACATGACAGTTTTTAATGTAATGATATATAATATGATAGTCATCAATCAAAGATATTCCAAATCTATCTATTAATATTTTTATAATATCTTTATTAGGTGTGAGTTTTTGTAAGTAATAATAAGAAATATATTTGAATGGGGTAATATCAGATACATTATCTAATAAATATTTTAGTATTTCAATGTTAACATCTAACCTATTAATATAGTAATGTATAACAGTTTTATTATTACTGTCAAGATCTGATACATTTACTCCATTTTCAACGAGTATTTTAATATTTTCTAATTCAATATATTTTGTTGAAAAATATGTATGTAATATAGATCCATTTAATTTATCTTTAACGTGTAAATCTACACCAGCATCTATAAATAACTTTATTATTTCACTAGATTGTTTACCATTACTGTTTTTGTAAAAATACAATTGTAATATTGTTTCATTATATCTGTCTAAATTATTAATATTTGATCCATAATCAAGTAATAGTTTAATAATATCTTTATCTAATGTATCTATAAATGTGTTTAAATGACATATATAGTATAATAGTAAATTATTATCATGATAGGTACATTTTGATAATTCCTCTCTTATTATGTTTATATTGTTTGTCTTTAAATATTTATACATTATATCCAAAACACTAGATTTATAATAAATCTACACAATAAAGTATTCTATATTATTTCCATAATTTATTAAGACTAGTATATCTAACTTTTTCTATTATATTTTCTGATAGTTTAGTAATTTCATCATGAATATCATTAATATTTTTTGATGCGTCTATAATCTCCCAATAAAGACTTTTATCATTAATTAATTTTTTGAAATATACCATTACATTATTTTGAAAATCAACAGTTTCATATCTTTCTATACCAAAAGATGTACGTGATTCAACATTATCAAACTTTAAAAATATAATCATGTCTGGTTTTGGAATACCAGAATCTGATTGGATAGTCCATTCTAATGAAATATTTTTTTTCTTAGCTAATGTATACGCAATACCAGAGAAAGAATATCTATCAACTACAAGTGTTATACCCTTGTTTATTTTTTCTTGTATGAGTGGTACATGTTCCCACCTATTTGCAGAAAACAGTAAATGTACACAATGCGGTTCCAAATCTATTTTCTTTTCTAGATATAAAGTAATTACTCTACCAATATCTGTTGATCTTTTTGGAAACTCTAATAATTCTGCTTTATAACCCAAATTACATAGTTTATTTACAAGCATTCGTGTTTGAGTTGATTTTCCAACTCTATCTAACCCTTCAAAGACAATAAGAGCTCCACGAGAATCCATTATTATAAAAATATATATTTTTTATTTTTTAGAAATTATTTGTAAAATATGACGATTCGAACAATCTACTTTTTGTATTACTATAACGAATGCGGGCATTAACTCGATCGATACAGGATCCATGAATATATACAAAATCCATATATCTTTTAAATATATTAATATTCCAAATTCCTTTTAACATTTTTTTATTATCGCTAATGTTTTTATTATTACAATCAATATCAAGATAAATTATACTTTTATTTCCTGTTTGAAAAATACCAGTATCGGTACTAAGATTAATAACTGATAGATCTTGAATTTGTTCAATATATACATTTTTAAACTCAAGTGGAATATCATAAGCGGTTATGTAAATAGAAACCTCGGTAGTATTAACTTTATACTGATTGTCAGATAATGTATAAATATCATAATCTGTATTGTTCAATGAAAATATGTATAAATTAATATCTACTTTGTTAAACTTTTCAGAATATACAAAACTAACAAAATTTATAAACAGGATAATATGTTTCATAATGATCATTTTTATAAACTATAATTATTTTTTCATATACATACTCTACAACTATTGTCATAAGTTTTTAGAACACAAGTCTTATTTTCTTTACATTTACAAATTCTGTTACTAGTAGCCGTACAAGGTTTATCCTCCACATGATCATTAATACATTTACCTCTACAACTCAAACACGAAGATATATAATTTGGAATACTCAAAAATGTGTTTGGGGGGCACTGATTACAGACCGTGTCATTATCCTTAGTGCATAGTTGTTCAGCATAAGAACCAGCGGGACATAGTCTACAACATATATCATGTTCTTTATTGTAATATTCAGATACTCCACATTTACTATCACTAGATCTAGCAACAGTTACAAGAATAAGTAGATACAGAATATAATTACTATACTTATACATCTTTATTTATAAAAAAAATATTTTTAATTTTCCAATACCAATTTAGTAGTAACACTTTTATCCATATATGAATTACCACCATGGCATGTATAAATTGATCCAATATCTTCACGTGTAATATTTTCAAAATACAACACTATACTATTACAATCATCTGAAGATACTGTAAATACACCTAGATCAAATCCAATAAAATATTCCTTTTCATTTTCCCAATACATAATAATACATTCTTTAGTACTTGGAATAGATTTACACGTTACATTAGCCGGTTCACCAATTTTAACACTTAGTGTATCAGGAGCAAACATTGTAAACCCATGATATTTTTTAGGACTAACATGTAGATTTTTACATCTATTAAACACAAACTTATTATTATATTGTACTTTACAAATGTATTCCCCAGCGTCTTTATATGTTATATTTTTAATATTCAAAATCATATTCCTGGTTGAGTACTTTTTATTATCAATTTCAATTTCTTTATTATCTTTAAACCAAACAATTTTATCATAAATACTAAAATGAAAACAGTCACAAAACAAATCTACACCATATTTTTCATAATTTTGCCCAAGTTCAAAATCTTCATCTAGACAATAATCTACAGGATCGAGGGCATTTGTTTTCATAATAGTTTCAATACATGTGTTGTTATTTTCAGGAATGGTAACCTTACAAATATATCTTCGTGAATTATATTCACTTGTATAATTTTGTATAACGATACTGTTTCCAACAACATCAGCATTTAGAGGAGCCCCCCTATCACTATCGAAATTACTCCACTCAACTGTATAATTTTTTCTGCCAAGTTTATATTTATAATAAAGGGAAGCATCATACACTACACCACATACTGTAGAAAATGGTTCATTGTACCTAGCTAGCCTGGAGATAATTCCACCATATTTACATTTAGGATCCAATATATCAAAATCTTCTTGTGGCAATTCTTTCAATCGCCCCATGAAAAAATTATCCAAAGAATCACCTAGAACAATGATAATAAATAGAAATACCATATAAAAAACGGTCCATTTCCTCAACATTAAAAAAAAAATAACTATGTTTTAACTTTTTCATCACACATAATAACTTTGTTTTCTTCAAAATTTTCATATAAATAACTATTATCCAATTTTTCAACGTATATCTTTGATTGTTTATTAATTTTAGAACATATTTTTTTAAAAGTTGTTGTAATGAAAATAATTCCGTTATGTTTTCTACAAAATGTACTAGTCTTAAGATAACCACTAAGTTTATTAATGTTTGGTAGTCTAAATATAAAATTATAACAACAATCATATGATAATGACATAGCATATGGTTTAGTTAAAACTTGATTATTATATATAATCATATAGATAAAATATAGTATTAGTATTAGTTTCATTATTTAACAAAGGGTTGGATAACCCGGTGTATTTTTTTCAAAATCTTCAAACTTTGAACTTTCAGGATAAGATACTTCCTGAACGTAAGAAGATTCAGGATATCTTTTTACCGATTCACACAAATCATTAATACGCAAACGAGAAACAACTTCTTGTACACATGATTTATCAATATCAAGTGTTAGAATATCATTAACTTTAATAGGTGCTTTATTTCTATTAAAAGTTGCTAGAATTTCATTATCTACATTAATCGGCACTGCCTCTTCATAATCATCATCATATTCATGTTCGTCAAAAGATTCTTCTGAGAAATGTTCATCTTGTTTACATTTCATTGATACAAATACCTTGCATTTTTTAGGTATATTTTTACTTTCATCTTTAGTGATGAAATTTGTCTTATCCTTGTCTGTAATTGGATTAACTGTACTAAAAATAACATTTAGAATGCTATCATCATATACCTCCTCTGCTACAGTACTGACAGGGAATGGACAATCTTGAAGGGTTGTATTAATAATTACACCACCACCCACAACATATGCATTATCTTTTTTGATATCTAGACTAGTGCATCTAGGTGTATATTTATTAACTTTAGCAAAGATGTTTAGATACATTCCCATGAATACATTTTCCGTATCACATACTTTGAATACCTTTGTAAGTGGGTTTTCTGTATCTGAAAAAATAGATACTAGTTCAGGTTTTACCCAATTTTTATTACCTGCATAACAGGAGGAGATTACTCCCACAATTAGGAGTAGCAAGTGAGTATTCATTTTATTTTTATATATTATTTTTTCAAATAATTCTTGTTTTTTAAGCGTTATATTTTTGAATTCTAATACTAATAGGTGCCATAATATATTCTAGATTTTCATCTGTAATCAAGTTACAGAATAACAACACTACCTTGGCAGAGATATTATTAAAGGTAAAATCACCTCCCCAATAATTTGCAGCTCTAGCCAATATTCCAATTATGGCACAAATTTCTGTAAGATATCTTTCATTTGCAACATAAATTTCGATCAAATTTTTTGTTCTTTCATATCCATGTTTTGAATCCAAATACATTTCACGTGCAATTTCAGTTAAATTATTTCCAAATATTACCATCGCATCTTTTTTAAATGTTTCAAACGCAAGAAACAATTGTCTTGCTGGTTCTCTGGATCTTAATGACTTAGATGACCAAATTAGATAGTCTATTAGTAATTGTTTAAATGTTTTAAAATCATTAGTAAAACTATCTATCTTTGGACGAATCATTTTTAAAATCAAAGAGGTGTAAAACTACTATTTCAAAAGAGTAGTATATAAATTCATTTATTGTCTGTTACGTTATCAATAGATCTTTTAATACACGGTGGGTACATGTCATAATATTTCCTAAATGGATTAGGTATCTTCATGAATTTAAATGCTTCTTCTTCTGCAGGCATAAGTCTATATTCTCTAACAACTTTGTTATCGTTTTCTATTTCCTTTTCCTTTTCTACTTCCTCAGTAGAACAAATTGCATATTCTTTCTTTTTACAAATTTCACGTACTTTCGGAGGTGGGTTATCACAAAATGGATTCATTTCACCGAACATGAACGAAATAAGTTTATTCATAGGATACATTAGTATAGAATATATACTATATACTAATAGATTACATAATCTAGAACAATAAAATATACACAACATACATAATCTAGCTAGACTATTAATCAGGAGTTGACAAAATCCTTTTATGGTATCTATGATAAAACCAATTATTTTTAAAATCAAAACTATAGTACCTCTTATACATCTCCATATTCCAAATAATAGTTTATGAAATACACAAGAAATCCACCAGACTAAAAAAAATAGGACAGTCACAATTATTATCCTTAGTCATAATTTATTATATGTGAAATATTTAATAAAAACATATTGATAATTTAACATTTTAATAAGATATATTATTATAATAATAAAAAAAATACTACATAATTCATTTTTATAAAATCTTTATCAGATATATTTATTTTTTGCTAAGTTCAATAATATCATGACCACTTTCTTTAATAATAGGATTATCCTTGAGTTCTTTCAACATTTCACTACTGACATAGCTCCATCTTATTGCAGGAATTAGTCTTTTTGCATCATTGGGATATTCTGTTATCCACTCAATTAACATATTACACATTTCAGACATTTTACACCTTTCAAAACCATCAGGGTATTCATACACATGAATATTTAAAATATTGTACATTGTATCAACTGAAATTATTTTTTTAAAATTTTTTTTCTTAAAATATTCTTTTATATAATTTCCAATAGCTCTTTCTACTTCATTCATAATTGAATATTTGTCTGTCTTTGTTTTAAATCTTTCACGAAGTTTTTCATATATTTTTAGTCCTCTTTTCCTATAATATTTCATTATATTTCTTATTTTATCTCTCATATAATATCCTAAATCATTAAAATCCATAATATCAATAGCATCAAATATTTCAGAAATATTTTCTACAACATCAATAGATTCAGTTTCAATAAATCCATTATAAAGAAAGTACAATACTGTTTTTAAAGCAAAATATGTCACATCAAGTTTATACTCGTTACCATTATCGGCAATCAAATTCTCAAAGTATGTTGAAGAAGAAGAAAGAATTATCTTATGAGCCTTAATGCTTTTTTCATCATTTGTCAATAGTGTAACATCACAAAATATTTCTTTATCTAGTAAATTGTTAATATTTCTCCAACTCTCAATCATATATATTGCAGCTCTTTCTCTATCATCATCATCACATATATAACCGTCAAAAAGGTTATCTAGCAATAAATCCATCTTTTAGAACAATTTGAAGATTACCTTTTTTCACTTTTAAAGTATAAAAGTAATTAACTATTATTAATAGTTTATCATATATAAAGTTTGATAGACTATACGAAATAATTATAGTTTTGATTTCATTTTTTTAAGTATAATAAAAATAATTAATTATTGTATTATTGTTTATCGTATATAAGATTATATATAAAAAATATTTAATAAAACATTATAGATTGTTATCATTATAGTAAAGAAACTATATTTTTACTAATTATTCTTCTAAAAAAACAAATAAGTTTATTAATAAAAATTTACAACTAGTGATTCTTTAAAAAGTTTTCTTGGTTTTGAACGAATCTTATGAAGTTTAACAATATCATGACCACTTTCTTTAATAATAGGATTATCCTTGAGTTCTTTCAACATTTCACTACTGACATAGCTCCATCTTATTGCAGGAATTAGTCTTTTTGCATCATTGGGATATTCTGTTATCCACTCAATTAACATATTACACGCTTCATCCTCTGTGTAAATATCCAATATATACATATTTAGAATATTGTACATTGTATCAACTGAAATTGTTTTTATAAATTCTTTGTTTTTGTTTTTAAAATAGGATCTTATAGATAGGGCAAAACCTTTTTCAATATGTTTTATAATGAAAAAATTTTTATCTTTATGCTCTTTGTTAAATTTAAATCTTTCATATAGTTTTTTGTATATTATCAATCCTTTACCGTTAGTTGTCTCTGATTCTAGTATTTCTTGCAAAATGTATACCATAGAATCCAGTTCCATAATTTCAATAGCATCAAATATTTCAGAAATATAATCTACGTCAACAGAATAAATATGTCCATTATAAAGAAAATCTATTATTGTTTTTAAAACAGTATATGAAAAGTCAAGTTTATATTCTTTATTATTATCAGCAAACAATTTCTCAAAGTATGTAGTACAAGAAAGAACTACCTTATGTGCCTTAATAGTCTTTTCATCATTAGTAATAAATGTAACATCACAAAATATTTCTTTATCTAGAAATTTTTTCATATATCTCCAACTACTAATTACATGACGTATACATGAATCTCTATCAGATTCAGTTACTTCTTCATCAAAAAGCTCTTTTAGGTAAAAGAAGTCCATGATGATAACCCTCACTAAAGATTATTTTTTTTTCATTTATTTAAGTTTTAGTATAATATATAAATCTTTTTTTGATATTAGTCTACATATTAAAAAATAGTTTTAAGCTGAAACCAACTTATATTATTAAACCAATACTTGCTTTAGAATAAAGTATATTAATATTTTTAATAAAAAATTATCTTTTTATGGTAATATATAGATATTTTATCATATGTTATGAATTAAGTTCATTAAATAATTTTCCAGTTTATATATCAATACTTTTCATAATAGTAATCACGTCGATAAACATTTATGTAACGAGAGGTTATAAGAATAGTGTATGTTTTAACATATATGTGTTACTTATCTATTTATAAACCAACAAAAGTTAACAGGTCTTTGATATTCAACATTTCTATTATCTTGAATAATAACTCTACCGGCATCATACCCCATAAAGGTATTTTATAGAAAACTACCAATGCCTTCATTATTAGGTTGTAACGTTTTCTTGATATATATATGTATTTTTTGATTTTTTTTGAGTAGATACTATAATGGTATACTTGTTCATAGTCAATTAAATTTATGTATCTATGTATAAGGTTTTTATCTATATCGAACACCGCTTTATACAACGATAAAGAGCCATATAGTTTTGTCCTTTTCATCTTAATAATTTCATGATAACATTTGGTTATTATTTCTACTAAAATATTCATATAAGAGTTTCTATTGGAGATTACCAGGTCGTATATACATATATCTACAGATAGTGCATATGTTAAAAAATCTATTACAGATTCATCTATAAATAGGTTTTTGTTTATAAAATATGTTATTGTATTTCTCAATGTTTTAACATTTGGATTGTAAGAAATAAGTGTGTAAATAATATGGGGTTTTGTTGTTTCCAGGGCCTTAGAAAATATAGTATTATTATTACATGAAATATTTATATCGGCACCATTATCAATCAGGTATTTAATTGTGCGTTCTGATACAGACCAGTTTATGGACTCATATAGAGGAGAATTTCCATCTAGATTTAGTTTGTTAATACCATCGTTATAATGATTCAATAAAAACGATGTTATTAAAAAATTACTAGAATTAGACAAGTAAGTGTGTAAAGGATAATACAAACACGAATGGTTTATTTTGTATCCACCCGTTATATTAATTATGTATTTGAGAACTACTATATCCACAGATAAGTTTGACAAATATTCTGTCACTAAAGCTCTACCCTGAATCACGTATGCCCCTAACGATACGAATGTTTTTATTCCTTTGATTGTGGGTTTATTTAACATATAGTAATGGAAAGGTGAAAAACCGTCCATGTTTAATACATTAATATTTTGTCCTAATTCTACAGCTAGTTTAACTATCCTTAAGTCAGAAGTTTCACATTTATTAAGATATTGCATTAGTGCCGTGTCTCCGAAATAATCTCTGTAACCATCATCGAACACGCTTAACATCTCAACCACCTCTGGTATATTACATTTACGACTCATGTAAATGTATAATAGATTTCTAAACATGTATCCATCTACAGTTTTAATATACGAAAGGAGCAATTTAAGTATTGCTGTGTCTATTTCGTAATTATAACGCATATAGTTATGAATTACCGTCATACCTTCTTCATAGGTTGTGCTCACACTTACGTTTCCTACTGAATAACCATCAGGTAGATGGCTGTTTGTTTTTGCATTCAATAACAAATTTACAATTGTATAACTATGTTTTGTATCATTAACTGTTAGGTACACATACAATGGAGTCTTTCCATATTCATTAACGGATAACGCGTCTGCTCCGTTATTCACAAGACATCTTACTATATTGTCATAACAGTAACTATTATCACAACGACTTATATAAGAATGTAATGGAGTCATTAAACTATCATCCGACATGTTTATTGACAAACCATATGATAATAATGTCTCCAGAATAGTTATGTTACAATCCTTTACATAACTTAGATAATAGTTTAAAATTGTTTTGTTTTTTATACGTACATTATCTGATATTATGTTCTTTATGTTTATCAATTGTCTATAGTTATTTATTTTTAGTATTAATGATATGATATCGTACCCCATTGTAAGTTACTTTGGTATTAGTAAAAAGTTTTGTTTCATTTTTGTTATTTATTATATTACTTACTTAGAAATACATCTTCACAAAATTCTAATATAAAAAAAATTTGTATCAATAGTATGTTAAACTTTATGTTACTGTAATTCATACTTATAACACCAAATGTTTAAATTATTAGTTTTATTATTCTATCAATGATACAAGAGATTTAAATGATTTTACAATTGAATCTAGAATAACCTTGATATGTTTATTGTTATAAAAATTTTTTGAAAAATATCTATTTATATATTCACTCAATGAATTAAAATCTTTATAATCATATAAAATACACTGTTTAATATCCAATGATTCATCAATACATTTAGTTTCGCTTATTTCTGTTGTCATAATATGACCTAGAAAATTATTTTCTCCAATTGTCGATACACATATTTTATCAGTTGTTGAGAATCTATATTTACACAATTGTTCGTTACAATTATAATCTTCAATATTAACAGTTTTTGATTTTCCACTACCAAATGTAATATTTAGATTATAATCAAACATAATATTACATAGATTACTATCGTCGTAAATAGGTATGGATGTACCATGCACAACTGGTTGATGTATTAAAACTGTAATGTGTGTACCATCCCTAATTAGATCCATTCTTGGAGGTGAAAATTTAATAATACTACAAATTGTTTTAAAATCCTTAACAAATGAAAGTCCACTCATAGTAGTAAATTTTACTTTAAAATCTGAATATACTGACGTTGATAGTATTTCTTTAGAAATATCACATTTATTTTTTGCATTTGTACAAACTACATCACCCCATCCGAAACCATAAACTCCAACGGATACATTATATTCTTTATCATTATTCCATCTAACAACTGTTTTAAAATCACGAGAAGTAACTTTAACGTTACTAGGCATAGAATAACACATTCCAATTAACGAAAAAATCAGTAGTTTATACATTTTTAATCTTTCTTACTAATTTAAAAAAAGTATTTATAATTAAACTTTTACTATAATTATTATTTATAAAAAAATTTTTTTTTTAATTTAAAATTGTAAATGATTTATTATTAATATATATAATACGATAAATTAAATATGGAAAATTTTTATAAATTTTATCATTATCATCATATGTTTTGTATTTTTTTGTTTTTGTATTATATGTAATTATCTTATGAACATTAAATATATTATCTAAAAATACCTTATGTAAAAACATACCACATATAATTACAATAGTATCTTTTACTACATAAGATACCGAATTTACAATTTTAAAGGGTAAAGACTCTAAGAATGACCAAGTATCCGTTTTTGTATCATAGCATTCTGATACGCATGTCCAATTCAAATCTAAATTCATACCACCCATATAATAAATTTTTCCATCTACTGAAGATACGGTTCCATTTTCTCTTGTAACATTAGGTTTTGTACACTCAATCCATTTATTTTTTACCAGTTTATATAAATGATTTTTATTATTTGATTTGTTAAGTCCTATAAAATATATATTATTTTCAACAATAACTGTTTTAATATCATATAGTTCTTTATTAATAATTTTAAGATGTGATTTATTTGAATAATTATTAATATCTATAATTCTTGTTATTGTACCTTTTTCATGAGGATATATTATATATAGATAATTCTTATATACAATCATTGCAGGATTATCTGATAAACAAACTAAATCTACATCTATTATACTGTATGATTTATTATCAATGTCATATTTTAATATTTCATTTGCATCTTTATTATACATAAATATATTTTCATCAGATGATGTTATAGATTTTATTGATATTTCTTTATCTAAAATCTCTACATCACCATATATATCTTCATAAAATATATTTTCTGTTGGCATTTTTATTTTTTCATATCCATATTTTGTTGTTCTATAAAATATGTTATTATGATTTTCATCTTTATAACAAAAGTACATATTTTTTTTTAGTCTTATAATATTATTATTAAATTCCAATTCGTTAATGGATAAATCTAATTTTTTAGATGCTATTTCTATATTATTATTAGAAACCAAATCAATGTTTACATTATTAAAGAGATCTTTTGCATACTTAATTCTATTAGTTTTATTATACATTATCCAATAAACTATATCTTCAAATATATCATCATCACTATAACAAATGCTATAATTATCAGACTTTAGAAATTCATCAAATAGATATATATTATAATCTTTAAAAGATTTATTTATTATTATATTCTTAAAATTATTTTTAATATATTTTATAATTGTGTTATATAACATATCATCATTAACATAATATTTTGACATAAGTTCATATGCTTTATTTAAATTTTTATAAATATTATCTTTAATATATATTTTACAAAATATCAATACATCATCAACTTGTAAAAAATCTGCAGCTTCTAATACAGAATCTATATTATTAAAATCTATAATTTTATCTTGATTGTTAATACTATAAATAAATTTCAATATAATTTTTACTGCATTACTATCTAGATGACTAAGATTTATAGTATCATTAATTAAATATTTATCTATTAGAGTATGTAAATATTGTGATGATACTGATAGTAAAAGTTTATGTGCCTTAATAACACAATTATTTAGTAATATATTTACATCACATAAAGTAGATGTTCTATAGAACTTAACCATGTTGACAAACCTAGTGGTAAACATGGTCGTACATTATTATATTATTAATATTCATTTTTTACAAAAATATAAAAAGTTATTATTTTTTAATATTACATTGTACTAAAATAATTATAATAAAATTGACCAGTATTTGTATTTTTTATAGTTAATTGTTAGAGTTATTGTCCGGAAACATTCATCTTACTTTGTTATCGTATCTATTAAATCTTTTACCGGTACTTTTTAGCAATTTTATAGATTTTATTTTCATTGGATTATTAGTTATTCAATCTATTTTTGTAGAGTTGAATAGGATACATAATATTTCGATGAATCATCTTGATCGAAAAAATTTTTTTTTTATATTCATATTTTGATATTTCTTTTTAGTTTAATAATATAGAAGAGGTTTAACATTAATCATTATATTTTCTAGATATTACAGAGATTTCATACCATATTTTTGTAAATAAATAATAAATATTTTTATTAATATTGTTCATTATTAAATAGTTTTTATATATTATATTAGTATAATTACAATAAAAAAATAATTTTACTACTAATCAGTCTACAAAAAGTGATATATCATTATTGTTAAGATATGAAAATACTTTAATTTGTATCTCCCTAGGAATAGATAATATATTGTTTGATGAAACAAAATCACATGCCTTTTCTATAAATTCTGAACGAATTCTAGCATTTTCTAACAGTGAAGATAATAATTGTCCATAAATATTAAATTTTAATACATCAAATGTTGCTGGATTTTTTATATATCTATAAAGTTCATTTTCTGATTTATTTAAGATGCAAAAAAGAGACATAGTTGGTGAAACACGAATTTTTTTCATTTCATCCAATTCACTAATACAATCATTTATGAATTCATTACATAAATCATACATTTTTATTAGTTCTTCGTCTATTGTAATATTTTTCATTAAAGAGTATTTTATTAATTCCTTTAAAGCATCTTTATTTATATGATTTGTTTGTAATATTTTTTTTATCGTAGCCAATATAGTATTTACTGAAGGGTTAAATTCTAATAATGTTTTAAATATGTTAATAGGTCTTGAAATACCAGCGCTATATAAGATAGTCTTACCTGATTTGTTTATTGTATTTATATTAGCACCCTTAGAAATTAGATATCTTATAACTTGTTCTGAACCATATTTATCAACAGCATAATGTAAAAGTGTATATCCATTATCATCAGTTATATCTACACAATAATTAAATACATTAAGCAAGTAATCAGAAACATCAACATCATCAGCTCTTTTAAAATATTCATGAATAAAATAACAATCTTCAACTAATATCTTTTTTGAATTAGTCGAAAGGTAATATAAATATTTTACAATTTCAAGTTCTACTTTATAATATCCTTTTAAATATGATGATATAATACCTCTGGATGATGGAAATGAATATCCCATAGAAATAAATAAATCTATAGATGATATAGTAACATTATTACAATACATAAGATAATAGTGAAGAGTTGTATAATTATCATTGTTTATAGTATTAATATCTCCTCCATTATATATTATTTCTTTTACAATATTTTCATCCATTTTAGAGCAATTTATTAAATATGTCATGATAGGTGTATCACCACCACTATCTTTATAATTAATTCCTGATCTGGCCAATGGCTTTATACATTCAACTCCGTTTTTAGGTCTAGAAAGATATAGGTGTAGAAGCGATCCAAAAACTTCTTCCTCTTCATCAGAAATAGGTGAGAGTAGCATAGTTGTTATTTCATTTTTTATGAAAAGATTTTTTACATAGTATTGTAATGGTGTATATCCAAAAATATTTTTTACATTGGGGTTAGCTCCATTTTTAATTAACAATTTAACTGTTTCTAAAGTAATTTGGTTATAACAACAATTAACATAACAATGAAGTGGAGTATTTAAATTAATATTTGCAGCTGAAAGATCACAACCAGATTCAACTATAATTTTAACAATTTTATCAGAAATTTTTATTCTATAAGGATTAAAATATTTATGAAGTATAGTATCTCCATTGTTTAATACATAGTTTGTTTTAATACCCACATCAATTAATAGTTTTACTATATTATATTCCACTTCATGATCTTGACGTTTAATAGATAGATAATAATCTAAGTAATTATACACCCCATCAATATAGTCATTATTGTTTATGTACTTTGAAAATTTTGTAAGTTCATTATAGTCATTGTGGTTTAATGCCTCCAATACAGAAATTGTAATTGGTGTCATTATAGTTTTTAAACACACAATTATCAATATTTCTCATTTTATGTTTCAATTTATAAAAAAATATTTATTGTATTATAAACGAAGTGTCTTTTATTTTTTTACAAAAAAGAAACCTATATTTTAATTATTATTATTATTATATTTTAATAAAACAAGCAATATAGGATATGAATAATACAATATAATGGATAATACTGTTAAGGATACAAACATACAACATTTACAACACATCTTTAAATTGGAATGTTTAAATAATATTTACTTACGTTAAAATGTATATAATTATAATCTTCAAAATTTACCTCGTATGTTAGTATATAAATAGAAAAATTTTACGATCATCCCTAATGATATTTAATAACTTACTCAAAACTTATAATCATTATTTGTTTTAGGAATTCATTTTTTGACCGGACCATGTCGAATAAAAATATACAGTTTTATTGTTTTATTTTTGTTTTCCTGTATTTAGAATCATATTAATTGACAAATATGTGTGTAAATTGTACCAATAGTTTATAGTATCAATTTATTATCATCATTAGATAGAAGTATTATTTAGTAATTTAATGTCTTTATTGTAATCAGTATCATTATCATTTAATACTACAGTAATAGTAAGAGTTTTTTTAACCCCTGTTGTTTTTCCTATACATTCATATGTTGTACCAATATCAGATTGTGATACGTTTACAAAATATAACATCATAGTATTTGGACTTACAGACCAAGAAACTACATCATACGCGAATTCAACATAACTACCATTAAATCCATAATGCCAACTTACAAAAGGTACTTCCCATTTTGATTTTCCAACAACTGTACATGTGGTATTAGCTGGTTCTCCTATCTTTACTTTTAAAATGGGATAATCTGTTACTGTAATATCAAAATTATGATCCTGTCGCGGGTATACTGTATAGTCGATACAGTGACTTGCTTCAATGTCATTTTTTCCTTGTCGAGTATTTTTATAATACTTCTTACAGATGTATCTACCGCTGTCATCAAGTGTTAAATTATTAATAATCAACACATCTTTATCTATTGAATATTTGCCACTACCATAATGAATCAATTGCTCATTCTTATACCACTCAGTTTTATAATATCCACGTGGTGAGTAATACTTTAATTTGCCTATATTACCATATGTATACAATTCTTGACTCATTTCATAACAACGTTGATTAGTAAATTTCGTATCTATTGTAACCAATGATTGTAAACATTTATCATCAGTGTGTACTGTACATATATATGCACGGTATGACTTACGTCTTGACAATTTGGGAATCCATAGTTTGTTTTCCTTGATATTATGTTTTGATACATGTCGCATATCTGATGTTCTTTGCCACTCAATAGTATAATTTTTAAAGTAATAGTAGCGAATTGCAGGACATGGTATACTTACAGGATTTCCAAATTTACTAAATACAGGCAAATTTTTTCCTCTATAATTACATGAAGTATTGAGCAATTTTTTATAGTGATTTGGTAACTCATCTAGTTGTAAATTATAATATTCATCTAATGATATATAATCATTTTTATCTATCAATGGTGGTTTGGTTGTAGGAACAACAACATCGATTGATTGTGTGTGATTATCATCGAGGGGTGGTGGTTCTGGTGTAGGTACAAATTCATGAGCATATGATAAAGTTAGAAGTGTAAAAAATATAATTATGTTCATTGTTAAGGATATTTTAATAAAAATAGTGTTATTTATTCAATATTATAGTAATTAGTCATCTGTTCGGTAATACTATCAATATATAATGTATCAGATATGATTATTTAATTGTATTTAGTATTATCGTTACTAGTTCATTTAATGTAGTTTTCTTACCAATATTCCAATTAATAGTAAGAATTCTAATGTTATTTTTTTAAATTGATTTTGTGTATCATTAGTTTAAAATCCGTTCATCAATATCAATTTAAGAGCATGTACTAGTACTGTATTATCTTTAGGAAATCAAATATGATATTTTTTATTATTTTAACAATACAAATCGTTAAGACATAAATGAGTATTATTTTATATCATTTTTATAATATCATTGATAAATTAATATTTGTTAAAAAAAATAATATTATTCAAATTTTTCGTGTTCCGGAAGAAACTCCTCCATTGACTCCTCCATTAACTCCACTTTTTACACCACCACCTCCAAGGGATGTATATGTTTTAGATCCTTTAACAGTGCCATCATGCCCATGAATAAATACACTCCACATACCACCACTGCTACCCCCTTTAGATGACATATTTATTAATAGAAGTATATTTTACAACTAACTACACTATTATATTATATATTATCAAAATATATTTATATAATAATTAACTACCACACTAGTATTGGTATTATAATTTCTATTTTATTGGAAACGCATAAGAAAAAATAATATATCTAATTTCTAAGGGTAATTTTGATAAACGATTATTATCTACAGATACATTATCTATCAGGTTATCGACATCTTCAGATTTTTTAATTAACTTATTTGCATTATTTATTATTTCATTATAAAATCTATATTGTTTTTTAGACCATTCTGTAAATACAGGATGTTTTATATATCTTTTTTTCATATTGTTTTGTGTACACATTAATTCAAAAATGTTAGTGTTGTGTATTTTGCTTTGAATCATATCATCTATTTCTTTTTTGCAGTCTGTTATATATTCTATATACAATGGATACTTATTACATACATACATATAATCAACCAACATAAAGTATTTAATACATGTTTTAACTATAGATTCATTATGTTTATATATTATCATCTTTTCGTCTAAATATTCTATTGTTTTCTTTATACACTCAATAGTAGGTATTTTAGCCAAAATAATTTCTAGTATCTTAATATATAATTCAGATATTTTAGGTTTACATTGACATGCCATAATAATACAACTGCTGATACATGTACATCCATGGGCCGTTACTACGTTAATATCTGCATCATTATCTAATAACACCTCTACTAGATCAAGATTATGTGAATTAATACAATGAACCAGAATACTTGTTCCATACTTGTCTTTTTTATTTATATCACCTATATACGGAATACAAAGTTTTAATATTTTAAATGTATCTTCTTCATACCATACATTGTTAGAAAATAATGGCATTATATTCAATGTATCATCAGTGTTTACATCTATGCCATTCTTTAGAATAAATTCTACAACCTTAGGATCATTATTACCAAACTTTAGAAAATATGCATTTAAATGATTAACTCTATACAATATAGCTCCTTCTTCCATCATACATTTGATAACATTTATATATACTTTATGTTTGGATAAATATTCAACCATTAGACTTTGAATAGAATATTTGTATATTTTAAGAAGTGTAGTTATTATATAATTATTATGCAACATATTAAACAATTCTAAAATAGTATCATTATAGCAATCACAGTCATCCAATAATCTATTAACTATGTAATTATCTATTTTTGTATATTTATTCCTATACTGTTTGTGTAAATAGTTATATAAAATATTAATACGTTCATTGTTATGATAATTGCTATCAAGTAATACATCGAATATTTCACGTTTGATGTTGTGTTTACCACCAACATAATAATAAAGTACTGTATGTGATCTATAGGTATAATAAAGTATTTCTTTTTCGTACTCTACCATATACTTTATCACATCTAATGATAATTCAAATCCTGTTAGTGGTCTAGTAACGATATAATAATAAAGAATAGTCTTACCAATTTTATCATCCTCATTAGTAACATAGTCATAATACCAATCATCAGACCAATCATAATAATTGACATTGTTAATATTTTCTAATGATATCTTATATCCGTATTTTATATCACTACAAATAGGTATTCCATTATCCAAGAATAGTTTAAATACCTCTATATTAGGATGTAATACTGTTGCATATTTCTCTAGTATATTCATATTATTTTTATGACCGTCTATCTTTAGACCTTTTGAGATTAATAATTTTAATAGTCCTATATCTACATTATCAGACATCACATATTCGAATATATCAAAATCGTTGATATTTTTATACTCTACCGATTCTAATAATAGAATTACCACATCTGTTTTTATATTAATATTTTTCTTACTGACATATACTCTTAAAGGAGTTTTACACTTGTACTCATATAATGGATTTGCACCATACTCTATTAATGATCTTACACTACAGGAATTTATATTAAAATTTTTACATTTTTCATATAGTATCTTGTTATAGTTTCTATTTGTAATACAGGCATCTGAATATGTAAACGATGTCATAATGTTTGACCGGTTTTGCACACGATCTCGTTATATTTAACTATCCAATTTCACTTATACATATGTATGGTTTAACTGTATCATTTGATAATCTGATACATATTATACAATACACAGTAATAATATTTATAAAAACTCATCTTATTTATTATATTCATAATCTACTAATCTAATCTATATGTACGCATATATACATAGGGGAACTCTCTTCTTTTATAATAAGGAATATATTACATGGAAAAAAACTTTTCTTAACTTTGGAATTATACTCCTTGTGTCTTAAGTAATGGACATTCTATATACGGATATCCATAATTGTACTTTTCAACATCATATTTTTTCGAAATTAGATTTAGTTTAATATTGGGATAATATTTCTTAAACATTTCAGTATTGTTGCCGCTAGAGCTAACCAATACAGTTGTTATTCTTCTGTTAAGATATATATCAGCCTCGTATATTACACAATACATTGATTCGCTAACTTTATTAAGTGGCAAATCATCACCATTAACAGTTGCTGTTATTTCTTTAATATGTGTAACTTCAGACCAAACCGGTCGTATAATAAACCTGAAATTTAGTTTTGAAGTATACTTTGATATAATCCGTATCTTACATCCATAATTATCTCCTTTGCATAATTCTAGTTGTCTCAATGCAATACAATTATCTATTATGATTTCAAATTCATGTGTTATACCCATTTTTGATCGTATATATTCTATATTAAAATTTCATTTTTATATATTAGGATGCAATAGTTTTATTATCATAAGTTTATGATTGTCATATAGTACAATAAAATAATCCAACAATTTTATATACTTGTTAAGTTATCCATAAAATCATAACTAATGTTGTCAATGTAGCAACATTCTTCGATGAAGAGCTATATTAACATGATTCCATATCATCGAATACATTCTATTAAAATAACTATTTATTGCATCACATTTGATATGTGACTAGTCACCTCCTTTGTTAATATCGGTTATAATATATAATAACCCATTCTTCCATAAACTATAAGTTGTAAAGATATTATAAAGTTATTAAATGTATTATTTAGTTTTTACTACTAGCTAATTAGCCAATCTATATTATATCCATAGTATTTTACCGCATCTATTTTAAACGTTTACATTGATTAAGTACGCAATATATTGTCTACATTCATCACTCATACTTAACAAACACATACAGCCAGTATAACTTAAACTAATAAAATAGTTCAAGGTATTAACTTAAATGGTTATTTGTATTGATAATTTATAATTATTATTTTATTAATTAAAAATAATAAGTAACCTAATAAAAACAATTGAACTGTTAAATTTTTAAATATGAGATTTACATTAGATTAAGATAATATTTTGTTACCTTGAAAGTAAATATTGTACATGGATCTGTATCTCCTACTAATACATAATAGTCAAACTTACCATTTTTGTACTTTGTTGTAACAGTCATCAATTTAGAGAGAAAATCATAATCATCATCTGTTTTAGGAACCCATGTATCATAGCATTTTTCTAATTTATCATTATCCCAAGCTATGTTTCTACCATCTTCATTATGTAGGGTGAATAATTCTTCCGACTCTGGTATTTCAAATATATAATCCATGCACAAATCTGTAAACGTATTGTAAATACTATTTTTTTTAAACCTAATATAAAAGTCATTTACAATCAAACATTTTCCTGCTCTGTCAACTAGTACACATACGGTTTCCAAATCTATAAGATGATGAGGATTCATAGTTATAACACAGAAACATAGATTATTTCCTTTTTTATCAGTACCAATATCTACATACTTTCTATCACCATACTGAATTCTACATATCGATGGTTTATAAGTTATAGATACAGAACACACAACTACCTTGTACCCATGATTTATATTCTCAAACTTAAAGTTAAGATTTTTAGAAAACATAATATCCTCTGATGATGTTATAGTTGTTTCATAAGATGGATATATTTTAGTTTTCACAGACGTTGAGTTATCCAAACAAATAACTAAACAATATTCCAAATCATTATTTATTATTCTTCTATCAGGAATATATTCATTAATGTTATTATATTTGCTATATTTTATAAAAGATATAGAATTACTAACTTCTATGTTTTGTACATTTTTAAACTGGTTATACAATACCTCACTAATGCATCTAGATATATCTATTGTTTCAGTAGATGATATAGATACATTTGAATTGATAGGATTCCACTTTATAACTTTTGAAATATTACGCAATTCATTTCTAATAATATCAAATTTACTACGATTAAATATTTTAACAGAATCCATTATATAACCACCAATGGTTATAACACATTAAATAAAAATCAGTGTATATTTTTTATGTTTTAATCTTTCACGCGTACACATGTTGGAAGTTCTGGCTTCCATGTATTGTCTGATGAACAAGTGGATGAATAGGAACCAGATAAAGTATACCCATCCTTGCATGTAAAATATACACGATCATTTAACGAATATGATCTTTTAAATACACTAGTTACATATGCGTTCTGTACTGTAGGATATGGACACTTAACTTTCATACATGTTGGTGTATCTGTCCATTGGCCATTGTTGCATACAATACCTGTAGTACCAATCAGTGAATATCCACTATTGCAACTATATGTTAATACAGTACCATCTGTATAGACATCATCATATCCACTATGGTGTCCATTAGTTACTTCTGGTGGAGATCCACATTTAATAGATTCACAAATAGGTGCATCATGACTCCAAACCATTGATCCATCATATCCCAGTTCACAATATGATGTAGATTCACCAATTAATGAGTATCCTCTATTACAAGAATATACTATACTAGAACCAAATTCAACCCCATTAATATCAACTTGTCCATTATCGATATCTCGCGGAGTAGAACATCTTCTTTTAACACATTGATTGTTTAGTTTCCAGCCATTACCCGTACATTTAGCATAGATTGATCCTGGTCGTTGTTTCCTATATCCGAGTAAACACTCATATCCTACGCTATCTCCTACATTATATTGTGATTTCAATTCTTGTTTAAACTTCATGTTAACGGGGCTAGTTGGAACATTGCAACATGATAATACATATATGATCTTCAATAATGTAATTAATACCACACCAGACACATTCATATTTATTTATATGAAAATACCATTCGCTATATAGAAAAATGATAGATCATAATAATTTCTTTTTTTAAGTTATTAAAACAATTATATGTATGTATCATGTGTAACTTTACATTTAGTACTTTATCCATACAATACATCAAGAATAGAGAATATAATGTTTGGTTTAGGTTTTGTTTTTCTTATATATTTAGTACACCTTCCATTATAATACGATTATTCTTATAACTGTCAAAGAATATAATTACCAATATATACTATATTTACATATTTTTATAAAAATAAATAACTACCAATAATGTTGAAAATGTTTAGATTCTATATAACCAATGAAATGTTTGATATCGCTATATGAAACATTATCATATAAAACATAACTATATACTGGATTGTATCTGTTCAATATAGATACAAAACCAATAACTCGTTTAATATATTCTATAGTATCAACTTTAAACGTATCGTTTATAGTTCTTTTATTTTTTTTGAACAGATAGATATATGGATTATTTTCATTAGGTCTTTTGCGTAGTTGATATAATATAGCATTTATATATCCACCATAATGATCAATTGCCAATTGTTCGTATGTCATAAATTCTTTAATTATTTTACATGTGTTATTATTTATATCATCTTTTTTCATTGTTAGAAATCTATCTAATATGGTAATTATATTAAAACTATAACTATGTGGTCTATATACTTGTGAATATAGTACATTATTTGATTCCATATTATACATTGTAAAAAATAATGATGGTACAATATTTACCTATTATTTTTTATGTTATTTTGTTGAAAAATCATTATTTAATATTTCATATGTTATTCCCTAATGTATATGCATTAAAATATTTATATTTTTTTACAAAAGTCTGGATCTATAACTATAAAGTAAAGGAATAATAAGATTTATCGAGATTATCTTTTTATACTACTTTCATAGTAAAATATATTTGTTTCTGAAGTGTATGATGTAGAATTAACTTTGATAAAATTACTATTATTATATATTACTCATACAAGTCCGTCCATTGATTATGGAATCCACACGAAAAAATGATTGATTAACAAGATAATACTCAATAGAATATATAACATAGCACTTAACAATTTTACAAATACTTTTACAGAGATTTTAAAATCGATATAATAAAATTCTTTTCACTTATTTTTGACAGTTTATAAAAATAACGTCTCCATCATCATTCTTTTGATTTGGGTAATAGACCTGTGAATAAGTTCTTTAATATATTGTTAATATATCCCGTTTATTCCACAATATAGATGATATATGATATTTTACATATGATTCTACATTCAACATATTTCTAAATATATCAAAATATTTTATTTGTAGCTTTGGTATGTACAACATGATTATAATATTCTACAGATACAATTTTGTATACGGTATTATAAAAATTTATAATTCTATATCATCTATAACACATGTCATAACTCACTTCTTTTATAACTAGGAAGCACTGATTTAATTCATCTTTAAACGTTAAACCATAACTTCCCTGTCCATCATAATTATGATTTTTATAAAGATATTTATCTGACGGATATTTGAAATTGTGATTGATGGTAATAGGATCCATTTGTAAATTAACACATGTTACACATGATCCATTAATTGTTATATCACACGATGATCCATGATGCATTGATTCAGGAAGACTGCCATTGAACTTAGTAGTACCACAATTCATTTCCATACACGTTATAGTTAGACTAATATTATGCTGTTTATTATCTAGACGCTGACTAGTAAACAATAGAACAGATAATTTATTATCTTTACCTACTCCCTCAGCTGCTGCTACAAATCTTTGGTCAGTGTCGGTAAGTGTCATATTTATCACTAGCCCATATCCACTCAACACTATATTGGCGTTTCTATCAACATAACCTTCAGTAATACGACACTCTCCAACAATTGTCTTAATGTTATAATTTACACCAATAGTAAGTTCTGTAGCAAAATACCAATAACGATAATTATTATCCGATCGTGTAGGACATTGCATATCTTGATAGTCTGATGAGTAACATAGTGATATAACACAAAATAGTAAATATATTATACTAAACATAATTTATATACATCTAACTTATTAATAAAAGTATTCTATCAATTTTACAAAAATTAATGATTATGAGTAACGTCTATATATCCTTTTGTATAATCAACTTTAACTACTCTAACTTTTACAGTTTTACCAATTAGTTTATCTCTATATTTAAAGTATTTTTGTGCATTCATTTTAACACTTTCCTCCAAAATAGCAACTATGTCTGTATTTATTAGTTTTATATATAGAGCATAGTTATGCTCGTATATTTCACCAGTTACTATATCTCCCACATTGGGTAACGCATAACAAAATGCTAGCATCTTGAATGAGCTCAAGAATTTAGCATAAATTTTATGTTTATTTAATTTGTGTTGACGATACCTAACCCATTATCTGGAATAATATTAATCTATATCAAATAAATTTTCTTTTTTAATACCTTTTGTTTATATCAATATATCTTATGTCCACGTCAAATATTTTCATATGTTATATAATAATATAATACTTTACTTATAGGTTGTAAACAATATTTAAATATTTTTCATGTATTGTTATAATATCTATATCATTTAAGTTTATGAATATTTATACATATATTAATAAATAACATTTTTTCTACAAAATCTTTAAATATTTTAATAATAACTTCTGTTTTTTATATTACATGTTTTAACATAATTACAAATGGATTTTAAAATATATAATCGGCATCCATCTTATAAACAAATTTATGATATTTAATTTTTTTTACTTTTTGATTAAATAAAAGTGCAGTTTCTAGTATATATATAATTAGAAGTAATATTTTTTTTGTTAATGTATTTAAATATACAAATTTTATTTTAGCTTTCTTAACACATGATCCATATATAGTAAAAAAATTTTTAATTTTGTTGTTAGTGTAATTTGTATTAGTATTATCACAATAATAAAGATAATCTCCATATATATTAAATATTGATTCACATGTCAATTCTATAGAATAACTTCCTCTATAACTAAATCTATTACCTATATCTGTGTAAAATGTAGCAATGCCGGTATTGTTTATTACATTGTAATCTGTATATATAAATCTTTGTTTTGATCGTTTTGTTAATTCTATTGTAAAATCTTGAGTAATTATTTTATAGATGTTTAAATTAGTATAATTTTTAATATTATAATCTGAATTATTTACGTCATTAATTTCAATTGTAATATTAACACTATTATAATTAAAAGAATAAATAGTTGATACATATAAAATAAAAATTATTATTAGTTTTAAACTATTCATTGTATTAATTGATTGATTCTATTATATTATTAATATCTGTATTATTAAGATATAATGAAACCAAAAACCATGAGTTGTAATCTAAATAACCAATAGTATTATACAACTTTTCAGATACTATATATATAGAATTTAAATATTCTTTACTTTCATTAATAAAATTATATACATACGATTGATATTTTGGAAATATCTCACTTAATACTTTTCCATTTGTTATTTTTAATATATATATAGATTTATTATATTTATTTTTATTTTTAGTATATTTTTCTAAAATATTTAATTCTTTCATACATTTATTTTTTATCACTTTCATATATTCATTAGAATCAATTATTTTGTCAAAATCATTACTAATATTTGTTTTATTATTTAATGTTAATTTATAATATAGATGTTTTGTTATAATAAATTCACTAAACTGAATATCGTTTTCAAGAATTTTTTTTACAAAATCTTTATATATATTAAATTCATAATTCATTAAAATTTTTATTGCTTCTATATTATTATATTCTTTTGCTATTGTTAGTAATAAAATTTCCAAATACAAATTTTTTTTTATCATATTTTCCAGTAAAATTGTTAGACATTTATTATGATTATAAATTATAGCCATGTTAATATCATCAATTAATATATTTTTTATTACATTGAGTGATAATAAATAACTTAAAATATTATAACTATTATACTTTATAGATAATGTTATTAACTCAGATATATTTAACATTGATTTATTTTTTAGTATATTATCATTATTCATTATTACTTTAAAACATTCAACATAGTCATTAATTAAACAATAGTCAAGTGGTGATTTTTCTGTAAAGTCTTTTTCGTATATTGAGAAATTATATGCCAACAATAAGATTACTAATTTTATATTATTATTAATTACAGATTCATGAAGAGGTCCATATCCACCAATATTATTTGTGTTTTCTACTGCTCCATTTTCCAATAATATCTTAACTGTATTAAAATTATTACCCTTAGCTGCATATATTAAAGATTTGAGACCACAACCATCCTTTTTTATATTTTTTGAACGTAAAAAAGATTTTAGAGTTTTTTTACTCCATGATGAAATATTTGTAATGTCCATCATAAAATGAACATATACAAACTCGAGAATTATTACATTTTAATTTCAATTTGGTTCGTTTACAATACCAGAAAAATACACAGCATTATTTGATTTATTTATAATTAGAAATAGAAACGGTCTATCAAAAATAATCATTTCATACACACTCTTAAGAATAGCATCGATATATGTTACAGCTGATGCTTCTGTACCCGTTTCATCAATAATAATTTTTGTTCTTTGTAATGCTTTATTTATGAAAATTTTATCATCCGTCATAGGTTTAAAATTAGCTTTATCAGAATCAAAAATATCATATATTCCTACTTTATTAAACAAATTTTTAAAATTTATTTCATATTCATATTTAAATTTCGGAATAATAATATTATAAAAATCCTTTTTCATATGTTTATTCCAAAAATTAATAAGATTAACACTTAGATATTTAGAAATAGTATAAATACTACACTTTTTATCATTAGGAATAACCATATACATTGAAATATTTTTATCTTTGTATGGTAGTTCAATAACAGTATATTCAAATTTTTCTATTGATGGTACTTTAAATTTTCCTACATTAATATTATTAAAATTTTTTCGCATCATTTGAACTGTAACATCTTGACCATTTTCTTTATGAAAAATTCCTCTAAATGTATTGTTTGGATTAAATTTATCCTTCCATTCAGATTTAAAATACATAGTATTCAACAACATCATTTTTGTTAAATGATTAATACTATCGGTATCTATTATATTCATAATATTTTTATTAGTTTTATCTTCAATATATTTGTTAATTAGTACTATATCATTTGGTTTGATAAAATCAACAATTTTTAAAGTTGATTTAAATTTATTAAAAAATTTTTTACTAATATCATTATTTATGTAAATTGATTTATCCACAAAAATATCATTAAAGATATATTTACTATTAATTATATTCTTATCATTATCATGATCAATATCATAATTCATGGAAGTAACTAGCTCATTTCTAGTATTTTCACTAGTTAATAGTTGTAACATTGATGTAGCCATTGATACACCAAATGGTGAGAAAATAACATTTTTATTGACTGCATCATTAATAATATTTTTAAACAGTTTTAAACCAAAGTTTGTATATTTGTCATTTATACAATACGTAGATGAATATAACAGCGAAAATATAATAATATATTTAACCATTGCAGTAATTTATCTAATAAAAATTTATAACTTATATTTATATATTTATATTTTTTATAAATATCATGTTATTCTATATGCCTCACATCTGCCTCCAATAAAGTCATTAATACATTTACATAGAATCATCGTAGTATTTTTGTGTGTTAGTAATTTTGATGTTTGATAACATTTTCCATCATTTAGACAATAGTCATTATATGTCTCATTACATTTTTTAAGAATAAACGAATAATTTTCATGAATTACCAATGAAATAATAATTAGTAGTGTACTTGATAAACCCATTCTTTAATATATTCAACAATAATATACAATATAATTCCAAAAAATAAACCAAATATATATGGAAATCTATCGAATAGATTCTTAATGTTGTTTTTAATATTGGTCATTATTTTAATGTTTTTTTTAGTATAAAATATACTATAAAAGATATACAGCAAAATTTAACAATTGTACCAAAGTATCTACTAGTACTATTTACGTTTTTTTTTTACATAATTTATAATTTCAATTTTGTTTTCTGATATTTTTTTTAACGTATCAATATTGATAATATCCGATGGGCAGATGTTATATATATTAGGATATTTTGAACACAATAGAATAAATGACAATACTGAAAATTTTATTCCAATTGTTCCAGAATTTAATAGATTATCTAATTCTTTACGCAAAAATTCATTATTATTATCATAGTATTGAATATTGTTCAAATTTTTTTTTATATCATTAAACATAAAACTATAATCTGATAGTATAGTATTACATGTACTATCTAACATATTCAGTATATCATTTTCGTTATCGTTCAAATTAATAAGTTCATATTTATTAATTTTTTCACAATTATTTTGTATTTTTTTAGTAATTATATATTGCATTGACATACGTCTAATATACATATGTAGAACCTTGTACATATCAATATTATCCTCCATGATATATTTATCTAGTATAAGTAGCTTTTAAGTTTTTTTATATTTATTTACCAGAAGAACCAAAACCTTTGTTTCCTCTTTCTGTAAAATTAATATTATCACATTGAAGAATGTCAATATCGAAATATTTTTCAAAAATTATCTGCGCAACTCTTTCACCCTTTGAAATATAAAATGTTGATTCTCCATTATTAATTACGATAATACCAATATTACCTCTGTAATCCCTATCTATAACACCTCCACCTATATCAATGTATTTATTCAAAGACAAACCTGATCTTGCAGCTATCCTACCATAACATCCTTCTGGTATATCAAACATAATATCTGTTTTCACTAGTATTCTTTTTAGTGGGCTTATTTCATAATCGTATGCACTATAAAGATCAAACCCAGCTGAACCAGGAGTTGATTTTGTAGGAATATATCCATTATTAGATAACAAAACACATTTAACTGATTCCATTGTTATATTTATAAAAAAAAAATTTTTTTATCATTTTTTAGAAAATCCAATTATATCATCTATATCTATATTACAAATAATAGACCACTCTTTTGTTATATCATCATAGATCTCAATTTCATCAATATATTTACCATTAATATAACCACCTATTACAGTAATAGTATCATCAATAATTATAAGAGATGGATTCATTCGTGTAATATTAGTGGATTTTTGAATATACCATTTATTTATTTTTATACTATAAACCTGAATGATACTCTTATATTTGCCATCTACAAGAGATAACCCACCAATTAGATATATACTATCATTAAATAATATTGCAGATGTAGATGTTTGTGGATAGATTGATTGGGGTCCGCTTGTCCATGTATTAGTGCCAATATCATATATTTCCATAGATGTATCCTTATCATTATTTCCACCATAAACATATATAAATTCTGATGTATATACAACAGAGGAAGAAAATCTCGGAAGTGTTAATGGTTCTTCAACCTTCCAATTACTATCACCAATTTTCAAACTTTCAACATCTCTCATTGGTATACCATCAATTACTCCACCAATTACAAATAATCTTTCATTACTAAAAACAACAGCTGGATTATTTCTTTTTATAATCATGTTTGGAATAGTAAATTCGGTGAATGTATTCATATTGAAAGCTAATACTTTATTAGATATATCATCATTTTCAAAATTATCACCACCAACTAAATATAAAATATTTTTATCATCAAAATAAATTGTTGAATTTTTTCTTATTTTATTTAAAATAAAATCAATATCAGAATCACTATTAACATCAATAACATTATCTATAACATTAATATTATTCTTTTTAGTTTTTGGAAGCATCTTATAACAATATGATTTTCTTTCATGGTTATTATTTTTACTAAATACTACATTACAAGTATTATTATTTCTTATATATCTTCCAATCCACGACATCATTTTTCTATAATATTTCTTTGATAAGAATTCTTTACGGATACCAATTTGAATTAAATCAAAACAATATTTACTTGATGTATTATGTCTATTCCACCTGAATAAGAATTGTAACAAATCATCTTCACGAGCAATATTTAAATCATCAGAATATATAAATGTTTTTAATTCATTAAAGGTTAGATTTACTGCAACATCATATTCTAGTAATTTATTAAAATTTTCCTTAATAAAGCTCAATGATGAATTATAAATTTTATACGATTTGATATTTTTTCCATGTCTCATATAATCAATACACGTTTCAAGTTTTATCATTTCAGTTATATATGATATAGTTGCCATATTAATGAAATTAATGTTTAACTTATTTGATAGATCATTTAATCCAATTACATTTTTATCATTGATAAAGAGTCTACCATCATTAATATATCCAATAAAAGAATCAAATACATTTTGTTCATATTTATTTAATTTAGAATCATTTAATTCGGATTCATTTATACCTATTGTTACTAATTTTAAACCAATTGCATTAACTCTATATGTACTGTCTTTTATTTTTAAATACATTATTGTATCACAATTAGAATTATTAATTCCTTTAATAAGATTATTGTCTAAATATAGTTTATAATTTAAGGTATCCATTGTAATGGTTTACCAACAAATAAAAATATTATTTTTCCTTCATTTTTTAAAAATCTTCATCTAACGTAAATTTTATTTCCTTATTACTATTCATAACTCCCATTTTTTGATATTCTCCAACTCGTCTTTCGAAAAAATTTGTCTTTCCTTCTAGTGATATATTTTCCATAAAATCAAATGGATTAGATGTATTATATATAGTACTACATGATAATTCCTTCAGAAGCCTATCCGCAACAAATTCTATGTATTTACACATTAGTTCATAGTTTATACCAATTAGTTTTACTGGAATTGCATCTTGAAGAAATAGTTTTTCTATTATTACAGCATCTTTAACTATATTAACAATAACTTCTTCAGTTGGGGGATATTTTAAATATTTAAACAATAAACATGCAAAATCACAATGTAAACCTTCATCTCTACTTATCAATTCATTAGAAAAGGTTAATCCTGGCATTAAACCTCTTTTTTTAATCCAAAATATTGCTGCAAAAGATCCAGAAAAGAAAATACCTTCAACTGCTGCAAATGCTACAAGACGTGTACCGAAAGTTGAACTATAATCAGAAATCCATTTTTTTGTCCAATCTGCCTTTAATTTAACACATTCAATTGTTTCAATTGCTTTTAAGAGAAAGTTTTTTTCTTCACTATCTGTTATATAAGTATCAATTAGTAAACTATACATTTCAGAGTGAATATTTTCAATAGCTATCTGAAAACCATAAAAACACCTAGCTTCAGATAATTGAACATCGTTAAAAAACCTCTTAGCTAAGTTTTCATTAACTATCCCATCACTAGCTGCAAAGAAAGCAAGAACATATTTTATAAAATGTCTTTCATCATTTGATAATTTTTTCCAATCATTAATATCTTTTGATAAATCAACTTCATCAACGGTCCAAAAACTTGCCAATGCACGTTTATACATCGTCCAAATATCATTATGTTGTATTGGAAATATTACAAATCTATCAGATGATTCTTTAAGAATATATTCAGTATCCATTTTTAATGAATAATTATTTGTCATTTTTATTCTATATCTATACCTTTCAAAGTTTCATCATTATTGATATGATATATATTATCCAATTTTATGTATTTATTTTTATTAATTACATTGTACATTTTTTCTTTTATTGATTTTATAATTTTTACATCAGAATCTTGTATGAATTTTACAACGTAATATATACCCGCAAGAACTAGAATAATAATTATAGATAGTACAAAACTATAATAGAAAATCATTGAATCATCAATATTCTCGAACATTTTATATATAATAATATTTTTATATTTATCTTTTCATTATTATAGTATTGTATTTATAATATATAATACGTATTAATATATAATAAAAAATAACTAATATTATTATATTATCATAATTATATAATAAATAATAGTGTTTTAATATATAATAATTATAAAATAAATAATAGTGTTTTAATACTATATTTTATTAGTAGTTTCGCAGCATTGGTAATAAAATACTACATTTTAAGTATCATAGAGTTTATTGTTTCGTATTGTCATTGGATAATTGTTTTTAAGATATATTTCATCTTTTGTTTCAGATGATTGTTTCTTAATATTTAGACAATGTCCATATTTACGTATTTCATCATTAGTTGGTGGATCCTTTACGGTATTACTAGCAATTGAATTTTTATTATTTTTAGGATTATTCATTATATTTAATTAGCAATTATTTATGTACTTAGCTAAGATTTATGTTTCATTTTTATATGAAATTAAACATATAAAAAATTACCATATCTATATCTAAAATTTATCTTTCTTCTCAATAAACAAATTCCTATAACAAAAACAATCATACAGATAGATGTTATTATTATTATCCATATTATTTTTGGCATTTTCAATTTATTATTTATTACATTATCGGGAATATATCTTTTATTCATAGAATTCATAATAGTTTGAATAGCACAATTTGCTTCAGCGGTACCTGAATTAACAACTTGTATCTGAATAGTCTTTCCCTCTGGTGCTATACAATAACCAATATTAAATTTTTGAATATCTATTATATTTTCTATATCTGCTGACGCAGTACATTTTCTTTCCAAGTTAGAAATATAATTATGGTCATTGTTATTATTTAAATCTATTCCTATTTCATCCGCTAATTCAATTTTATCTTTTTCTGGCAGTGTACTAACTATATCATTAAATGTTCTAACGAGTAACATAAAATTTAATTTTTTATTACTTATACATATGTTTACAATATTTATTTTACATCTTTGTAATATACCACTAACCTCACCTATATGGATAGCACATGTTGTATTTACCGGAATAGAGTATAGTGATAAATTTTTTAAATACATATCAATAAATAAATTATATAATGTATTAATTTGCATTTTCTTCTCCATTTATCCAAAATGAGAAAATGTTTTTTGTAACAAATTTTTCTAAAAAAGAAATTGGATGTAGCATAGAAACATTTAATCTAAATTTATTACATATATTCTTATTACAACACATTATAAATTCATCTAATGCATCACTAAATTCTTTGTCACTTTCTATTTCTGGAAACGTTTTAAAAATAGTATGAATAAAAAAATGAAAATCATAATACCAATTATGTTCAACTTTTAAACTATTTTTTATTTTTTTATTTGTGATATTAGATACTTGTGAAAAATCAAAATCATTTAAACAAGCTTTTATTGGTTCGTTAAATACATATACTGTATTTTTAAACTTTATTGTTAACTTCCTATCAGAATCAAAAATCAATATATTATCCGGTTTTAAATCAACATGTAAAAAATTACCACAACATGGCATTTCATAAATTTTTATATATAATAAAGCAATTTGCAAAAATACAAATTTAACATATTGTACAATTGATGTAAATCCTAATTCTTTAGCTTTTCTTTCATCAACTTTATCAGATGAATATTTTGCCAACGAAAAAATTATTACATTACCTCTATCATATAAATAATTTGATCTTTTTTCATGTTCGAAAAAATGAAACATATGTGTAAAATGATTTATTACATTAATATTGCTTTGAATTATTATTGGATAAAAATAAGATATTAATTTAATAAATTTTATGTTATTTTTTTTTTCATTAAAGGATTTTAAAAAATATTTATTAGAAAAATTATTTATATTAAGTTTATTACCGTCCATAATTTGTAATATTAATATTAACATATATAAAACTCGTTTATAAAGATTATATAAAAATGTTAGTTTGTAGTTAAGACCCATTGCTAACGCACATACTATAAATTCCTTTTCATCACCCTTTAAGTTATTATATAGAAATCTTGGTATTGTATATTCTGCGGTTGCCTCAATAGGAGTATATTGTTTATTTTGTTCATAAACAAATTTTACTACATATCTATCTATCTTAAAAACTATACCATATCCACCTGTCGATATATGATAAAAATCATCATTAGATGGATAAAATCTACTATCGTACTGTTGAAAATATGAAGTATTGGTATACTGTGTTTTTATTATGTTATCAAATAAATTAGTATCAAATTTCTTAAAATATTTTATTAATTTCGAATTTGTAGACCAAAATTGATTCATGTCTAATTGAGACATAACATAATCAAAATAAATACCATCACCTAAAGTTGTTGTAACATTATCTATATCATCAATACAATCGTAATTATATTTTTTAATATCGTCACTATATACCCCCATTTATTGTATAAAAAGCGTGTTATTAATATACGTAAAACCAGTATTGGATAATGAACATAAGTTAGTTATTAAATTATTTTTATATTTAAACGATTCTGAAATATTAAGTTTTGATAACATATATTTATTAATAATATTATAATGTTTAATATTATCATCCAATAATTTTCTAACATACAATGAAATATTAAAAAATTCATTCCATTTTTCTTCTATATATTTTTGTTTTTTATTCAAATCATTGTTGAATTTAAATATGTTATTATCATTATCATTATCATAATATAATTCTTTATTTAATTTAAAATTATTTGAAAATATACAATTATCATTTTCAATATTATAACTTTCATTTTTATTATATAATATATATATATGTTTCAATTCATTAATCATACACATTTCTATGTATTCTTTTTCTATGATATCTCTAATTTTTATAGCATCATTAATTGAAAATATTACATTTTTTCGTAAGTTACCAATATCTTTTGCATTTTTTTCAATATCTTCACCTTTCAGAATTTCATTTGATATGAATCCCATTATTTTTAGTTTATTACTAGGAGAAATAATAGTAATAATATAAATGGCATCACCTCCAATATGTGGTAAAAACCTTATACCATTACAAGATCTTGTAATAATATGATCACCTTTTTCAATATCATGTTTTAAAATGGAGTTTCTAATGTAAATACCTGATATACCATCATTTTTTATACATATTATAGATATGAATGATGTTATTTCATCGTAACATATGGTACCTGTAAGAAATCCATTACCATGTGATAACTTAATTATAAACATATCAGATATTTCAAAAAAACCATCATTATCTAACAAAAAATCTACATTGTTTTTCATTCTAATGTTTTTCCATGAATATACATAATTATCATTTATATATTCATCATCATAACCATGTTCATAAACATTAGATGCGATTGTTTTATCATCAATTGATAGTTTACCAATATATATATCGTTATTAAGTATACGGTTTCCAGTTTTATCATTTTTTATGTATTCGTAACTACAATAACGTTTAATTTTACTGTTAACCTTCCCCATTTTTATATATTGTTTCGATTAAAAATTCATTATTATATATTTGTTTATTTGTAAATATTTCAATGTGATTGTATTTTATTACATTACTTCCAATATAATGATTATCAATTTTGCATATCAATGAATGAATTTTACTTCTACAATAACTAGTTAGAAATGCAGTAAATAATAATACATTGCTTGAAATATGTTCTATATTTTTAAATGTAAATAGGCATATTTCATTTGCTAATTTGTCAATATTTACATTTCTTAACTTTATAATATTTGATATTAATTCCTTTTCTATATTAACATACTTATCCCATTTTAATATAAATATTTCCTTAATTTTATATCCACCTATTTCTATAGCTAATTTTATATCTACAGATGTTAGTACTGTATAAAACGATTTTGATGAAATATCTTCTAAATAAAACAATGGTATTTTTAAATCAGATCTTCTTATAGTAACTTTACATAATGCTAAATATATTGAATCTGAACTAATATCTTTAGGATTTACTAAAGTTGGCAACCCAATTGGATATTTACCGGAAACTATTATATTTAATAATGATTTTATCTTATAAACATTGAATTTATATTTATTTTCACAATCAATTGTTTTTATATTTTTATTTTGTATAGAACTATATATAAAATTTTTTAAGTCAAATGTTGCGGGGTTATAAATACTTATATTCATTCTAGATGATATATTATATATTGTTTTTGTTATTAGTATATCTTCTAATGATGTAAACGAAATACAATCCCATGGTCTAAAAATTTTTGAAATAAATAATATATTATTCATAATTGCGGTATATAATACTGATATTGCATTTTTTGACATTTTTTCTAGTGTTTTAATTTTATTCTTTGCTTCCTGTATAGTAATAAAATCATTTGGATATGAAATATCTGTGTTATTATTCCAATAATTGCAATACTCCATTAAATCCATTCCATTAGAAAAGTTAGACATATCACATAATATAATTTTTAAACCATCATCTGATATTATATATATATCATCAATAAATATCCAACCACTATTCTTTGGCCATATTGCCTTTAACAAAGGAAAATCTAATAAAGAACCAAAAAAACTTACAATCCGTATGGTATGTATATTGGACATTATTTCTCTTATCCATTGAATGAATTCCAATATTAATAATGTTGGATTAAAATTAACAAATGTTTTACCAGGACGTGTTGTTATCATATATATAATTGGACCATTATCCGTTAAAATACTATGAATTGTTATTACAAATGTACTTATTAATTTTACAACTGTTGGAATAAATTTATACCAAACAGATTTACATGTAAGAAAGTCTATATTATATGGTAATATATCCATTTCTGGTCTATTATAGTTTTTATTTTTTACCCATATATAATGCTTACCAATATACATTATTGACATTTCATCAATTTTTATATATGAATCATTATCGTCACAACGTTTATAATTTACAAACCTATATTTTTCTAAACCAGATTCACATAACCACTTATTAATATTATATAAGCTAACATTTCCTGTAAATGTAATTTTATCAATAACCGCATTTATTTCAGAATTTACAAATGAAACTTTTTTTAAAATATCAACAAGTGGTGAAATAGATGTTTTTGGAGAATAATATTCATCGGTTTCTTTTTCATCTATGAATAAATTATTTTTATAATATAATTGATTAGTAGGTGATACATATTTTGTTATTCCCAAAATATCTAAATCGTCTATATTGATTAGTGATTCAACATTTTTTAAGTTATTTTTATATATTATAATTCCCTTTCCATAATTAGTTCTGGTTAAAACTATAGAATTCTTATATTCCTTTAATATATCAATAATATTATCCGGTAATTCCTCCATGTTAGTATTTTTAAATGATTTTATAATATTTATCATTATTTTATAATTAAAACTATTTTTTATTTTTAAATTATGTCATAAAAATATTTTTTTTATCATTCCAATCTCTATTAAATATACACAATAGTTCTTGTACCAGATAACTATCAATTGTATTAAAACTAACAAAACCGTGATGTGTATAATGTGTACCGTCAAAATTAGCAGATGTAATATGAGCAAAATTATTATCAACTATCATGAGCTTTGTATTATTTTTTTCATGAAATAGTTTAACTTCAAGATCGTTATTACTACACATCATTTGTAGACTTTTAATAGAACTAATAGAGTATATATCATTTTTATCCCATGAACCAATAAGTAGCCTTACTTTAACACCTCTATTAATTACAGCACTGATAATTTCGTTATAAATATCCGGCCAAAATGTAACTTTATTATCATCTCTAACTACAGGAACCAATGATAACAATTCTATATCAATAGTATTTTTTGCATTCATTATCTTAGATAGTATAACATCGCTATCTAGTGTTCTAGAACAACCCAAAATTCTATCTGGAGAATCTGAAAAGAATACACCACCTATCGGATTATTAATATGATACTTAGTACTTAAAGGAATACATACACCATATGAACACATGTTATACCACCTTTTATCTTTATCAAATGATTTAAAGGTATTAAATCTTTGTTGTAAATCATAGGCAAGTGGTGGGTATTCTGAATAAATACCAAGTGTTTTTATTGTTGAAATAGATCCACCTGTTAAAGATGCATTACCAATATAACATCTAGTATTATCAGATACCCAAAAACTTCCAAGAACAACACCAGGTTTATCGTAACACATTTTCATTTTTATATAATTAACTCCTGCACTTGTTAGATCTTCCTCATCTCTATTATAACTTTGATAATCTACCATAATTGTTACATTAATTCCCTTTTTTACAACATTAATAAGATTGTTCATGATATTTTTACCATATTCACTAGTTTTAAGATTACAAGAAAATGATACAATATTAATATTTTTTTTTGCAGATTTGATAATTTCATTAAAACATTCATAAGTTGACATATGTTGAGATATAATTTCTGAATTTAATGGTATTGTTTCAACTATTTTACATCCCGCACCATTTGGAACCTTTGAAAATAATGACCACATTTAATATAAAAAAATTCTACATATATTTATATTAATTATATAATAGTGGAACTATATCCTTATCACTATGTTTAATATTTCGTTTTTTAATTTTATTAATATAAAATGATACTTCTACTGTTGCGGAAATAATCGCAATAATAGATGATGTAATTGCCAATACAAATATAATAGTAATCATTTTTAGTTTATGTTAAAAACAACAGACCAAAATTTTTTTAATCTTAAACCTATTATGATATATTTATTTATAATTAATGTTGGTATAAATATCATTATTGATATACCATTTTCATTGCCTAAATCATTAACATAATATTTACATATATTTTTTTTCATAGAAGTTTCAATAGATTGTAAAACAAAACTGGGTAACAAATATTGATTTTGTGATTGTTGGAAATGGAACGGTGAATATAACAAATCTAATAGTGTAAAGTTAATATTTCTTATTTTAATTGATTCTCTAACATTTACTAATTTTTTTGAAATATTTCTAATATTGTCAATTTTTATAAAACAACCGTTTCCTAATATGCAGTTATCGGTATAATTTATTTTAGCCTTACCCATATGTTTAAATGGATTAAGTCTTATAATATCGTCTATGTTTAAAACATTCATTATGTTTTATTATAAGACAAATAATAACATTTAAAAGAATCTATGTTTTCATTTTTTGTTACAAATAATAATTAAATAACTAAAGATTTAAAATTATTATTTATTTCATTCATAGATGTATTACTATTTAGTTTTATAATGCAGTTTATTAATTCTTTATATGATAATACATTGTAGAAATTTTTTTGTAACGTAAATAACCTTAACATTTTTTTTACCCATATGTTATCTAAATTAATTACGTACAATAAAGATTTTATTGAATTAAAATTATTTAATACATAGTTTATCAAAAATTTTCTATTTTTTTTAGAGTTTATACACAATAATATATTAAGTATTTTTATTAGTTTTTTTCTAATAATCTTTTTATTTCCCTTTATAACAATATTAAAATGTGGACATATACCGTCAAAGAATAAATTATTTTTAACAAAATATAAATTTATATTAATAAAACGATTATTATTTATTAGTGTATATAATGATGTTATGGATATAGACAAATGATTAACATCATAAAATACTAAAGCGTCTATTTTTTTTAACATTTTTTTAAAATTATTAGATTTTATTTTTTTTTTATCTATATAACCAAAATATTTTATTTTAAACATAATTTTAGCACCTATATTCAGACAATACCATTTGCACCTTTTTATTTGATCAATAATTGATAAATCAAATAAAGAAACTACGGTACAAATTATTATTACTTTCATTTTTATATTAATACAGTAAATTATTTTTATAGTTTTTCACTTATGTTTTTATACTATAAATGACGCAAAATTTTGCACATGCACATACACCATTCTATATTGATACAAAAGAAGGTAAATATCTTGTTCTAAAAGCTATTAAAGTTTGTGATATTAGAAAGGTAGAGTGCAATTCAGGTTCAGCATCATGTGTACTAAAAGTGGATAAACCAACACCTTCATGTGAAAGATCAATGTCTCCATGTGAACGTGCTAGATCACCAACTAGAAGAAATGATGTTGTACCATTTATGAGAACTAATATGCTAGAAGATATCCAAAACAGTAATAGAAATATGGTATCTAGAATTTTGGGCTAATATGATAGAAGATATGATTCTTGTACTATTTATGAGAACTAATATGCTAGAAGATATATAAAACAGTAATATAAATATATCTATATTTTTGGTCTAATGTGTTATTATATCATTTTCAATATCTATAAGACCGTGTTTTCCAGTTTTTTTATCTCTTGGAATTATTTCATAAATATTTTTTTTTTCTATTGATATTATTGAATTAATTAAGTCAGATAAAGCACTTAAATACGTTCCACCTGTTAGAATTTGATACATTAATATGTGAGCACCCATAGATATTTTACTTATATCGTGTATGATACCCTTTGAACTCAAGAGTATTGTATTGGAGAAATATGTATACAATATATTCTTATTTATTAAAAATACAGAATTTGTTACATTTTCAAAATCTACTGCATCATCAATATTTAAATATAAAATATCACTAGAAAGTGAATTTTCATCTAGATATATATATGATTTTTTAAATGGAAAATCATATTTAGAACAATCTACTGTAATTATACGTTTTTCTATATCTATATCGGATGGCATAGGCATATTGTTTTTGTTACCATTTAGAATAATTCCATGTGTTACTCTAACATATTCCAATAATGTTGCTAACCTTATAGATAATTTATCTGGATTTTTTGCAATATCTTCTAATCTATCAATTTGTGAAAACATTTTTAACATTGATAATATTTGAAATGTTGGATCTACAATGTATATATTATCGATTAATATTTTAGGGATAGAAAACATTGTATCCTGTCGTATATTAAAACTATCAATAATATGACTATCATTTTTATCCTTTAATACCATATAGTTTTTTAGGTATGGTATTTTTAATAATACAACATCTGATCCAGTTACAAACTTTATTAAGAATGCAATAGAAATTAAAAATGTTCTAGAATTTGTTTGTAAAATATCAATATCTCCATATTTTACATCAGGATTAAGTAAATGTAATGAGTAAGATCCATAGCATATACATGTTTTGTTATGTCTACGTAAATATTCTTCCATTAGATAATTTACATTATCAACTAATGATGATACGTTATGTCTACCCATTACTTTACTTGTAATAGTAGCTACGTTAATAGATGATATTATATCATCCGCAATCTTTTTTACTGATGATATATTATACTTAATATTGGAAGGGAATATATTAGGTGATTTTGTTGTTAATATACCCAATATATCCGTGTACTTTGTTACCAATACTGTTTGTAATTCTATTATTGTATAAAGCTTTCCTATTGTAAATACCCTTTCCTGTTTTGAAAAATATTTCAATATTGAAGCTTTTATCTCTGATGGATTTGTATCTATATTTGAAAAAAACTTTTTTTTATTTTTCTTTATTAAAGATATAAAAATATCTTTATTAAATAAAATTATTTTTTGAATAGTTTTATATTGAGATTTTAATGTATGGTATTCTGCTATAGATGGTTTTCTTCCAAGATATAGCTCTAATACCTCAACGATTCTTATATTCATACTTTATTTATATTGTCCAATATTATGAAAGAACAAATTAATTCACAAAATTCTAAAGTTTTTTTTAAATAATTTTTTTTAATAATAACAAATCCACTATCACAAATATATGTTTTTAATTTATTTATTTCATTGCAAACATCAGTTATATTATTTAAAACTGGTTCATTTATTTTCATTCCTTTTAAAAAACTACCTATTATAGATTTAATATATATATCAGTTTCTGATACTGAATATTTAGAACCAATAACTATATATAATAGTAATATTTGTATAATTGAATTTATTGTTGCATGAAAGTTAGAAATTGTCTTTTTTAAATAATAAATATTTGATATATAACTACCAATTGATTTATAATCAACAAAGTCAATAGGAGTCGTTTTATATATAACACCATGTTCTATTTTACATGGTGTTATATATTTATATCCATTTATAATATTTATTATAGGAACCCATGATGGGAAATATAAATATGGGACATAAATTAAACCATATTTGATTAATTTTGCTATATTGTATATTTCATTACAAATACATTTTTCCGATGTTAATACGTTATTATTAATTTTATCTTTATATATAGAAATACCTAAACTTGTATTTTTATAGATAATATTATCAAAAAAAGATTTATCAACGCCTGGAATATTATTATATAGTATAATTGATCTAACTTTTGTTTTATCTGTTATAGTTATATAGTTATTATATTCATTATTAGAAAATGTTATTTTTGATATTTTATCTATCTTTTCTATTTTTAAATTACTTGTTGTACATGTTAAATAAAACAATGATTTGTTAACTGAAGATAACATATCTGAACATGAATAATTATCTATAATGTTAAGTAAATATCTTATAGAATCTATAGTCAAATTATATTCGAATAGTAATTTGTTTATCTTTTCTGTACAAAAACCATATTTTTTAACAAATAGATATAATAATCTATGTTCTAAATTATACCAATCTGTTGTTAAAACATAATCTGTTATAATATCTGCATTTTTTTCAATAAGTACATCTAAATCTATACAATCCAATAATTCAACTATATCATCATAATCCATTTGTATACACATTACCATAATTAATGATGAGTGTATTGGTATATCTTTAATCATTATTTTTTTATTAGAATCACAAATTAGTCTAATACATAATTCTTCTGTTAGAATTTCTAATGGAATTTTATCTATTATAGATGCTAAAATATCAAAATAATTTTCTTTTATTAAATAATTTATTAAATAATTTATATATAATTCATATCTATCTAAGTGTTTACAAATAATAGATAACTGTTCTTTTGTAATATTATATTGTGTTATATCATAATTATCATCGAAAAAAATATTTTTATATATACCAAGATTTTCTTTTTTATTATATAGATATTTAACAGCATATGATTTATAATTTTCTATCTCACCTAAATTTATTTTTTTTATGATATATTTTTTTAATTCTTCATTTGAAAGTTGATCGTCTGTTAACATGTCTAAAAATGATATAGTATCATATGTTGATCTAATAGAAGATAATATTTCTAAAATAACATCTATTGTTAAATCTTTTAATATACCATCATTTAATGGAATAATACCATACTTATATAGCATGTCTAATAAAAATTCTTTATCGAATACTTGATTATTGTATAGTGTTCTATATGCCAAATTATCATTTATTAAGATTTTTTCAACTATTTCATTCGAAAATATATAATTTATATTTGTAATACATCTATAATCAATACAATATAAAATATCATCAATGTTATAAAATCTATTTTTTATAATTTGGATATCGTCATCTAATATTTTCATATAATTAATACACTTTTTTACAATACTTCTACTACATTTTACAAGTATATCATATTTATAAAAATTTATATGATTGGTATATAATTCTAAATTATTTTTACTATTGATTATAGAAAGTAAATCAACTAACTTAACATGTTTAGGCTTAAAAAGATATATATATTCGGGTAATAGTTCTACTACTTCATTATATATTTTTTGCGATAATTTAGGTGGATAAATTCCAGATAATATTAATTTTAAAATATCTTTTTTATTAATCTGATTATATAGTTTACTCAAATTATTATTATTGGTACAAATGAATATTTCGTGTAATGGTGAAATAGTAAACATATTTAATATGAATATTTTTTATTTGTATTTTCTTGGGTTTAATCTGTTGTATTTTTATTTACTTCTGTTTTTACCTCTTCGTAATCATCATCTGTTTCATCACACTCTACATCCTTTTCTCTATTTAGAATAGCATCAACTGCAACATTTGCGGCATTATATTTTGCCTCTTGTTTGGTTTTTCCCTTCATTGTTTCAAACTGTTTATCACTAATAACAACGCTTGCATTAAATAGAGGATATGTAGTATGATTCTCATCATATTTAACAATAATAGTCCATTCTCTCATTGTAAATTGACAATATTCATTAATAATAGCAATTGGATTCTTACCTTTCCAACTGTCCAACTTGCTTTTTGGAATGATGTCATTGAATACACCAATACCGACAGTTTTTTCAAAATTTGTATCATTTTTTGACCATCTTGGTGGGATAACGTTTTCCATTTTTATAATTCCATCTTTGTGTAATTTATATAGATATTTATTAACTGTTGATTTACCAATTCCTAGATCTTTTGAAATTTGCAACGCTGTTGTACTTTCACCAATACTAAGGTGATTAATGATACCATTAATGATCTCTGAGATATCTGAAGTATCTTTAGAAGCCATAACTTTAATTATTTAATTATTAAACACTTTTTTAAGCAAAATTAATCGTCACGATATTACTGATATGGGACAACGTCAATAATGTTAATTATTAATCACTTTTTTAAGTTAATTGATTAATCGTCACTATCTGACGGAGATGGGGCATCGTCATTAGTGTCTTCTTTATTCATTTTTCTATTAATATTAATATCTTCAATGTTTCTAAATCTTGGTGGTTTAAAATGTATATTACAATCTTTACATGTTTGTCTAACCAAGGGAGGTTCATCAGCCGCCCTAGTTTGTATCATAATAGGCATTGTATTTCTTCCCTTACATTGAGGACATTGTGTATTATGTTTTGTATCTAAAACATTGAAATATTTGTTAGTATAATCAATATCTTTAATATTATCTATGTTATATTCGATACCTTTTTGTAAACACTTGATTCCAAATAAAATATACCTTAGTGTATCTTTTTCTACACCATTTGAAAGCATTATCATATTATTAATATCTTTATATTCTGTATCTAATTCTATCTGTGGTTTATTTCTATAAGATAGTTTATTTTTAGAATCTTTAGAATATTCTATACCTATATTATATTTTGGATCAAATTTAGTTTCTTCAATATTAATTTTTGTATTTACTATATTTTTAATGTAATATTTTGATGATTTATCAATTGCCCATTTTAGCAATAATTCTGCATCGTTTTTATCAGTAATATATTTATTTAATATATCTTTTATGTCTTTGTTTGACATATTGTTTTATTAAATTTATTTATATATTTTCCATTTATAATAAATGGATTTTATAAGAAGAAAATATTTAATATATACCATTGATAATAAAGTAGAATATTTAAAAAATGAATTTTTTACAAAAATTTCAAATTTTACATTAAATCATGTTCTTGCTTTGAAATATATTATATCTATTTATCATAGAGATGTTATAACTAAGGATGTTATATCTAATGTAAATTTTTTTATATTTTTACATATAGTAAAATGTAAATATATTTATGATATTGTTATAAATCAATATTTTGATATTACTACATTATACATTAAATCATTGGTAAAAAATTATCCAGCATTTGAAATGGTAATAAACAAATATAAAAGCATAGTACAGGAAATTATGTTTGATAAAAATTTTATTGAGATTTTGAAGAACAATAATAATTTTGATGATATTATAGGTGTAAATTATGATATTGGTTTTAACCCTTTGTTTATAAATGGAGAACCTATTAGAAACATGGATATTATATATTCCAAACTCTTTAAAAAGTCAAACTTTACAAAGGTAAAAAATATTGAAGTTATTAAACTTATGATATGGGCATTCTTATGTAAAAAAGATACGGGTATAATTTTTGATGATAATGATTCACAGGATATATATACATTATTTCAAAAAAATGATACCATTATTCATAGTGATATGACAGAAAAAATAAAAGAATCAATTTTTACAGATAGTAAAAAAACTAGTTTTTATATATGGTTAAACGAAAAGATTTCTGATGATAATAATATATATCTTAATGTTTTAGCAACTAACATGTATGAAAAAGTTCTTAGTTATATATACTCCGAGATTAAACAAGGAAGAGTTAATAAAAATATGTTAAAGTTAGTTTATATGTTTGAAGAAGATGAAGATATTCAATCTGTATTATTACAAATTATTTATGATGTTCCCGGAGACATTTTATCTATAATTGATTCAAGGGATGAAAACTGGAAAAAATATTTTATTGGGTTGTATAAAGAAAAATTTATAGATGGTAATACATTTATCAGTAGCAAAACATTTAATGATGATCTATTTAAAGTAGTTGCTGCAATAAATCCAGAATATTTTGATAGAGAAAAGTTATTGTCAGTTTTTGGTTCAAAACCCGAAAAGATAAAATACTTTGATACGATTGATATTAATAATAATTATATATCAAATATAATATATGAAACAAACGAAGTAAATATTTCAGTAATAGAATCTTTACAATCATGTCAGATATATAACGATGAAACAAAATATTTTATAAAAGAATATAATACATTTTTATATTTAACAGAGGAAGATCCATTTGTATTATATAATGGTATATTAGTAAAATTATCTTCTGTTCCATTAAATAAAAAATTTTCATTGTTTAGTAATAATATTTTAAAATACTATGTTGATAGTAAACTTGCAAGTATAGGACTTGTACTACCTGATTATAAGGGTGATATACTTGTCAAAATATTATCACATTTAAAATGTATAGAAGATATAACATATTTTGTTAAATATGCTATTTGTAAAAATGACAGTATTATGCCATCTGTAATAAGAACTATATTATCTAGTTTTAATATACCAATTATATTAATGTTTCAGAAATTTTTAAGAGATAATTTTTATCATGTAGAAATGTTTTTAGAAAAAACTAAACACATAACAAAAAATGATAAAAACTATATAATTAACTTAATAAAAAATGGAAGATCATGATATGTAAATATGGCACAGATTATTGATATATATACAGAATCACAAAAAAGAAACACTGATCAAAAAACATTTTTCACTAGAGAATTAAGCCCATTATTAAAAAATACATACCTTTATCATAATTATTCATATGGATGGATACCAGAAACAACTATATGGAGTAGTCGTTTTGCAAATTTGGACGTTACTGAATATTATCCAATAACAATTAATTTGTTAAAAAAATTTGAGTTTATGTTATCATTATACAATGGACCGGTATTGCCATATGAAGAAAAAATAAATACAGAATTTGTTTCGAGAGGATCATTTTATGGAAAATACATAAACTTTTTACGAAACTTTTCAATATTACCAACAAATGAATTTATTTCATTTTTATTATTAACTTCTATGCCTATATATAATATTATTTTTTGGTTTAAGAATACACAATTTGATATTACTAAGCATACATTATTTAATAAAGTATACACCACTAATGATAAACATGTAGAATTAGGTAAATACTTTCATCAATCTGGAGATTATAAACCACTTTTTAGTAGACTAAAAGATAATAATATTTTTACTTCACAATTTCCATTAAATCAAAGTACTATTCTTCATCAACAATCTTCAAATAGTGATACGGTATCGGACTATGAAACCTTATCTAATTTAAGTGCATTACTATACTTAACAAAATATGATCCTGTATTAATGTTTTTAGCATTTTATATACCAGGATTGTCAGTTACAACTAAAATAACCCCAGGAGTAGAATATCTATTAAAAAAACTTAATATGAATAAAACTGATATTGTTCTAGTTTAACTATAATATATTGGTCTTGTTCCAAACATTTTTTCAAAAAATGATGTACATAAAACTTTGTTATCTAATAAATTAACAATTTCTGTGCATAATCTTTTAAAATATACCTCGTAGAATATTCTTTTATTGGATCCTACAGAAAATGTTCTATCTACTATACATTCATATGTTTTAATATTTACGAGTTTTCTTTGCCATGGTAAATCCGCATCACATATATAAACAAAATAATATCTTTCACCTATTTCTATTATTTCATTACTATTTTTATTATATTCATTTACAAGTGCCATATTGGGATTATCAACAGCTTTATAATTACAGTGATGTGTTCTACTTAATAGAAACATTTCTAACTTCGCAGTTCGTCTTTCGAATTCTATAAGAAGATCATTCTCCAATGATGATAAAATCTCTAAACAAATTTTTATAGATGATAGTTTACCAGCTGATAGAATTTCTAATAGTCTATTTTTGTATATTTTTATCATATACTTATGAAATTTTGAAACATCTCTTCTAGTTTCACTAGTTCCTTTATTTATGCGATCTGGTATAGATGATGAATTAGAAGATGGTAAATATTTTAAAGTTGTATATTTTTTTTTAGATTGCATTATAAGATTTTTATACACTGCCTCAAATTCTATCTTAAATGTATCAAATAATACATACTTATTTATTACATGTTCAAGTTCTTTAGCTATTTTTATTGATTTATCAATATCATTAATATTTACTTCAACAAATGCAGAATCCGTATCGCCATAAACCACTTTAAATTCTATATCATACTCTTCTGGTAAACCAGATGGAATAATTACATCATTGTGTATATAATTTTTAAAGAATGGATTAATTGGATATGATGCTAAATTAAAGTTTCCAGAAAATATCTTACAGCCATGCAATACAGAATTTAAATAATGAATCATTTGTCTACCTATTGAAGTACATGATTTTGCTGACGAATATGAATATAGAACACTATTTCTAAATCCCATTAAACCATAAACTGAATTTGATAATATTTTATATGTATACTGCATAGAATCATAAATTGCTTTTTTATTTGAATTATCTGTGTTTTTTAATAGTTTTTTATACTTTAATCTTTCACTTAAAAATATTTTTAATAAAGTTGGAATTATACCTTCTGTTCTTCTATCAAAAACAGCTATTTCAGATATCAAATCAGAAGATCTTGGATCGCAATGAACAGAAATATAATCAGGTCCAGGATACAGTTTTTCTATTTCCTTTTTGTTTATTTCTAGTTCAAGTCTATTATTAGCAACAAATACAGATACCAAAGTTTCTGGTGATAGATTTCCATATATACATACATTTGGATATAAACTATTATAATCAAATACTAGTACATTATTAATAAACATTTTTTGTCTAGGTACAAATACTTTACCTCCCTCATACGGATATTTTGCCAATTTTTCAGATCTAGTTAAAATTATTTTTTTATCCAGTAACAGTTTTAACAATGGACCTTTGATTAATGTACTGGCACGATATTCAAAAACCATCGATTGTGGTAATAAGTAAGTACACGCCGCTGCATCTATTTTTGTATCCATACCATAATATTTCCATAGATATTTACATAAACATGCATCATGAATACAGTATTCGCCCATCTCTATTGCAATATCAATATTATATGATTTATACATATCGGATAGATTAACATCATCCTTTCCAAAGGAAATAATACATAATTCATTTTCTGTAAAAATATTATCTTTATCTTCCACAATTATAACAAAACTTGAAGATGAAATATCTTTATGTATAATTTTAAAAATATCATCCCCTACATTTATGTAATTTCCCGTCATCAAAACATTTAAAAAAGTGTCTATTTTTCCTATATTATCAGTTGTGTTATCTCCAATAAATGTACAACGTCCATTTTTTACAGATTTTATTAATACTTTACAATTAAAAACATTTTTTGATATATTATCTAATTTATATGATTCCAATTTTTCAGATTTTTGTATATACGAGTATAAATCAAAGAATATAGTTCCATTATTATTATTAATATGATATGTAGTGTTAAATACACCACCAACACCTTTGTGGCTAGAGATATTTCTTTCATATATACATAAATAAACAATTTCTTTTTTATCTGGGGATTTGAAAATTATTTTATCCCCAGTTAGTAATTCTAATCTATTAGAAATATATCTAAAATCAAAGTTATTTCCGTTAAATGTTACTATATAATCAAATGATTGCTCAATTATTTTTTTTATTATCTGAAGCATTACTATTTCTGTACAGATAATATATTTTTTAGTATAATCTAATTCTTGTATAGATGATACATACAAACAATCAATAGATTTTGTTTTTTTAATATCATCTTCTGATAACATATCTTTATTAAGTAAAGTAAATTTAAACTCATTTTTAAATAAATCTATATAACAGCAACTTATATGAGAAACTGGATTAAGAAATACTGAAGGGAATTTTTTATCGAATTGACATTCAATATCAAGGAATAAGTAAGAAATTGTAACATCAAAACTATTAATAGGTTCCTTAAATAAGCTTTTTGGATCATCGCAGTGATAACATTGATTATTAATCTTTTCTAAACTATCTATATCTATTTTATAATATCCCTCTGGTGATATATTGTTTGTAATAAAGAACCAATTATTATTTAAAAAATCACCCATTACCGATTCAACATTTCGTTTTTTTATTTCTTTTATCAACCACACATTTACATGTTTTTCATCTTTAGTTATATTAGTAACTACTGTATTAATATTTTCACTAACATCTATAATATTCATAGATCCTAATGATTCTGAACTATATGGTTTTGGAATAAGTTTTTTATATACATCGTCCGTGACAACATAATAAAAGTAATAAGAAAATCTAATAAATATTGTTTTAGACTCCTTTGTACGAGCCTTTAAAAATATTAACCTTGTATCTCCTTTGCTCTCAAACCAATTGATGCACTTTATTTCCATGTTTTAAATACGTTATAAAATTTCTATTTAATTTATTTAATACAAAATGAATCCAAAATATTGGGGTAGAGCAGTTTGGACAATAATTTTTATAGTGCTATCTCAATATAAAGAAATTGGAATGGAAAAATGCAAGGAAAGATTATATACTATAATCGATACGCTACCTTGCCCTTCTTGTAGAATACACGCCAAAGAAGCAATGCAAAAAAATAATATTATGTCTAGTGATGATATAAATTATATATACTTTTTTTTTATATCTTTGTTTAATAATTTGGCTTCGGATCCATTATATAAAATTGATTTAGAAAAAGTATCACCCTTAGAATAAAAAAAAAATTATTTTTTTATAATTCTATCAAGTACAACTGATACAATTTGTAGAAATACGTATAATGTATAAATTGGCATGGTACCATTTAATAGTAATTCAGTTAATTCATTTTCAATAGCATCACTTATCTGAATTTGATAGTAATATACACCAGATGCCTCTAATACCGTGTTTAATATTTTAAAAACAAATTCACTATACATACCAATTTTTTTTACGTGTACAAGTCTATATAACATTATTGTTAGTATATATTCCAATATAATGTTTAAAAGTAAAACAATTTTCGTATATGTATTGTTTAAGGAAACGCTTTTAAACGATATCATATCATTGGTATTAATGAATAATATATTAGATAGATTTTTAACGAGGTTATTTCCGGTATATGTTATTTTACCATTCAATAAATTTTCACTGTATAATATCTTTTCTAAGTCTACATTTATATTTTTATCACCTTTTATAATACATGATAATGGTCCCCAACCAACAATGTTTACAATTTTATGATTAATAAGACCATGATTTGCATGTTTTACAAGATCATATAAAACAGATGATAGTTCATCATCTGTAGATAAATCTGTTATATTTACATTTGTACTTTTTAAACTAACACACATAGACATAGAACAATTGTTACATAGACACGAGTCAATTGTTGATATTATTCCATATGATTCGATTTTATTATAAATAAATTTATAATTTTGTAATATAGTTGTTGATATTGAACTAATAATATCATTAATTATATCAGAATTAAGTTGATTAATAGAATGTGCCGGTGTAATAGTTTGAATCTTCCATTTCATAATACTTTTTAAAATACGTTGTTTAGTTTTTAAAGATCCATTTGCTAGCATGACATCTCTGACTACACATGGATCGAATCTAAATGGAGCTATCATATTTGCAATGTCAGATTTACTTATTTTATTATTTTTAGAAATACTGTCTATATGTGTTATAACCCTTTCCAATGTTGGATTATTAGTGTTACTACGCCTAAACGAAAACTTAATATTACGATGTAACAATCTTTTTTTTCTTAAAGTATTATATATTTCTTTTTCATCATTATTATTAATATTTTGATTATTATTTATACACCATTCTCTAAATTTAGACGAAAAATTTTTATTTACTGTATCATAAACATTAATATTATTTTTTATAAAATTAATATCTATATTTGACAAACTTTTAATATCATCACATATATCTTCCATATTGATATTAAACATAGCAACGCATTTTATACCATATAAACTTTTTAATTTATTTATATCTGTATTGTTTGCTATAACATTATTAATATTTTTTATATTATTTGGAAAATTATTTTTAACAACTTTATGTAAATTTTCTATAAAATTTTTATCGTTTTTAATTTTTGGTGATAAATTATTTATTACGTTACTAATAGGATATTTATTGATTAAATCTATTGCTTTACTAACATTAGATAGATTCATTAATGAAATATTTTCTGGGGGTATATTATATGTATCTGAAATTAATAGCAAGGATTCCAATGATATTTTTGTATTTTTATATATGTATATAATACCATCTATATCTATATTTTTAACAATATCTATAAGTTGGCAACTATCTATATTCATATAATTACTAGCAAGAAGGGGATCTAATTTTAAAATATATGAAACGGATACTAGTTTTTCATCCAAAATAAATTTAATATCATCTTGTGTTAAAATATTATGATCTATCATTAACTTAATAAAACTTGTATCAATTTTTATTAAATCTCTTCTATACAAGAATAAAACACTATAAAGTTTTTCATCTATAGAATATGAATTTGAATCAATTAATTTAATCAAATCATTTAGTTTAACAGATGACGGTGGAAGATATTTTATATTACCAATATCATCATTAATGGCATCATTATAGTATTTAGATGGTATTGTTCCATGTAATCCATATTCAAATATTGTTTGCGTATATTTTTTTGGAATATTTTCTATAGAAAGTTTATTTTTTATAATTAAAGATATTACAGTTCTAGCATTTTTTGGATACATATACATTGTAGATGTATACTTATAAGATTTATATATCAATATTTTTATTATAATTAATGTATGGTTTTAAAAATGAATATGATAGCCATGTACAAAAACTAAACGCTATAATGAATATTATAAAAACAATCATTTAGATATAATTTATTTATAGTTCTGTATGTGTACCAATAACAATATTTGGTACAATAAGACATTCAATAACTTTAGAAACATTAATTTTGTCATTATCTTTTACAAACTCTGCAAACTTTTCATAGAATTTTTCAGTAAATTTTTTTGTATATCTATCGACATTTGTTGAAATAGCATTAACCAAAATACTATGTTTTGTATATGTAAAAGCTCCAAGATTAATAGTTTCAATTCCCAAAATTTCTGCGATTTTAATATCTTTGATAATTACATAAATATTATTATGTTCATTTTTTGATACCCTTGTAAAGTAATCATATAGTCTAATTCTGGAAATAGTGTTATCTTTAACCTGAGGAGATCTAAACAATCTATTTTTTAGAATATCTATTAGTTCATCTGGAATAATATAAACATTATCCTTTATTGAACTTTTTTCATCTAGTGTAATATCATTATTTTTTGTCAATTGATTAATAAGATCCTCAATTTTATCAGCTTCAATAGTATATGTTGTACCATTATATGTAAATGATGATGCGCTAGTTTTTAGTCTAGATGCCAGAGTTTTTACATCACCAATATCAATATAAAGAGGAGATTCGATATCAATAATTGACAAAATTTCTTTTTCTGTTTCTGTAAACACCAATTCCTTTTTACCACATTCGTTTAGTTTACCATCTTTTGAAAAATATGTATTTTCTACCAAACTATTAATCAATACAGATAGAACACCATTATTATAATTTTCGAGCTTAAAACGTTTTACAAAATCTTTTTTAATTAGATCAATTGGAATTCTGTTATCTAGTCGTCTAGTTTGTAGTTTTTTCTTTTGTGGGTATTTTTTTGCAACCAATTCATCAACCATTTGGTTAATTCTTGATGTAAAATAAACCTTTAGTCTACGCGCACTAACGCTATTCAGAACCAATTTATCCTCGTTATCTTCCATTTATGTCATTCTAACAACTTTTAAATAAAATATAACAACAAATAAAATCAATAGAATAAAAATTGCTAATCCTAACAATATGTTAAAGTTAAAAAAAGATTTTTGTATTTTATTTTTATTACTATTATTATCACCATCACTAAGTACAGATTTTACAACTTCTATAAATTTGTAAAATTCATCATCTGTTGATGACATAAAAACACCAAAAATTGCAGCATATAATTTATCCATTTATACCCCCAAATAATGACTGTTCTACATCATCGTCTTCAATTATATCATCATCTTTTTCCATTACTCCAAGACCTCTAATATCATCTTCAAAATTATCCGTCATACATACTCTTTCAGTTGTTCCATCTACATTTATAATATTAGCATTAAAATTTTTATCAATAATTAGTTTTTTAAGACCAAAGGTAACCTTTGCAGTATTACCATTTTTATAAAATACAATTGGTACCACAATTAGCTTCATAATTTGTTTATCTCTTTTAGTAAGATTTTCCAATTCCTCATTAACAGATAGAATTGTCGATTTTCCATTGATATTAATATATTCTACAACCGCACCCGCAAGTTTATTTATATAGATAGAACCTTTATTTAAAGTTTTTTCTTCTATATCGTCAATATTTATATTTTGTAAAGAATTTGGAATACATTTATTATCTCTTATATTATTATAAATATTTTCCAACAGTTGATACAACAAAGGACTTGCTGCATTTGGTTTAATGTTTAGAAAATAAGGATCACCCGATCTAATATCAATCTTTTTATTTTTATAAAATTTACCCTCCCCCTCAATTGAAATATATGTAGATGTCATTTTATTATTTAATGCTTCTACAAGATTTATAACAATTATAGAACATGTTGGATATTGTGATTGTAGTAACATAACATTTTCGATACATTTTATGGTACTTTTACTAATAGCTTTTAAATATTCAACTACGCCTAGACAAGTATTTATTTTTTTTTCATCGTTTTTATTATCTTGTTTAATATTAACAGAAGTCTTATTGACAATAGACTTACGCATTATTATATTTAAATATGATAAATATTTTTTCACTTATATTTGTTATATAATATATTTACTTACATTCAATAACCTTTTTAATATATTCCCAATATAGAATTATAGTACCAGGTACAAAAATAATTACAGAAAGATAATCTATAAACATTAAAACTCTTCCAACAATTGTTAAATTATAAAATATAAAATTTTTGTTTGATATTCTTTTATATAGTATGAATGCGCCACATATAAACATTAAAATTGCCAATACCGTAATTGTAATAATCTTCAATATCTCTTTCCAAGATTTATCCATTTAATAGTTATATAATATATGTTCCTATTCTAGATGTAAATGTTGATTTATCAAATGTATTTTTTTTACATACACGATCACCCTTTGAAACCCTTAGCGTTGGCGCATCGAATGTTGATTCTAAAATTCTATATGTATATTTTCCTTTCCAAATTATGTTCTCTTTTTTAAATGTTCCAGAGAATGTTATATTGTTCATAAATTTGTCCTTTGCAATAATTAATACTGTAGATAGGCGTTTATTATCTATATGTGTTATAAAATCTATAGAATCCTTAGAAAAACATTTAATTTCCACATTTGATGGAAGATCTATAATTGATATGATCTTCTTATTAATGAATGGAATAATTGATATATTTGATTTTATGCTAATATCCCCAAATTTGGATTTATCAAATGTATTCACTATTTCACATATAGAATAAATATTTTTTTCTGGAAATATTTTACCGTTTGATGTATCAAACAATTTTATAGATACCAATCGTGTTATTTCATCTGAAATTATTGTAATCTCCCTAACCATAGGTTTTAATACATCAATTATATAGTTTAAGTTATCACGTTTTGATATATATGATATACCACAATAAGAATCGTTATAAACACCAAAGAATAAAACAATTAATATATATGATGTATCAAATGGATAAAAAGATATTATAACAGATGGTAAAGTATGAGGGGTAGGAAAACTATTAACGTAACACTCTTTTGTAAAATCTATAGTAACATCATAAATATTTTTACTGTTTAAAAAATCACTTATTTTATTTTCTAAAACATTATTAGATATAGTAAATAATATTTTTATGATAAAGTGTTTATCTTGTATAATACTATCATTTATACCAACTAACCAACCAATTGGTAAAAAATATATATCTGTTATATATGATATTTTTTTTAATATTGTTATTATATCGATAATTATTTGTTTTTCGTATTTAAATGATTCCATTATTAACAAGGATTTTGTAACATCTTCCAACGTATTAGTATTTTTTTTAAATAAATTTTCATTAGAATAATAAAAATCTTCAAAATTGAATGAAATAATACATTCTTTCAAAGTTATATCTTTATTTTTTTCTGTTAATTTTTTACTTGGTTTATGAACACCCGATGCGGCATGCTTAATAAAATTATTCATTTTTATTGTTTATTATTTTATTTGCTTTAAAAACAATAGAATTACATAGTGTTATAATTGCCTTCTTTGTCCATGATTCCATTTTTTGATATTCTTTAAGTGCGGGCGATGTTAGTTCTTCTGTTTCTATGTTAATAGATCCTATATTAAATAAAATACTTTTAAAGAGTGTCATTTTTTTATCTGCTAAAAATTTAAAAAATGTATATATCTTTCTTATTGATTTAAAACCCTTTGGTGGTGTTTGTGAACAGATTATCATAAATATACTAATAAACATTCCACATTCGGATTCCATAAGTTGGTTAACTTCAACATTGATAAATCCTTTGCTTACACCAAAGTAATAATTTAAAAATCTAAATAATATATCAACGTCACAATTGCTATTGTCTAATACAGAACCACTACTATTATTTTTATTAAATCCATCCGAGAAAGAATAAAAATAAAAATTATTATAATGATGAAACTCTTCTGGTATATTACCACCTGAGTCATAGAATACAACAATATGTTTTTCTTTATCAAAAATTAAACATTTCCAATGTGAAATATAACAAAATCCAAACATTACATATTTTTTCTTTGAGTATTTTATTTTATCTCTAATAATATACGATACTACATTTTTTTTTATAAAAGTATCAAATTTATCATATTCTGGAATATTATTTAAAAATCTAAGATCGTATTGTCCTATATATTCAACATCTGAACCATACGAAAATTGAGATACTAGTTTTTGTATACTTTTATTACTCATCCATGCACTTCTTTCAGGTTCTATTTTTATTTTTACAACTTTGTCATTTTCTCCGCTAAAAACACCATTTCGTGAGAGATCATCTATTTTTAAATCCATTTGAGAAAAATCAATAGCTTTAGAAACTTTTTCTTTTAACTCTGGTTTAAAAAAATATTCTATTGGTACAGATGTTGCAAAATTAAATATTTCGTTAATTGTATATTTTTTTTTTAATTGTCTCACGAGTTCCTTTTTTAATATTAATTCTGACTCTACATTATCTGTAACTGAACTAATATTAGGTGGGATATCTATATAACCAGAATCTACCAATTCCAACAATATGGATATTGGTATACATGAAACACAACCAGCTGTTTTAGACTTATCAAACTTATCTACTACATATCCATTACAATTTGTTAAAAATTTTGACATGTCAATATTGTAACATAATCCAGATTCTGAATATATATATGATAATAAATTAGTAAATCCCAATTCTGGTATTTTGTTTATAACTAAATCAGTATATCTATCCATTTAATACAAATGTATAATAAACTACCTAATATATTTTATTTCCCTAACTGTTATACTATATTTCCATATAAATATGCGCAATCAGAGTTTAGTAAAATGTCTATAGAAGAAAAAAGAAGATTTGCATTTGCAATATTTCCATTAATAAAACATAGATGGAAAAACTCATTTACCGTTATTGATAAAAATATATATAAATTAAACGTTGAATTAAAATCAAAAGAATATAAACGTATAAAAGAACCAATAATAACATCATTACCAAATAAAATAGATTTTAAAAATAATTTTTATGTAATAGATAATTTAAAGATTAGTTTTGAGTGTTATAGTTTTTTAAAATATTCATCGTTTATAGATATTTCGTTATTTGATGATTATTTATTAAGAGGATTAGTTGATGGTGGCAATAAATTGAATATATTTACAAATAATGTAGGAAATATAAACAATACTATTGGTATATTTGGTAATAAAAAACATTTTTCAAAAATAACGTTAAAATCTTTATATTCAGAAGCACAAAATGAAATTTTTAAAGCGTGGATATCTAACAAACCATTTATTTTAACAGGTGGAACAGGTGTTGGTAAAACATCACAGGTACCAAAATTATTATTATGGTTTAACTATTTATTTGGAGGGTTTATTATTTCAAAAAATATAAATAATTTTAACTTTGATGAAAAACCTATAGTTTTATCATTACCAAGAATAGCGCTTGTTAAGTTACATAGTAAAACATTGTTGTCATCTATAGGCTTTGATGAAATAAACGAATCTCCTATATCTTTAAAATTTAGTGCTATAGAAGATGAATTAATTAATTATAAACCAAAAAATTATGGTATTGTTTTTTCAACACATAAATTAACATTATCTAAACTTTTTGATTATAGTACGGTTATAATTGATGAGGTACATGAACACGATCAAACAGGTGATATAATTATTGCTGTTTCAAAGAAACATATTAATAAGTTACATTCATTATGTCTTATGACAGCAACGTTGGAAGATGATAGGGAACGAATAATTGAGTTTTTTAAAGAACCAATATTTGTACATATACCAGGTAATACTTTATTTGAGATTGATGAGGTCTACATAAAAAATAAAACTGATTATAAAAATAAAATTAAATACATTGAAGAAGAAAAAAAAAACATTGTATATGCAATAAATAGGTATACACCTCCTAAAAAATCATCAGGTATAATTTTTGTATCAACAGTTTCACAATGTGAATCATATAAAAATTATTTATCAAAATATTTACCATATGATTTATATATTATTCACGGAAAAATAAACAATATAGAAAATATATTATCATCAATATATAGCTCAAACAATATATCTATAATTATTTCAACCCCATATCTTGAATCTAGTATAACTGTAAAAAATGTAAGTCATATTTATGATACTGGTAGATTATATTTACCATCACCATATGGAGGTAGAGAGGTATTTATTTCAAAATCAATGAGAGAGCAAAGAAAAGGTAGAGTTGGAAGAGTAAAACCGGGAACATATGTATATTTTTATAATATATCTCTTTTAAGTTATATAAAACGTATAGATTCAGAATTTTTACATAATTATATTTTATATGGTAGATATTACGGGTTAAAGATACCAGATGACTTATTTATAATACCAACCAATAAAGATATTATAGGTAATGTAATTGATTATATTGATTCTTTTAACATATCTGATTCTAAATGGTTTAATATACTGTCATCATATTATATACATATATTAGAGTATGCAAAAATATATGCAATTGGTGGAATTAAAGCTTCGTCACTAGATATATTCGAAAGAGAAAACATACTTAATGACGAAGCGTTAAATTCTATAAAATCATTAAATATGAAAGCTAAAATTATAAGAAATAAAAAAAATAATGATAAATATACAATTACGTGTAAATTAATGTTTGGTATATATAATGGAACTATATTTAATATTATACATAAAACTCCTTTATTTGGATATATAACAATGATAACAGAAAGAAATTTTATAATAGATTCTTAATGTAATTTTATAACTATATCTTTTTTCATAGATGAATAATCTTCCGTGTTTCCTATTTTTGATACAACCAAACAATGTGATTTAACACAATCCATTTTTGATATATAAGTGTATACATTATCTGGATATATTGTAAACATAAAAATATAATATATTTTTTTATCCAATTTTGTATAATCTAAAGAATAAATTAATCCTTTTCTTTTTAAATCCCACATTATTTTTGTAAGTATTTCATCCAACTCTTTTCCCTTAATAATACCTGCAACAAAACTAGAACATGTCTGTATATCATATTTACATCTTTTACCAAAGACAATTTTATTTTTGAATAATTTACAAGATCTTATTATAGCCTCTCTATTGTTAATTATATCATCGATAGAATTTCCAGTAACAAAAAATGATAATATCATATATTGATATATTGGAGCTGGTTTAGATTTTGTATACTTTACAAATGTGTCAGATTCCAATATAGATAATATATCATCTTGGGAAAATCTATGTTGTATTGAAATACCTTCGCTATTTTTTAGTATTTTATTATTGACAGATAGAGCAAGTGACACATAATTTATAAGATCACTATCTGAGTAAGTAATAAATAATTCATTTTTTGTTTCTTTTTTCATTAACTTAATAGGAACTATATTTTTTACATTTATGTCTTTATTGTTCATATTGGAAATAGGTATATTATTGTTATATATTGAATCAATTACTGCAATTTTATGAAATTGTCTATCGTTTTTATTGTATATAACATCACTAAAATTAGGATAAATAGAAATATATTTTCCCAGATAGATAGAATTATTAATCTCGTTGTTAAAAGATTCAAGAATATTGTTCAAATTAGTATTAATATATGTTATATAATCTAATATATCATTTCTTATTAGTGGGAAGCATAAATATAGATTCATTAAGTAATCATCTGAAAAATTTAAATTTATATCTTTATCTATATTAAAATTAATAACGGTTATACCCTTTAGAAAATTTTCATAATCGTTTTCGTTTACAAAAGAAATACTTACATATAGTTTATCATTTACAGTTTCATAGTCTATTAGATGATATAATTCATATAATGCCATTATTGTAAGTATATTATCAATTGTCATTTTAACATTTACCATAACTGTATAAAACGGAGATGGCATCATTACAATTTTTCCATTCATTGTAGAAATAACATTATAAGGTATTGTTAATGGGCAAGAATCCAATGTACCAAATGACGAAGTTAATAATTCTAAAATACATGAATTAATTTTTTTTACAAATATAACAATATTTGGACCAATTATTCTATGAATTCTATTATACAACATTGAAGTTATTTTACTAATATTATTCATCATAGTAATTCTACCACCATTATACAGATCTCCATTAGATAAATATGTTAATATATCCAAACAGTGAAAGATTTCATTTCTAAAATAATATTCATTTTCTAATTCCTTTATATGATTAATTATTCTATCTGAATCAAATCTATCTTTTAGTTTACCTCTATAAAAAAACCATGAAATTAATGTTTTTACAGCATCTATATTATTTGATTTTCCAGGTATTGAATTACACCAAAAACTCATATAACTTCTAGCAGTTGATGCATTGGCTAAAAATTTAGAGGGATCAAATTCTATTAATATATGCTCTAACAAATGTGCTATTCCAATTACTTCATTTATATCATTTTCAAACCCAAATCCTGATATTCCAACATATATATCCTTTTCCATTTCATTATTGATAAAAATACGAACCCCGTTTGATAAAACTATCATTTACTAAGGAGTAAAATAGGTAACAGTGTTGCTATATCCTCATCGTGCCTTAGATTAAATGTATATTTTTTATTAATTCCATAAAGAATGGTTACATTTTCCGATAATGAATCATAATACAAATTTATATTTTCATTAACGGGGTTTCCATTTGAAAATATAACAGAATTAATTGTTTTTGGTAATATATCATTTTGTTTTTTTATCTTTTTATTACATGAATTAATCTTATCGGTTATTATTTGTAACTTATTGGTTGGTTTATATAAAAAATAGTATACAAAAACGAAAAATATTATAAAAAATAATACAATTATTAAAGAAGATGCCATTTATAGACTTAATATTGTTCAATATTTCCAATTTCTTACTAACTGAAAATGTTGACTCGATAAAAAACGCACTATCTATGTGTAGATGTTATGGTATAGATATTGAAGAGTTTATGGTTAAATATTTTAATAGGAGATACGCTAATAAAATAATAAACATCTTAGATAATTATACTGATTCGTTACCATTTATTAATATATCTATGCCTGAAAATGCGTTAAATGAATTAATTAGATTACGGTTAATAAATTTTTCTAAACATATAAAACCATCTTATAAACTAACACCCACAATGAATGGAATGGTTATCATAAAAAATAATTCTGTTTATATACATTCTGGAAATAATGAACTAATAGAGTATATATTAAAAGAATATAGTCCTAATATATATTTATATGTATTTTCAAAACCAGAAAAAATTAATGGCTCAAAAATAATATTATGTGGATATGATATGGTTACTTTCTTTTCATATACAGTTGCAAATATAATCTCCAATAAAAAAACAGATATTATTGTTACAAATAATTGTATAAAGAATTTATCTGATCCAATAAATATAAGTATTTTGATAAATTTATTTGATAATAGTAACAATCAAATAAATAGAATATTGAGAAAGATATTTTACTCTTTGGGTATTACGGGTGGCCAAATTCCATAAGGTGAATTTTCAATAACCTCTTTTAGTTCATCAATTTTTATAAATGATTTATCAATTACTGCTAGATTAAAAAATTTTGAAATATCAACATATGCCATTTTTTCTGTTTTTGTATCATATTTAAACAATGCCAGTGCACTATCACTAAGATATTTAAAATAATTATTAATGAATATAGCACCTTGATCTACATCGAATTCTTTTATTTGACCATTTTTTGAAAAAAATGATAATAAATTAATTCTTAGTATATCATATTCATCTTCTAGGTTTTTCATAATTTCACTAATATTTTCACATATTCCACATAGTGGTTTTCCAAATAAAATAAGTGTAGTATTCTTCATTTATGGGTATCAAAAACTTAAAAATGCTACTGATAGATATTGGATCATTAAAGACTATATCAAATATAGATAATAAATATATTGAGGATATATTTATAGATACAATGAGCTTTTATATGACATTAGCATATTCCTCTAATAATATATATGATTTGAATAATATGTTCTTTTCGTATATTAATCAATGGAATAAAAAAAATACATCTATAACACTATTTATAGATAGGGGATATATAAAAAATAAGGAATATCTTAGAAACAAAAGAAGAACTGCAACAGTTAAATCTAATAAAAAAAGATTAAATTATATAGAAAATATAACAAAAGAAATAGATAGTTTGGATATTTCAAATATACTATATGATGAAATAAAGACTAGTTTGGAAAATAAAATCATAAAATTACAGTTCCAAATACATATTTCTAATTCTAATAATATTAAAGAATTTCTTAATGATTCAATATCAAAATTACCAAATGATGTTAATATAATTTATTGTGATGGATACGATGCGGAATTTGTTATGTGTAAAGAGGCAAGGAGTATTGCAAAAATAAAAAATAAGTGGCCATATATAATAAGTACAGATCAAGATAGTTTGTTATTTTCCTCTTGTGATGAACATAAAAAATTTATACGTACTATGAATACATTATATATTTATATACCATGTTCTAAATCAAGATATTTATCTAAACTTGTAGCATTAGTTAATGGATGTGATTATTTTTTAGGCCTATCTGGATTATGTATAACAAATAAATCATTACCAAATATTAAATTATTTGATGATTTTACAATAGAAAATATTTTACAGAGTATAGTAACAAAAAATTATTTTAATAAAACAAATATAAATATTGTTGATGTTGATAACATAATACAATTTATAGACAGTTATTCCAATTTAGATTATGATATATATGATAGAGAAATACCAAAACAATGTACTATTCAAGAATTCATTTTTTCATCAACATATAAAACATGGGAAAGTTTTAACAAAACATTGTTAAAAAATTTATCAATATGTTCATCTTTAATATATTCATTAGAACCTAGAAAAATATTATCAGATGATGATATAAAAACTTTATGTAATATTATTAAAAATGATAAAGATAAAAATACAATTATTCATAATATTCAATTAATAATTAATATATTTGGTTATGATTATAATAAAAATAAAGATATAAAAATTGGAATAGTAAATCTTAAAGATATTATGTTATGTTATAACGATATGTTTTATTTTAATAATGAAAAAATAATTAAAAAAAATAACAATAAAATAATAAACATTTCATAATAATGGTATATCAATTAGTTTGTTCAACATGTGGAAAGGATATATCCGAAGAAAGATACTTATTAGTTATAAAAGAAATGCTGTTAAAGGATGTTTTAAAAAAAGTAAATAATACATGTTGTCGTCTTAAATTAGCTACACAAATAGAACCACAGAGAAATCTTACTGTACAACCATTATTGGATATTAACTAATGGATCCATATACATTTATATCTAGATATGCCCCTAGAGGATCGGTAATTTTTATAAATTATTTGTTTTCATTAACTGAATATTTTAATCCATCATATGATAAACATGTTGCAATATATTTAGGATATAAGGATACAGATGTTAATACAATTTTTAAATGTGAAAATGATGATGAAAAATGGATAGTTGAATCTATATATGAAAGTGGAGTAACCGCAACACCTCTTTTTACCTTATTAAAAAATGCAAATAATGTTAAAGTTTATATTTTAGATGAATATAATAATGAACATTCATTAGCAAAGATGTCGTTAGCTGCGGATGTAGCTATTACATTTATAGGTAAACCATATGGATTTGGATCTAATAATTTATATTGCTTTAAACTAGTTGCTGAGTGTTATGATTCTGTAGGTATACAATTACCAACATATAATATATTAGGCAAACGTGTATATCTAAGTCAAAGTTTTATCGATAACATTCAATGGAAAAAAATTTATGATTCTGATATATTTTAATGTTTAGAATGATTATTATAATCAGGAATTGATATTTTAAATGGTGAATTTATATTAAGAACAATTCCAGATGCTTTTTTATCACAGTTTTTCTTTTTTATATTTGTTGCCATTACTCTCATAATGTACAAATATTCCAATATGGTAAACTTTTCAATATCAGATGCATTAAAGGGAATTTTATCCATTAGATTAATATCATGTTTTGTTATCGGACTTTTTACAGAACCATCTAAAACATGACCTTTTGAAACTTTTTCTGCATCGTTCAATAATTTCATTGCTGTATTTTTTATATTACTATTTTGTAAAATTTTTAGATTTTCGTTATTTTTAATTTCGTTTTCTATAATTTCTTCTATTTTTAAACCAGCTACATATTCTGCTATATTATTAGATGTGTTTACACCTTTATTATATAGAAATGTATACATATTATTAATAATATCTGATTTAATTGGCATATCCATCAATTTATTAATTTCTGTACTATATCTATCATCATTTGAGGATCCGGCAGTAAACAAATTTGTATTAAAGACTTTAGTATTCTCACCAATTAACATTGGAAAAATTTTATATTGTACAAGATTAATCAACCCATACTTCATTTCCAATAAATCCGATAGTTCATATGATAATGTTTTTTGTGTATTGAATAAATAATTTTCTATAATCTCAACCATTTCGGCAGCATACAATAGTTTGTTAGATAGGATCAATGTAATAAGTGTTGATAATGTTGTGATTATAGTTGGTGTACATGTATTAAAAAATGATTCAGAGTGAGTGAATCTATATAAACTATTATAAAGTCTATTAAACTCCCCAGAATTACATACATAGATAGAATTATACTTTAATTTATCTAGTACTGATAGAAGATGTTTAATATCTTTTATATTAATTTCATGTTCACATTTTGTATAAATACTATTAATAACATTTTCTTTATATGCTTGATTTTTACAATAACATAATTGTTTTGCCTTTGCGTCTAAATAGTCTACATCTATACCTAATCCAGAAACAACATTTCTTATAATTGATTTTGAAATTATGGGATAAATAACAGATTGTTTTTGGTCAATCATTTAACTTTAAATAATTTACAAAAAAATAAATGGGTCTCCGTATAAAAATAGATAAACTACGTCAAATAGTGGCATATTTTTCAGAGTTTAGTGAAGAGGTATCTATAAATGTAGATTCTTCTAATAAACGTATGTATATTTTTGCAGCATTAGGTGGTTCTGTTAATATATGGGCAATTATACCACTTTCAGCATCTATTTTTTACGATGGTGATGATAATAAGGTATTTAATCTACCAGTAACAAAAGTAAAATCATGTTTATGTAGTTTTAATAACGATACCGTGATAGAGATCGAACCAGATATTAAAAATAATTTAGTGACATTATCAAGTCATCATATCGTTGGTATTGACTGTAATAAAAAACTAGTATCTATAAGAACCGATACAAGAATTTCACTAAAAATAGATCAACAAAAATCTTACATTTTTAACTTTAATAAGTATGAAGAAAAATGTTGTGGTAGAACAATTATTCACTTAGAATTGCTGCTTGGATTTATAAAATGTATAAGTCAATATCAAGATCTTACAATTTATTTTAAAAATAATACAATGATTCTCAAAACACCAGGAAATTTAGATACATTCTCTAGAGAATACACCATGACAGAATGTTCTGAAGAACTTGAAAATTTTTCATTTAAAATTGCAATATCATCATTAAACAAATTACGCGGTTTTAAAAAGAGAGTTGTTGTTTTTGAAACAAGAATTGTAATGGACAATGATGATAATGTTTTGGGAATATTGTTTAGTGATAGAGTATCATCATTTCATATAAATATATTTATGTCATTTTTATAATTAATAAAAATGGGAAGTACATATACTGTTCCAGATAAACTAATACGACATCCATTACCGCCTAAAAATACAGAAGAAATGAAGTTAAATGTTGATAAAATGTATGATTTAATTTCTAGATTAACAGAAATAAGTGATGAGTTATATATAGGGAGAGTTTCGGATGATAAAAAAAAAGAACTTATAAAAATATTTCCAGAGTTTGCATTAAATAATACTGGTCCTGATATGCTTCATTCTATAACAAGATTGGGATATACAAATAACATATTTCATTGTTGTAGAAATAATAAACTAAAAAGTTATTGGGTAGATGATAATGGTATTATAAGTGATGTATTTAAACCCGGATTTGTATTAAATAGTTGTGATCCTGATATACATAATACTAACTATTGCGATAATGATCTTTTTAATTGGTGTAAAGATACTAATAAATCAGATAAAAATATTTGTAATAATTGGCTGTACTCATTATTAAATAGAAAAACATCTGTTACTACAATAAATAAACTCGTTGATTTATGTTCAAAAAATGCAGCTACTCCTTTATGTGAATCATTTATATATTCATTGCGATCACATTCAACTGAAGTAGCTGATAATATCATTGATTATATTTTATATTTACAAACAGATGAGTTTAAAAATAATAATATGAAATGTAGTTATCCTTCAGAAGAAAAGTTAGTGGAGTCGCTAAAATATTCAGAATTTAGAGAATGTTGGGATCCTGAATGTGAAAACGCAAATATAAATTTTTTATTAAGTAAAAATTATAAAAACTTAGGGTTATGTACAATTGATAGATGTAATGTTAGTATTAATAAACTAAACATTGATAATGTATCACATTTACGAATGGGTTGTGTTAGAAAAGATAATACTATAAACAAACCGGTAAATAAAGAAAAGATTATAAAACATAATATAGATAACTCACTTAATTTACGATTACATGAAATAACACTGTTATCGATATTAATTATATGGTTATTAATTGTGGCTATTTAAATGGGTGTAGCTGCAAGTGTACAAACAACTGTTAATACTTTGAATGAAAAAATTAGTACTTCGTTAGAACAAACAGCTGAGGCTTCCGCTACAACAAAATGCGATATCGATATAGGAAATATTATATTTAAGGAAAACAAAGGATGTAATGTAACTGTTAAAAATTTATGTTCCGCAAACGCAACTGCACAGCTAGATTCTGTAGTTAAGGCAGCTACAGAAACATATGATTCCTTAACACCGGAACAAAAAGCTTATGTTCCTGGTCTTATGACCGCGGCGTTAAATATACAAACTAGTGTAAATACGGTAATTAAAGATTTTGAAAACCATGTTAGACAAAAATGTACATCTAAGGCAGTTACAGATAATAAACTAAAGATTCAAAATATTTTAATTGATGAATGTTCTGGTACACCATCCGGTCCTACTAATTTGGAATTTATTAATACAGGAACAAGTCAGGGGATTTGTGCTATTAAAACATTAATGGATGTTACTACTAAAGCAACTAGTAAAATTGCACCATCTCAAAGTGCTGGTTCTGGATTTCAATATTATATTATAGGTTTTGTCGTTATCATTTTGGCAATGCTTTTTTTATATTATGCTAAAAAAATGTTGTTTACATCAACTAATGATAAAATTAAAATAATTCTTGCTAATAAACCAGATGTACACTGGACATCTTATATTGATACTTTCTTCAGTAACCCAACTACAGTTGTTTAAAAAATGATTATATGTTTAAAATGGCATCTATATTAGTTTCTAAAGTATATAACATAAAAGATAATAACAAATTAAATGAAAAATTTATTGATTGTGTTATAAACGAAATAGAAAATAATAATAACATATTGTTAAAACATATTTTAAAATTATTAATTGATTTGATATTTTTTTTAATAATTATTTATATAACATTGATTAGATTTTTAAAACGTAATTATAAAATAATATTATTGTTTTTTATAACAACAATCTTATATAGATTATGTTCAAATTATTATAGATGATGTTGGTGTTTTTATAATGTATTCACTAGATGTAAAAACATCATAAATATTAAAATCATCAATTTCTAATATATTTCCTCCATCTGTAGAAAATATAATTCTAACATTATCACTTATTGACACATTTGTTAATGTAATACCAGATACATACATGTCATCTCGTGCAACAATAACAACTGTGCCTGGTTCGGTAAAACGATTTATATTATGTGTTGCAACTGATCTTTTTCTTATTTTGAACAAATCCATACCATCCTTTGCCAACATATCCATATTATTTTTAATTAACCATTCGAAGAAATAATTAGACATATAATAACTTTTTCTAGATGCTGTTTCAAAACACTGTAAAAAGCTTAAATAACAAGATTGTGGTAATTTAACTTTGTATGGTCGTGTAGATAACGATAATATAACTAATCTATCTGTACATACGTCAAAGAATATTTGATTAACGGAAATATGAAATGTAGTTTTTGGTATATTTACTATATCAAATTCAAAATTATCTACATAAATTTCGTTCTTATACATTGAGTACATTATTGCAACCACCTGAAATAATATAGATTCCGGTAATGGATATTGTGGAGATAGTTTTTCAACAGTTGTGTTCTTGAATTGTTCAAAGTATAATATTTTACCACCAGATATAGTTTTAACACCTCTAACTAATGGAAATCCAATAGATTTTTTTGATTTTACCAATGATGATAATTGTATCCAACATTGTGTTTCTTCTACACAACCTTGTTTAACAATACAATTAACTCTAATGGCATTACACTCAAGATCTAATGTTTCACGTTCGTGTATATTTAATCTATTAGATATAAAATCATCTACGTGACAAAAAACGTATTTATTTTCATTAGTTTCCTTTTTAGTATTCTTATCCTCTTTTTTGTTATCATAATGTTTATTAACATATCTATTATTACGATCATTCATTTATCATAAAAAAAACTTCTCTAAATGAGTCTAATTCTTGAAAACCTCTTCGATGATGATGTACTGTTTTATGCCGGATCTATTAAAGATATGTCAGATAATGATATTGAAAATATGTGGGCTGGGGCTAAAATAAAATATCCTAGATCTTTTTTGTCTATTTTTAATATCATACCAAGAAATGTTACTAAGTATGAATTAGAACTTGTTCAAAATGATAATATTACAGGTGCGGTTTTCACAACAGCGTTTAATATTAAAAAAAATTTAGGAATAACGGACGATAAACTAACTATTGAGGCTATTGAAAATTATTATTTAGATCCCAATAATGATGTTCTAACACTAATGACAAACAATACAACATTGGACGGAATTACACCTAGAAAAAAATCTAGAAGAAACAAAAACCCTGTATTGTTTAGACAAGGATCTGTTCCATTATTCTTTATATTTGAATCTAGAAAAAGGGTTGATATTTATAGAGAAAACATGAATAAACAAAATGATAATTCTTATGTGCAAATCGATGATAATATTGCATTGATAAGCAAATATTCTAACATGACTCTATTGGATGTTCACTCACCTTCTGCATCCATGAAACTAAATGCAGTTTATGGCTTTACACATAAAAATGAATTAAAGAAATTGAGTACTAATAAAGAAATTGATGAATATAGTAAAAAGACATTGCAGGAACCTGTTAGATTGAATGATTTTACTGGACTTTTTGATTGTATTAAAAAAAATATTCCATTAACTAGTATTCCAGTTGTAGAATAATATATTTCACTAGGATAAATGGAGAAAACAAATACTTTTTATTTTACTCCTGTTTTTTTAGAACCTACCTTAAAACATTCATTATTGAATATATATAAGTATACGTTCATAATCGTTTTTGAAATATTTACAGTTTTAATTTTAATATTTATATTTTTCAAATCAGAAATAAAAATGCTATTTTTTAATGATTATATAAATGATAGTATGTTTAAAACATTGATGAAAACTAGTCTTTCATGCAATGGTAATAATTTAGTAATTTCTGGTTTACCAAACAAAAATAATGTTAATGCATTATATATAGATAATAAAAAACCAATCATATACGATAAATGTAATGAAGTTTTAATGTCAATAAATGGATCACATAAAATATATCTTAACGATATTCTTAGAAAATGATGATTCCTTTATTAAATATTTATCAGAACAAGATGATGAGACTACCATTTCAGATATTGAAAATGTTACAAGTTATTTAAACTTCTTATTAATGATATTGATACAATCAAAAGATAAATTGGAATCGATTGGATATTATTATGAACCACTATCAGAAAAATTTAATACATTAGTAGATTTCAGTAATATGAAAACTTTTCGTACACTATATAATAGAATACCAATAAATGTTTCAAAATCATCTATAAATATTAATAAAGGAAATTTATCAGATTTTGTAACTACTTTAATTAGATTAAAAAAAGATTATAATGTAAATATTCCAGAAACTACAACATATATAGATCCTAGAGAAGATATAAGATTTAATAATATACTATCTATACTTAATAAAAATGAATAAATAAATTTTAAATGAAAGATGGACGGGTATATAAAGTTAATTTTGGGTCCTATGTTTTCTGGAAAAACAACAGAATTAGTTAGAATAGTTAAAAGATATAAAATAGCAAATTATAAATGCTGTGTAATAAAATATTATAATGATAATAGATGTGATGAAAGTATAGTAAAGACGCACGATGGAGTTTACATTGATTCTATTTCAACATTAAAACTTAACGATATAATTTATGAAATGGATAATGTTGATGTTATTGGAATTGATGAAGGTCAATTTTTTAATGATATAGTGGAATTTTCTGAAAATATGGCAAATAAAGGAAAAATTGTTATTGTTTCGGCATTAGATGCTACATATCAAAGAAAAACATTTGGTAATATTCTAAATTTAATTCCATTATCTGAAAAGGTAATAAAATTAAATGCTATATGTAAAATATGTTTTAATGATGCTGCATTTACAAAAAGATTATGTGACGATACTAAAATTGAACTAATTGGTGGAGAGGATAAATATAGTTCTGTTTGTAGAAAATGTTATTTTGCCGGTAAATAAAAATTGAATATTTAAATATTTTTTGTTGAGGTAGTCGTTTTATCTACTAAGGTAAAATGGGGATCGAACACGAATTTGATATTTTCATTGTAAGCGATGATATATCAATTAATAATGCAGAATTGATTAAGGGAGATAGTTATGGATGTTATATAGAATTTAAAACAAAACAGAAAAAAACAATTGATGTTGTATTTGTTCTTCAACCCGATTGGTCAGATGCAAGTATTAAAGAAATTAAGGCAAAATTAAATGGTGAGATAATTGATACTACTATTGTATCAAAATATCTATATAAAATTGTACAAAGATGTTCATTTACAATTACATCTAATTCTATACTTGAACTATTTAGTGATACAAATAAAGAAATGAGTGATAAATATCCATTTGTAAGTATTAATCTAAATAAGAAGAAATATAAAATTGTTAAATGTGGTTATAGTTATGTTCATGTGAATTCCCCTATTGAAAATGGTGACAAGTTACTGTTTTGTGATGAAGAATACTCAAATTACGAAACGGAAAGTGATGATGATGATTATAATGATGATGAATATGATTACTAATCTTTATTTGGTTAAAAACTAATAATAAATAATTGAATATATACATAAATTTTATCAAAATATTATTTAAAAATGGAGCCGGTATCAATGGAAAACCCATTGATATACTTTGATGATATTGATGATGAATTAGAATATGATCCAAATAGTTCAATGGAACCAATAAAAAAAATACCATATCAAGGACAATTAAAACTACTACTTGGTGAATTATTTTTTTTAACAAAATTACAAAAACATGGAATTTTAGACGGGTCTACAGTTGTATATATTGGATCTGCTCCAGGAATTCATATTAAATATATACGGGATCATTTTTTATCTATGAGTGTTATTATAAAATGGCTATTAATTGATGGAAGACAACATGATTGTAATTTAGAAGGATTGCGTGATGTAACTGTAATAACTAAGTTTGTTGATGAAACATACATAAGAAAGTTACAAAAAAAATTATACCCATCAAAAATAATTCTAATATCTGATATAAGATCAATTAGAGGAGGGAATGAACCAAATACATATGATTTATTAAATAATTATGTTTTACAAAATGTTATGGTGAGTATCTTAAAACCAGTAGCATCTAGTCTAAAATGGAGATGTCCATTTCCTGATCAATGGGTAAAAGATTTTTACATACCATATGGTACAGAAATGTTACAACCGTTTGCTCCTAAATATTCTGCAGAAATGAGATTAATAACTATTTACAATAACGATCCAATAAAACTTAGATTGATTACAAAAAAAGATGCTATAAAATATGAAAAAAAGATGTATTATTTTAATAAGATAGTAAGAAATAGAATTGTTATAAACTTTGATTATTGTAACCAAGAATATGATTTTTACCATATGTATTATATATTAAAAACTATATATACTAATAAAGTTTTTACAGATATAAAATCAAAGGTATTATATCTACATCAATCTATTTTTAAGTTTCTTAAGATACCAATATCTAGTACTGAAAAAATACATTATGAACCAACACAATGTAAAGTATCTGGCAAAAATATTATGTCTAAAAACAGAAGTGTTAAGAAATCCATACGCTATAATAAGTAGAGATATTTTATATAAATATGATTATGATGTAGTATATGGCGATTTAATTACAATTATAACAGTATCTCATAAAATAGAATCATATAAAATAGTATTTCAAGTTTTTAATGAATCATCTATAGTTTATACTCCAATAGAGAATGATTATGGATATCCTATAATAATAACATCATTTAATCAACCTGGTCATAATAAAATACCAGTAAACTTTCTATATATAGATGTTGTAGCATCTGACTTATTTCCTAGATTTGTAAGATTGACACCAGATGAAATTTCAGTAGTTCATAGTGTATTGGCCATTGGTGATGGAAAAGAAAGTTTAAAGTTACCAAAAATGTTAGAAACTGAATTATCTGCAAAAATTTTATACCATAAAGATATACCATTGAAAATTATAAGGTTTTTTAATGGAAATATGGTAACAGGTGTAGAGATATCTGATAGATCTATTGTTTCTGTTCATAATTAAATCATAATAAATAATAGACATACTATTGAAATAAGCAGTAATGGAAACCATCTAGGATTGATAATTGGAACATCTATATCCTGATTAAGATATTTCATACGAAATATATCATTATTAAAAAAAGATATCCCACCACATACATTTTTTACATTTATATCACCCCCAGTTACATTAATATTACCTAATGTTATAGTACAATCAGAAACATTACATCTTTCTATATTTTTTTTTAAAGACTTTACTATTAAAGCATTTTTTAATTTACATGGTTCATACCAACAATAATATGGCAATTTAAGATCTTCTCCTATTTTTATTATACTATCATCTGGGTTCATACATCTACATATTATATCATTATTGTTATTACAAAATTTATATATATAATCATCTGTAAATTCATCCGACATATTAGTAAAAAAAATACTTTTAATTTATAATATAAAAGGGAAAAAATATTATGTTACTTTATATATTTAAGTAAAAAAACAAATAACTAACAAATGGCAGTAATATCTAGAGTAAGTTATAGTTTATATAACCAAGAAGAAATAAACGCCACAGATATATTAATAAATCATAATAAAAACGATGATGATATTGGAACTGTTAAAGATGGAAGATTGGGTGCCATGGATGGTTCATTGTGTAGAACATGTGAGAAAACAGAACTTAAATGTTTTGGTCATTGGGGAAAGGTTAGATTATATGAAACACATATATTAAAACCAGAATACATAGGTGAAATAACAAGAATTTTAAACCATATATGTATAAGATGTGGTTTTTTAAGATCTAGAGAGGCATATACAGAAGATTTATCTAAACTTTCATCCCATGAACTTAAGAAACTAAAAGAAAAACTTTTATCAAAAAAGAAATCTTGTTGGAATAGTAAATGTATGCAACCATACCATAAAATAACATTTTCAAAGAAAAAGGTTTGTTTTGTAAACAAATCTGATGATGTACCCGTTCCAAATGCTTTAATCTATCAAAAAATAACATCAATTTATAGAAAATTTTGGCCACTTCTGGAAATATATCAAAAACCGGAAAATCTTTTTTACAAAAATTTTTTTCCGGTACCGCCTCTTATAATAAGACCCGCTATTAGTTTTTGGATTGATAGTATTCCTAAAGAAACAAATGAAATAACATATTTATTGGGAATGATAGTAAAATATTGTAACATCAATGCCGATGAACAGGTTATACAAAAAGCTATTATTGAATATGAGGATAATAAAATTATATCCAATAATACAACAAGTATAAACTTATCATATATAACATCTGGTAAAAATAATATGATAAGAAGTTACATAGTTGCTAGAAGAAAGGATCAGACAGCTAGATCTGTAATTGGACCAGATACAAATCTTACAATTAACGATGTTGGAATTCCGGGATATATAAGGAATACATTAACAGAAAAAATTTTCATTAATGCATTTACTATTGAAGAAGTTAAAAAATTATTTACCGATAATAAAATTAAGTTTTATTTTAATAAACGGTTAAATCAATTAACACGAATTAAACAAGGTAAATTCATAAAAAATAAAATACATATGTTAGTTGGAGATTGGGTAGAGGTTACATTAAAGGAAAATACTAGTATAATTTTCGGTAGACAACCATCACTTCATAGATATAATGTAATTGCTTCCACTATTAAGTATACGGATGGTGATACAATAAAAATACCACCAGGTATTGCAAATTCACAAAATGCCGACTTTGACGGAGATGAAGAATGGAATATTATAGAACAAAATCCTAAATCTATAATTGAACAGAGTATACTAATGTATCCTACAACGCTACTGAAACATGATGTTCATGGAGCTCCAGTATATGGTTCTATTCAAGATGAAATTGTTGCGGCGTATTCACTATATAGAATGGTTGATTTATCTTTAGATGAGGTAATGAACCTTCTTGGTAAATATGGATTAGATTTCTTATCTAAAAATAATAATAAAAAAACATATACTGGGAAAGATATTTATGAATATTTGATTGGTGAACCAGTAAATTATTGTAACATAATAAGCAATGGTAAACTTATAACTGATAGTGTTGGAAGTGATCTTGTAGTGGCAATGAGACATATGTCACTAGCTGGACTAATATCAGATTATAAATCTAATGTGGAAGGTATTGAATTCATTATAAAATCTTCATATGTATTTAAAAGATTTTTGACTATATATGGTTTCTGTGTAACTTTTAAAGAGTTAAGGCCTAGTCCAGAATTCACTAATCGATTAGATGCACTTAATGCTGAGAAAATAGAATTGATTAAAGATTCTTATAATAGATATCTTAATGATGTTGAATCTGGAAAAATATTACCACTATCAAAAAATATGGAAATAGATGCAATAGATTCAATGCTTTCTAACCTTACCAATCTTAATATAAAAGAGATAGAAAATTACATGAGAGAAACATTACAATCAAATCCTGAAAATAATTTACTAAAGATGGCAAGAGCTGGCTATAAAGTAAATCCTACAGAGTTAATGTACATTTTAGGAACCTATGGTCAACAAAGAATAGAAGGTGATTTACCAGAAACCAAAATTATGGGTCGTATTCTACCATATTTTTTACCTGATTCAAAGGATCCAGAAGGTCGTGGATATATATTGAATTCATTATCTAAAGGATTAACGGGATCACAATATTACTTTTCTATGCTTGTTGCAAGATCACAATCAACAGATATTGTTTGTGAAACATCTAGAACAGGAACATTGGCTCGTAAGATTATAAAAAAAATGGAAGATGTTGTAGTTGATGGGTATGGTCAAATAGTATATAATGGTATTCTAGTAAAATATGCAGCTAACTATACAAAAATATCAGCATCTGATTGTAAAACTGTTGAATTGATATATCCAGATGAATCAATGGTATGGTTTTTAGAAATAAGTGCTATTTGGGAACGAATTAAAAACGGTTTCATATATTCACAAAAACAAAAAGTTTCTAAGAAAACATTAGCTCCATTTAATTTTTTGGTATTTATTGAACCAGTTAAGAGTAATGAAACAGTTATTAATACAAAGGAACTATATGATATGATTCAGAATGTAATTGAACACGTTAAAGAAAACTATTACTTTACCATATCAAATATTGATTTTATTGAATATATTTTCTTAACTCATTTGAATCCATCAAGAGTTAAAATATCAAAGAATACAGCTGTAAATATTTTTAAAAATTTTTACAATAAGTTAAACTATAGTTTAGGTGGTGGTACACCAATAGGTATTATCTCGGCACAGGTTCTGTCTGAAAAATTTACACAACAGGCATTATCTAGCTTTCATACTACAGAAAAGAGTGGTGCTGTAAAACATAAGCTAGGTTTTAATGAATTCAATAATTTAACTAATCTAAGTAAAAGTAGAACCGAAATTATTACACTAATATCTGATGATATTGAAAAATTACAAAATATTAAAATAAACTTTGAATTTGTTTGTTTGGGTGAATTAAATCCAAATATATCAGTAAAAGAAATTGATGATAAGTATTATATTTATATAGATATAAACAGATTGTTTATTAAACGTGCTGATCTTACAGAGTTAATCGTAGAGTATATAATAGAAAGATTTGTATCATTTAGTGTACTCATAAAAGAATGGGGTTTGGATACAACTTTGTTGGATGCAGATAATATAAGAATCACAATAGTTGCTATATTTGAAGAACCACAAAAATTATCATTAAATAAGTTTATGATGATATTAACGGGTGCAGCAAATAAAGGTAAAATAAGTAAATATAAGATTCCTATTAATGAATCAACATATTATGATAACTTTAATAATCATAAAAAAGTATATAAAATAACTGTCGAGTTACTTAACTTGAAAGAGTTAGGATCATTTGATTTAGAAAATGTAAATGTTTATCCTGGTGTGTGGAATACATTTGATATATTTGGTATAGAGGCAACTAAATCATACCTATGTGAGGCGTTGTTAAACACATACGGTGAAGGATTTGATTATTTGTATCAACCATGTGATCTATTATCTAGCATACTATGTATGAATTATGAACCCGAATCTATTAATAGATTTAAGTTTGGATCTATTAGTGCATTAAAACGTGCAACCTTCGGAGATAATAAATCATTACTTACTGCAGCTCTTCATAACAAAACAGAATATGTAAATGATAATAGTAGTTGTCATTTCTTCAGTAAAGTACCAAAGATTGGAACTGGTTATTATAAATATTTTATAAATTTAGAAATGTTAACACGACTAGAAAGAAAAATATCTGTTAAACTATCTGAAAAAATGATAGATGACGTTATAAACATAACAGACGACTTTTAAGTATCTACAATATACTTATTTATAATTTGTTTTCTAAATGATACATTTTCTACAAATGCTCCACGTTTTTCTCGCATTGCATGATAAATATACAAAAAGTACATAAATGCTGGTATATCTTTACTCCGTCTAGACATTAAATATGCCATAATAATAGCACCGCTTCTATTAACACCAGCTATACAATGTACTAAAATAGGATAATGTTCTATTTCACACTTTGTTAGTAAATTTGTAGTATAATCAAAATATTTACTTAAATCAGTACATTCATCGTCTATTAGAGGCAAATGAATAATATTTATTGGTGAATTTACAATTTTATATTTTTCAGGTGTTAAATTTAGAATATATTTAAATTTTACATCTGAATATGGAGCATTAATAGCATCATTATAGTTTCCTAAATATACATATTCAGTTACTCTCATCATTTTTGTTGGAGCTTTTGCCTTTTCCAAGTAACCAGTTGATTTCAATAATACATTTTCGTATAAACTTTTTTTATCCATTTATATTGCTACAAATGGATAAAACAACATTAAATGTTAATGGTGTAGATTTAGAGTATTTTAGAGAAAAGGAAGCTGATTCTATTCGTGTTGCAAAAAAATCAACATTATGTTTTTTTGTTTTAATTTTTACAATTAGTATATTACTGTTATGGTTTCAAGTATCCGATAATTCAATATTTACTGAATTATTACGATATACAAGAATAAAAAACACAGTAAAGGGTTGGCGACCATTAGTTGAATCAAAAAGTATTATAGAATCTGATAAAGGAAGGTTAATGGCATCTGGAAGAGATTACATATTTAACTTTAATTGTGTAGATTATGGTGAGTATTTTATACCTGTAAGAATGGATAAAAAAACATATTTACCACAGGCTATTCGTAGGGGTGTTGGTGATGGTTGGAGAGTAAGAAAAGCAAATAAAGTTGATTTATCAGCACATCAATTTTGTGAACATTTAATAAAAACACAATCTGAAAATGTTATTACCTGTGGTAATGATATGATGGATAAAATAGGGTACAGTGGTTATTTTGCAGGACCAAACTGGTGCAGTGAATTTCATAGTTATATTAATTAATTATAAACAACATATGTAAACAATGCTCCTGCTATAAACCACAATAGATTTGAATTAACATTAAATATCATCAATATAATTGTAAATAAAATTATACATACTCCCAAAACCGTAATATCAAATAGTCCAAAAAATGAAAATAATGGATTTGTCATAATATAGGAAAGGTGTGGAAATCTATTGGATGCCCATAAACCCAACCTATTCCAAATACTAGATTTCATATTTTCTATTCTTTTGTGTGATAATGATTTTTTATCACTTTCCACAAATTTATATGCTTCGTTCAATACCTGTCTGTTAATGTTTAGATCCTTTTCTAGTCTTGTCATTTCAAAATTTAAACTTGTTGATATACCACCCATATTAAGAATGGAAGTAATTAATTCTTTCATTTTAGAAATTCTTATAATATATGCAGAGAGACAAAAATCATAACCACCTGTATATGTATATATTGTGTTTTTACTATCTTGTGCAAGTAACAACGATCTAGTATTACCATTATATAGAGTTTCTTTAAGTTGTAAAATATCTATATTCTTTTTATACATCGCGGTTATAACTTCTGTAAGAAAATTACTATCAAATAGAGTATTTTCATCTTCTATAACAACGATAAATTTATTTTCCTGATCGGTTATATTAACTTTTTTATACGCCTCCCATAAACTGAAATGATTAGCCATTGATTTTTTTGATTCAGATGTACATAGAACATTGCAAATACCTGTAAAATATTCTTTGAAATTATCAACGTTGCTTTTTTCTACCTTTTTCCATAAATAGTACCTATATAGTAATGTAGGAATATTATCATGGTTATTAACCCCAGGGGTTTTATCATCTAAAACAGCTTGCAAGTCTACTGATTTAGTTTTGGCATCTGGAATGGTAGGAAAAACATCCTCAGGAGGTCTATTGACTATTGGAATTATAAAGACAGGAACCGTTTCATTATCTTCTTTTGGTTTTGCAGCCATTTAATTATTAAAATTATATGTTGATAACTGTTTTATTCTAGTTATATTTTTATCTATCCATATGGATACATCATCTACATATGTAGATAAAAATCTATAAAATGAATATTCTAAATCATCTCTATTTAACGAATCGTTAAAATATACAAACACATCACTATCTGGCAATAGATCATATCTTAATATATTATAACAATTGATCTTATTTTGTAAATGATTATTGTCGATTAATGTTTCATCGAATGGAAATGGATCACCAAATCTAAAAACATATAATGCTTGTAATGAATAATAGTATTTTAATATATTATTTACAAAAAGATTATTCATAGATATAATTATTTTTTTTCTTTCAATCTCTATTTTTAAATGAGTTGGAAATATAACTAATTTTGCAACATTTGTATTATTATATCTAATAAGTACCCTTAAATCACTGTGTGTTGTTAGATCTTTAAAATCTTTGAATGTTTTATCATCATGTTCATTAATATTAATAGGTTTTGATATTTTATTATAATATGATTCATTATTATAAAAATCCATCATTTTAACAATTAATGTGTAATTAGTAAAAAATTTTATTGATGCTGGTGGTGTTTCTTCCAGGTATATCTCTACATCGTAATTCTGAATTGTTTTAGATCTTTCTATTGATAATAATTTTTTTAGTTCTAAAGAAATTCTTTGTAAATGACTATTTAACTCTTCTGGCATAATTGATGTGTATACATCCGTTAATAGAATTATTGTGTCTAGGTCACCTTTTTCACATATTTTTGTTTTTAATAAAAAATCATATATAATTAATGACAATATATATTTTATAGATGATTCTTCTACTTGTTTTTTCTTTGATTTCATATAAGACAGAATAAAGTCAGCGCTACTATTTAAAATAATTACAAGTACAACTATATAATTTAAATTAAGAACTTTTGATTGATGGAAAAGTTCACTTGACGAAACGTGTGTATCAAATAGATTAGCAGATAATCTTAAAAAGAATATACCTTTTTTTATTTCATTAGCAAACTTTTTTTCATAAATTTGTCTCCTAGAATTTATCTCTATTAAAAAATTTAATATAATTCTATTTATATTATATTTCATAATCCATGTTTGTGATTTCATTATATTATCAAATGACATTATAATATTAAAAATAAATCGTTGGCTGTGAATAAAATAACTATATGGTTCACTTAAAAATATAGACTTATTATACGTTGACACTATTATATTGTCTTTTATAACATCTGCAGCATCTAAATTAAATATTGGTATGTTTATACCACATATTTTGCAATACGCTATTCCATCTTCATAATATATGAATTCAGATGCAAAATTATTAACTTTATTAAAGTATTCTAGATCAATTTTTAACACATCAATAAGTTTTATTTGGTGTTCACATGGAGGTTGCTCAATTTTTAATTCATAAGTTAGTGATTTTGGTTCATCTATTTCTATTATTTGTTTATCAATAACATCTCTAAATACTACTTTATCATCATCTATTAGAATTGGAAATAGATCTCGTAAATACTGATTAGATAAAAATATATAACTATATAAATATTTATTTGTTAGTAATGGGATAATTATTTTACCCCATTCTAATAAACTATTATTATTATCATCGGAAAATGTATTTTTATATTTTTTTCCTGTTTCTTCTAAATATACGTATTTTACATCTAAGAAGTCTTTAATTACTATTGGTATAGACACACCATCTACTTTATATATGTAAATATATCTCATATTTAGTTTTCTTCTGGAAATTGGTATTCCTATATGTCTACATAAATAAGCAAAATCTAAATATTTTTTTGAGAATCTTAATTGGTCTATATTTTTAGATACATACGTAATCATATCTTTCATATTAAATGGTATTTCCCTAATTTCTGGATCTGAATCTGTATTAAAGTCAGAAATAAGATCACTGGATCTGTAATTTATATTAATATCACCACTTATATCATCATTAACTAAAACATTTATTCTTCGTTGCCTAATAAACATATCTAAAGTATTAAAGAACAAATTATATAAGTTAAATGTCATATCATCATTTTTATTATTATATTCAGTTATTGATAGAGATGAAATATCTTCCTTAATATTTTGTTCAAATTTATAACCGATATAAGAAAATATAGATATAAGTGTTTGATTATCTACATTTATATTTTGTTCTATTGTATTATATAATAGTCTAATATCCTCTTCTGTTATACTAGAAACATTATATAAATTAATAATAAATATATTTTTATTTTTATCTATAAAATCAGAGTATGATTTAGGTCCTGTATTTGGATCATTAATATATGCCTTTATCTTTGGTATAATTTCTATCAGAATTGTTTCTTTTGATTCCATTTAATGTTATAAACAAGCTAAAAAAAATTATACAATTATTTATTATTTGTGTATATAAAAATGAAATAATAATTATTATATTTTATATATATAAAATTTTTAATATTTGTAATAGAAAGTTTTATATTAATTATAAACCATTACTGGTTTTACGGAAACTTTAATAAATATATATAATCTATAAAATAATAATAAGTCATCAAAAAACTTGTTAAAAGAAAAAAATACTTCAGGTGTAAATATTTACAATATTAACCAATGTAAAAATGAAATATTATTTTATTTTTTAAAAAATAATAATTTCTAATTAAACTTCAAAATAAAATATATCATCTAAATTGAAATTATATACATATTATAAATAAATTATGGCGTGGTCTATGAATCTCGGTAATGGTGGCGATAGCTTCAAAACACTTGAAGAAATTAGAGCACATCTAAAGTCAACTACAGAAGAATCTATTGATAAAAATGATGATATTTTTCCAGAAGATATTATAATTCCTCCAAAAAATGGTACACGACCAAAAAAAACCGTTGTAAAAAAACCACAACGTGCTTCTAAAAAAGATATTGTACCAGAATATAATAATGTAGAAGAAAACGATAATTTTAATGATAATGAAAATAATGATGATGATGATAATGATATTAAAGATGACTCAAATGACATTATTAGTGGCACAAAACCTAAAAAAGCAATTAAACTTCTAAGTAAAAAGACTAATCAAGATGATGATACAGATGATGATAAAGAAAAAAATACTATAAATGATGATATTAAACTAGTAATAGATAGTATTTCGGAGAATCTTAAACTAATAAATAAAAAGGTTCAATCAGTTTCTGTTGTTCTTTCAGAGATTCAAATTGCTTCTGTTAATAGAAACTTTTCATCACTTAGTAAAAGTGTTAATGAACTAAAAAATCTTGGGGATGGGGAAAAAGAACTTGTATCTAGTACTAAAAAAAGAGTAACTAAAAAAAAGTAAATGTTTTGATTTTTAATGATTAAATGCGTAGATTATATTATAAGCTCGGTAAACTTTTTTTAGATAAAGATTTGACTATACATGTAAAAGGTGACAATCCAGCATATGAAATATTAGAACATATTAAAATACCTGAACATCTTACAGATGTAATAATATATGAACAGACGTATGAGCAGTCTTTAACTGGCTTAATTTTTGTAGGTAAAGATTCTAAAGGACGTACACAATATTTTTATGGTAAACTACATGTAAAAAAAAGAAATAGTAACAGAGATGATATTTTTATACGTGTTTATCGTGTCATTAACAGAATAAATGATTTTATAGATAATAATATATCATTAAAAAAGAAATCAGACGATGTATCATTTCAATTAGCTGTTTTTATGTTAATAGAAACAAGTTTTTTTATTAGAATGGGAAAACTTAAATATTTAAAAGAAAACGAAACTGTAGGATTACTTACTTTAAAAAATAAACATATATTTTTAGATGATAAAAAACTGTTTATAAGATTTACCGGAAAGGATAAGGTTAAACACGAATTTATTGTACACAAATCAAATAGATTATATAAGTGTGTTATTAAATTATATAATAGTGAAAAGCAAGAAAATTTTTTGTTTAATAAGTTAAATGAAAGAAGAATTTATGATTTAATGAAAAATTTTAATATACGACTAAAGGATTTACGAACCTATGGTGTCAATTATACATTTTTATATAATTTTTGGAATAATATCAAATCTCTTACACCTTTACCAACAATTAAAAAATTAATAACCATTTCAATAAAGGAAACCGCAGAAACAGTTGGCCATAGTCCTTCAATTTCTAGAAATGCATATATGGCAATTACTGTACTAGATTTTTTAATTCAGGATTCTGAAATTATTACTAGTATAAAAGATATTACTTTTAATGAATTTGTTAATATAATAATAGAATATATTGAAAATAGGTAGTGTTATTAATAGAATATAAATATATTATAAATAGATTATAAAAAAAATGGATTCAAAATTTAAAACCCTTTCAATGACTTTTTTTTCTGGAGATTTGTCAACTGTAGATATAATGGCATTGAATATATACTTATTTAAAAAATATCCGAATGATATTATATTTTCAATTAATAAGGAAACAAGTAAATTTATTTTTGATTTTATTTATGATAATTTTAGGGCATCAGACTATCTTAACATTAATATAGATGATATAACATTGGATGATTGTAATAAATATGCTACAATGATAGCCACCGACTTTACCACATATAACATAATTAAAGATGATGTAGAAAAATATATAACGTCATCTAACATATTAAAAAGATTTATTAAATCTTATAAAACAAACAATAATAAATTTAACAAAAAAATAAATAATGCTAATAAAATATTATCAATTTCTAAAAGTAAAGGTATAGATTATCAATATATTAAAGACTTGTCATTCATATGTTAAATGGAAAAAAAACATTATTTATTTAATAAATACATAATGGAAGAGGATAATATATTTGATACATCAGTATATAAATATATAAATGAATTAATAAAAGTTTATAAAAATATTAAACCACATTCACCAACAGATGATATATATGATGAAGTTGAGGCAGTTATTATAAATCCTCCTTTAATAACATTAACAAATGTATTTAATATATCAACAAAAATAGAATCTTATATGTTATTTACAGTAACCAATAAGGAAGATGGTTTTAAAATAAGATCACGTTTAAATATGTCAAATATTTATGGTTTAGATATTAAAAATGTCCAATTAATTGATTCTATAGATAACATAATTTGGGAAAAAAAGAAACTTATTACAGAAGAAAAAGTAGATGAAAATTGTATAATTAGGCATTCAACTGAAGAAAAACATATATTTTTAGATTTTAAAAAATATAATTCATCTATAAAAATAGAATTTGTTAACCTAATTCAGTCTAAAATAAAGAATATTTTAGTAGATTTTAAACTTAAATATTTTTTGGGTTCTGGTGCTCAGGGAAAAAGTTCATTGTTACATGTATTAAACTATCCAAAATGTAAACCTAATATGTCATTAGAATTTGAAATTTTACATAAAGATAAACCAATTAATGAAACAGATTTATATAATGAGTTAGTTACTATATATAGAAATATATTTATGGGATATCCTAAAAACATATTTTTAAAAAGACAATTATCGTATCCTATACATACATATATGTTAAAAAAGCAAGATATTAGTGGTATTTCATTAGATGATCTTTATATTACGAATAAAACAGATGGTGTTGGAACATATATTACTATATTAGACAGTGGAATATATTGTTACTTTTCTCATTTAAATTATACTATACGTTATGATATAAATAAAAAGATTAATACAACCACCGTTAAACTTTATGGAGAGGGATTAAAATATGATGGTAAATGGTCAATATACTTAATAAAACTTATTACACCATCATTCGATGATAGGTTTAAAGAAAAAGAATTTGTATCAAATGAACTATTAAATATAAGTGATAAAATTCAAATTAAAACTAAAAAATATTATGGACCATTTACAACTCACTCTGAATTAATTGATACAATAATTGAATATCTACCAAATCAACAAGAAGGATTGGTTTTATTTTATAAAACTGGTGAAAACTCAAATAAAGATTATAAAATAAAAAATGATAATACTACTGATCATATGATTAATGCAATATATAGATATATGTCTAGTGAACCAGTTATTTTTGGAGAAGATAATACATTTGTAGAATATAAAAAATTTAGTGATGAAAAAGGATTTCCAAAAGAATGTGGAACTGGTAAATTAATATTATCTGATAATGTAAAATATCTTAATAATATATATTGTATAGAATTTTATAATATATATAACACTGTTGGATTAAATAATGTTGTATTACCAATAAAATTCATATCAGAGTTTTCTTCCAATGGTAACTTTCTAAGACCAAGAATAGATAAAACAGCAAAATATATTAAATGTGATTATTTTGGAAATCAATATAATGTTGTACTTGAGCATATAATGGATCAACAGTTAAAAATTACAGATATTTTTGATGATAATAAATTATCTGATATAGGTCAAAAATATAATATTGAAAAGAATAGATTAAATCCAGATATATCATACTTTACAAATAAAAGAACACGTGGACCACTTGGAATATTATCAAATTATATAAAAACATTATTGATATCATTATATTGTTCTAAAACATTTTTAGATAATTCTAATAAACGCAAAGTGTTAGCAGTAGATTTTGGTAATGGTGCAGATTTACAAAAGTATTTCTATGGTGAAATATCATTATTAGTTGCATCAGATCCAGATAAAGATGCTATAAATAGATGTATTGAAAGATATAATAAACTTAACTCTGGAATAAAATCAAAGTATTATAAGTTTGATTATATTAACGATACAATTAGGTCAGAATCTTATATATCTAATATTAGAAAGGTATTCTTCTTTGGAAAGTTTGATATAATTGACTGGCAATTTGCTATACATTATTCATTTCATAAAAAATATTATTCTGTTGTTATGAATAATTTGTCTGAATTAACCGCGTCTGGTGGAAAAGTTTTAATAACCACAATGGATGGTGATAAACTATCTGAAATTACTGGTATAAAAAAATTTATAATTAATAAAAAATTACCAGAAAGTGAAAATTATATGAGTATTGAAAAAATATCTAATGAGACTATACTAGTTTATAATCCATCATCTATGTCTAAACCAATGGAGGAATATATTATTAAATATAAAGACATCTCCAGAATATTTTTAGAATATGGATTTGAATTAATTGACTGTGTTCATTTCAATACAATAATTGATAGAAGTAATAGATTTATTAATAATGTATCAAAAATGGAACAGAGAGAATCAACAAAAAACTTTTTTGACCTTAATAGAGAGGTATTAAATGATAATATAGATGATATAAATGAATTGTTAGAGTATTACATTGTTTATGTCTTTTCTAAGAGGTAAATATAGATATGATAATTTAGAATCTATTTTTGAAAATCTAAATGAATTAAATAGATTTAAAAATATTAATTTTATAGTTTTATATGTATAATCTATATACTCATCACTATAACTAGATAAAGTAATTGTTGATTTGGGATATAATATATCTGTTTTATCAAAAAGGTCTTTATTAATAAATAACACATCTAGAATTTTAGTATTATTTCTATATAAAAACTTTGCGATACCAAAAATTGTTTCATTATCAAATCTTGCCATAAAATCATATATATGTATAGCATATAGTTTTCCAGATAATCCTCTTTCTAATACTAAAAATTTTTCATTTTGAATTTTTTTTATATCATCTGGAAATATTAATCCATAATCTTGTATAATATTACTAAATTTTAAAATGTCAAAATCCATTGATATAGATATTATTCGTATAAAAGATAATATATATCCTAGAATATTTAATTTAGATATTGAAACATTTTGTATTGTAGGAAACAAAATAAAGTTTATAAAAGATATTATAAAGTCATTATATGAATTTAATATTTTCATGTGTGAATATAATATAACACCTGATAAACTAGGAACATTAGAAGTAAACCTATTAAATTCGAGTTTTAAAATTAATAATAGATTTATTACAATTGAAGAATTTAAATCGTATGGTTGCCCTTTACATTGGTGTAAGTATATACAGTATACGTATAATGATAATGATTATGATAATATTAAGATTTATGATATGATATATAAATACAATAATGATTGGTCTAGAATTATTTTTTTACAATGTCCATATATAAAAGATTCATCATATGAAACGTTTTTAACTAATCCATTTAGTATCGGTAGTGATCATTCTGCATTTAAAAATATTCTTATACGATCATATATTAATTCTTTGATTTTTAATAATAAAACATCTCCATTATATAATTTTTTAAATTACTTAGTACAACCTAAAATAAAAAAAATAAAAGTCTTAATAGATAATAATTCATATGATGATTTAAAATTAGTAACTTTATCATATGATAGAAATAGATTTAATGCCTTTATATATGCATGGTTTAACAAACAGGCTATTACTAGTAACAAAAAGGAAAATGAAAATATAGAAAAAGAACTTAAACTATTATCTATATTATGAAAAGTGTAACGATTAAGTATAGACCATATATTATAGAGTATGATAACGATTGGGAACCTATAATATGTAAATTAGTTGAGTGTTATAACGAGGTAGCTATTTGGATATTAAATGATGAAACATCACCTGAGCCTGAAAACTTTTTTAAGCAATTGAAAGTTCCACTAAGAGATAAAAGAGTATGTGTATGTGGTATAGATCCATATCCTAAAGACGCAACTGGTGTACCATTCGAATCGTTAAACTTTTCAAAAAAAACAATTATTGCTATTGCGTCAAAGGTTTCAACTATTACGGGTATAACTGGATATAAAGGATTTAACCTAAATAACATAGATGGTTTAATACCATGGAATTATTATCTAAGTTGTAAAATTGGTGAAACAAAAAGTCACTCATTACATTGGAAAAAAATTTCTAAATTACTGTTACAACATATAACCAAATATGTAAATGTATTATATTGCTTAGGAAAAACAGATTTTTCAAATATAAGATCTTTGATAGAAACACCTGTAACAACTATAGTTGGGTATCATCCAGCTGCTAGAGATAAACAATTTGAAAAGGATACATCATTAGAAATAGTTAACCTATTACTAAAAGTTAATGATAAACAATCTATAAATTGGAGTCAAGGATTTATATTTTAAATAATATATATCTTTAGTGAAAATTTAACTATTGATATAAAATGGACATACGTATAGAAAATAATTTACATATTTTCGTATTAAAGAACATAGCTGTATCATCTGAAAATAGACAAAAAGAAGATTCTAGATTTGTTGAAATTTTTACATGTGATGAATTGGAGGAATATATAAAAAATAATCCTACATGTACATTATTTGAGTCTATTAGAGATGAAGAAAATTATTCAATTGTTAGAGTATTTTTTGACGTTGATTTGGATGTTGTTTTAGATGAAATTGACTTTAATTTAGCGTTAGAATCATTCATAATAGATGTATCTACATTTGTTGCAAATTTTGCTAATAAACAATGTAAAACTAATAAAAAATCCATAATTAAGTCAATGAGATCAAACTTTTCTATAACTAAGTCTACTAATACTGAACATACTAGTTTTCATATGATCTTTATTAATACATATACAACTATTAATACATTAATTTATATGAAAAAACCATTACTGGAATTTATTAGATTATCAGATAATCCACTTATAAAAGCTATAGATCCAGCTATATATAGAAGACATACTACATTAAGAATAGTCGGTACGCGTAAAACTTCTAATAATAATAATATACATATTAAACAACCTCCAAATACAAATATTTCAGATTATTTGTTTTCTTATGTTGATTTCAACAAAAATTCTACATACTTTTGTTTAAATAATAATGAAAGTATTTATCAAAGTGTGTGGGAACCTAATTATATTCAGTTCTCTGAAGCTATGAAAAAGGTATCAAAAATATTTGTAAACGAAATTGTAAATTTTAAAGATTTTGACATAAATAATTTTACTATCTTACCTATAGTTGTTGATTACGTTACATCATGTGGATTGTGTAAGAAAAAAATTCACAAACATAACCACCAATTAACTATTAATAACGGATTACTAAAAATATTTAAATTAGGTAATCCACACAGTTGCAAGGTTAAAGTAATATCATTGGAGGGAAATAGATTATTTACAATATCTCAACTTATACTTGATTTAAATGTTATTCACTTAACTGAAAGAGGAGATCACATAGTGTGGATAAAAAATTCATGGAAATTTAATAATGAAGATCCTGCAATAACAAAATTGATTTTAAGCATAAAAGATAGTATTCCTATTGAATATTCTACTGATATACTTTGTCCTAGAAAAAGAAAAGTTATTGAGAATAATCTAAAAGATATGTTAATAGATACTGTCGAAACTGATAATTTTCCACATATATTACCATTCAATAATGGAGTTTTAGATTTAACTTCTAATATATTCTATTATGGAAAGGAAGCAAAGGATTATATTTGTACAATTTCAACAGGTTATAATTTTGATGCAAAAATATTTTATGATGATTTAACTAATGAAATAAATGAACTGGAAAAAATTATCAACGATATACAACCCCAAACCGAAGAAAATAAAATCAATAGAGAACTTTATGAAAGAACTCTTTCAAGTTGTTTACATGGATCCACAAAACAATGTCTTACGTTCTTTTATGGTGAAACTTCAACTGGAAAATCAACAACTAAAAGATTATTACAATCTGCAATAAATGGATTGTATATAGAAACTGGACAAACAATTTTAACGGATATTTTAGATAAGGGACCAAATCCATTTATATCAAGCATACATTTAAAAAGATCTGTATTTTGTAGTGAATTGCCAGATTTTGCATGTTCAAGTAGTAAAAAAATTAGATCAGATAATATAAAAAAATTAACAGAGCCGTGTATAATTGGAAGATCTTGTTATTCTAACAAAATACATAATAGAAACCATGCTTCTATTATTATAGATACTAATTACAGACCCGTATTCGATAGAGTGGATAATGCTTTAATGAGACGTATAGCATTAGTGAAATTTAGAACACACTTTACACATTCTTCAGAGAATGTACGCGATAGATCCGCATATGATGAAATAAAGCCATTGGATGAAAACTTAGATATAAAAATTCAAAGAAAACATTTTAGATATGCCTTTTTAAAAATGTTAGTAAAATGGTATCAAAAATATCATATTCCTATAATGCGTCTTATTCCAACACCAGAAAATGTTCCAGATTTCGTTTTCCACATAAAAATTAACTCGATAATTGTTCCTAGTTCTAGTACTCATAGGAAAATGAGTTCAAAGCTTTTAAAAATAGGATATGTTATAGAAAACGATATCGTTGTATTACCCTCGCAGGTATTTCAACAAAAAATAATCAAACATTTTAATATAAGGATTCATGGTACTGATATTGAAAGTTTTATATCTAAACATAAAAAGTTCGCAAGTGTTAATTTTGATTATCTGGAATATGTATTTCTTGAAGATATTAATACAAATGAGGAAAATGCAAATTAATAAAAATGATTGTTATTAAATGAACGTGGGAATACTTGATTTATTTAAAAATCATGTTAATACAATACCAAATATATTACCTCATCAATTGGCAACATTGGATTTTCTTGTTAGAAAAATAATAGATGAAAATAAAAGCGTTTTATTATTTCATATTATGGGTTCTGGAAAAACTATTATTGCACTATTATTTGCACTAGTTGCGTCAAAATTTAAAAAAGTTTACATATTGGTACCAAACATAAATATTTTAAAAATATTTAATTATAGTATGGATATGGCTATAAATTTATTTAACATGGAATATGTATCTGAAAATATTTTTATTCATTCAACTACAAGTTTTTATTCTCTGAATTATAATGATAATGTTATAAATTATAATGGATTATCTAGATACAATAATTCTATATTTATAATCGATGAGGCACATAATATATTTGGTAATAATACAGGAGAATTAATGACAGTTATAAAAAATAAAAACAATATACCATTTTTATTATTGTCCGGATCCCCTATAACTAATACACCAATAACTCTTTCAAATATTATTAGTCTTATGTCAGATGAGGAAATTAATTTTAGTGATATTATTATTCAGGGTAAAAAGGTATTTCAAATTTTGCTTAATGAAAAAGGTGTAAATCTTTTAAAGAGTGTATTAAAGGGAAGAATATCATATTATGAAATGCCTGATAGTGATCTACCATTAATAAAATATCATGGTAAAAAATTTTTAGACACTAAAGTTGTGTATTGTAATATGGCACCTCTACAAGAAAAAGATTATATAAACGTTAGGAAATTATGTAATAATGAAATGTTTGAAAAAAATATGAATAATGTATCATTGGCAGTTTTAGGTCAACTAAATCTTATTAATAATTTAGATATATTGTTTCAGGAACAAGATAAAGAATTATATCCAAATTTAAAGATTAGTAATGGGATTTTATACGGTGATGAATTAATAAATTTAAATATTAGTTCTAAGTTTAAGTATTTTATTAACAAAATCAAAGATATTAGTGGTAAACATTTTATATATTTTTCTAATTCAACATATGGTGGATTAGTAATAAAATATATAATGTTAAGCAATGGTTATTATGAATATACAGGATCTGTTGGATCAAGTAATAAGTATAAAACCTTTGCAATTGTTACTAGTAAAATGAAATCATCATTGGAAGATTTGTTAACTGTTTATAATTCAAAAACTAATGACGATGGTAGCCAAATAATGTTTTTGTTTTCATCTAACATTATGTCGGAATCATATACATTAAAGGAGGTTATTAATATATGGTTCATGACAATACCAGATACATATTCACAATATAACCAAATTTTAGGAAGATCTATAAGAAAATTTTCATATTCTAATATTAGCGAGCCAGTGAATGTTTATCTATTGGCGACAGTATATTCTGATTTTGATGACGATATAACATCTTTAGATGATTATGGAATAGATGAAATTAATACATTGCCATTTGATATAAAGAAGTTATTATATTTAAAATTTAAAACAAAAGAAACCAATAGAATATATTCTATATTAAAAAATATTTCTGAAGAGTATAGTGTTCCCACACATCCATATATTGTTGAAATAGTACTGGGTGAAATTATACGTCAGTTTTTTTATCATCATTCTCGTATAAAAATAGATGATAACAATCTTATTAATTGTATAAAGGCTATTTTAAATAGCAAAGAAGCAACTAATAAATATATAGAAGATATAGTTTCAGGACATCTTTTTGTTACAAATAAAATTTTTGATAAATCACTTTTATATAAATATAATAATGAAATTATAACGGTTCCATTCAAATTAACACATGAGCCATTTGTATGGGGTGTTAATTTTAGAAAAGAATACAACATAATTTCATCACCATAAAAATGTCCACGTTTACAAAAAACGTATATCTACCTGTTACATTACATCCACATGAATTAAATCTAGATATAAAAAAGAACATAAAAGATGCTGTATATAAAGAGTATTTGCATAGAGAGTCCGGTGGTTTAATGGCAAAAAAAATAGAAATATTTAATGATAAAGTTTTACCATTAGGAGAACTAATTAATAACACTATTCTTGTTAAAGTACCATGTTCTGTAACTTATAAATATTACAAAAACGGAGATGTTGTTAGAGGAACTCTAAATATAGAAGATGAATCAAATGTACGTGTACTTTGTGGAGATTTAATATGCAAACTAGGTAGAGATTCAGGAACAGTATCATTCAATAATTCAAAATATTGTCTTATTCGTAATGGTTCTGTTTATGATAATAGTTCAGAAATATCTGTTGTTTTAAAAGAGGAACAGCAGGGATCCGATTCAAATTTTGTATTTTTTGCCAGTATTATAGACGTATAGTACATTGTTGTTATTTTTAATAAAACGTCTACGAATATACATTACAAAAAGAACAATAAGGAAAATACCAACAATAGCTAAAATAGAATAAAGTGTAGTATTATTAGATGTATCTTTATTCGAACCCTGAGGTGTTGAAGTTGGTGGTTTATTATCATTACCATTTTCTCCACTTGTGCCTACAAGTACAGGGTTTTTAAAATTACACGAAGTCGATGTTACAGGATTTGATGAATATATTTTTAAATCCTTTATTTTATTTTGTTCATGCCTAAAGTTGTTATTAATATATAAAATATTCCCATTATCGTTATTATTAGTTAATTTTCTAAATTCATGAATTTGTTTTATTCCAATATTAATAGGTTTTTTAAATATTATCCAGGTTACATTATTTTTAAATGTATCATATGTTAAAGAACCATTATATGTCCAATAATCTAAACAGTTAGGTAAAAGTTTTGTAAGATCAAAATTTTTAAGATCTATGCTTGTATTTTTTTTAGTAATACTAGGTATTTTATTAAATACTTCTTCTAGATCATCATTATTATTATCACTTGAATTAAATAAAATTGATACAATTGCTATACCTTTATCCTTTGTTAATGCTTCTTCAAAGTTATTATATATTTTATTCCAATGAATAATTTGTAATTCGCAGGCGTATTGAAACCCATCAACCAAATGTTCTGATCCAAAATTTTCATACCCCCAATGAAAATGTGCCTCCTTAGCAATATAAATATTACTAAGTGGACCTTGGTTTATTGTTAATCTATCTTTAGATTTATCATCAAAAATAATTTTAAGAACTCTTCCATCATTTATTAATTTTTTAGATGGTAGTTTATTATTATATGTTATTTGTAAATTTGATAAATAATTTTTATATATTGTTTCATTATTTATAATATCGATAGGTGATTGTTGCATTTAAAAAAATATATTTTTGTATTTTTTGTTTATAAAATTAAAATGAAAAATAATACTTTTAGTAACGACCTAAATATAATATGTCTATTAACTTTTTTGACACACCTAGAGAATTTGTTCTCATTGAACGAGTAGATGAAGTTCCACAAAAAAAAAATATACATGTATTTGCTATATGTGTAACTAGTGATAATATACCGCTTGTTGCAACAAGAAGAGTTTCATTTGCATTTCATGGAATAATGGCAAAAAATAAACATTTTAGTACATCACAAGTTGTTAATATATCAAATGAGTTATTAAAATATATGTATAATAATGAACTTAAAGAAATATGTGTTAGATTAAAAAATAATAAAATAGACATTAATAATAATTTCGAAGAGATAATTTTAATGGGCGGAAAATTAGATAAAAGTGAAACAATAAAAGAATGTCTTTATAGAGAAATACAAGAAGAAAGTGATCATATGTTTTCTATTAAATATATCAAAGATAATTTTTTAAAAGTTACTATAGTAGATAAATTATTTAATAAAAGCTATATAGGTTATTGTACTATATGTTATATAGAAGAAAATATTAAAACAATTTTATCTAAAATATTATATAACGTTGAAGTTATGGGTATAAAATCTTTATTTGATTGTAAAAATAATGATAAGTATAATTATCTTTATTTTATTTATAATACACTTATCAATAGTAAATGAACTACAGATACAATAACCTATTGGAATATATTAGTAAAAGTAATAGGAAATTATCAAAAACATATACATTATATGATGATTGTCAACGAATTCATGCAACTGGATTCATCAATCAGAATTATATGAAATTCCCACTAAATGTATCATTTTGTGCGGTTATTTTAACAAGTGATAATAAATATATAACATGCTCAAGAAATGATTCGTTTTTGTTTAGTGAAATAAAAAGATTAAATAATGTTTCTCGTAAAAGATATCTATTTTCTAAATATTCAAGATACCTACGACGATGGGAACGTAAACAACTATCTAATGAATTAGATATTAATACTAATAATAATATAGATTATGATTATAGTAATATAATATTTCCAGGTGGAATGCCTAATGTAGGAGAAACTGTTTTAGAATGTTTATCAAGAGAGATAAAGGAAGAAATAAATATGGATAGCAAAGATATTTTTATTGATTCTAGATTTTTTGTACACTTATACATTGATGATATTATGATAAATAAGTTTTTTAATACCATACTATTCTTTGGAGAAACGTATCTATCTAGTAAACATATAAGAGAAAATTTTATATCAAATAATGAGGTTAAATCCTTAATTTTTTTAAATAGATACGATAAAGGAATATGTGGTGATATAATAAGATTCGTTATAGCGGTATCAAAAATTAAATGTTTTGGCAATAGAGGTAATAAAAGAGAAATGCTTTATAAAAAATAATCTAATCTATTACATATACTAATTTATTATTATATATTTTTATATTGGGATATTTTGGCATTGTTGTAATATAATTACCATCTATATCAAAAATACGTCCATCATCTGTTTTAAATCCTTTATTAATAGATATCAAATTAATAGAATTAGAATACCATATATTCTCCCCTAATACTATTTTTGAAACTTCTTTTATTTTTTGATTTATATCAATTGCTCTAGAAATAAGAGGTATCCATCCAGAATCATCATTTACCTCAGGAAAACTAACTTGATTATTATATATCCATTCAATAGATGTTTCTTTTAATACCTTAAATAGTTGTGAAAATTCTTTAGATTTTGTTTTAATTATGTCTAATAGATCATCATCAACAGTGAAATCACCATTATTCAATCTAGATATTATAAAATGAACATTTACATATCTCATATTTTTTGGTGTATTGATATGACTATTTAATCTAATTGCTCTACCTATTATTTGTCTTAATGATGCTTCGTTCCATGTCATATCAAGTATAAAAATATCATTAATAGAGAAAAAACTAATACCCTCCCCTCCACTAGATGAAAATATACATACTTTTATCTTGCAACCATTAGTATTTTCAATCTTGTTGAATTCATCAACTAATGAATCTCTTTTATCCTTTGTTCTAGATGAATATTCTATGGAGGTAATATTAAATACCTTAAAATATAACAAAAGTATTGATATTCCTGATTGATTAACAAATGGTTCAAATACCAAACATTTACCCCTTGATGATAAAATTCTTAAACAAACGTCTGTAAATTTACAGCTTCTATTCTTTAATTCATCAAATAACGATATATCTGATGATTTTGATTTACCATCTAAAACATTATTACTCATAAATGTTTTTATAGCATCATGAGAAAAAACTCTATTTTCTAAAGATGTTTTAAAATCATTATACAACATATTTATTTCTTTTGTGTATTCTTCACTTGTTCTATTTTCCTTTTCCGGAAATGTATCAAATGTAAATGTAGAAGCCATTCGTCTATATATTCTAAACGAAGATGTTCCAGATTTTAATTCAGCTATTTTTGCTTTTTTATATATTTGATCTTGTTTAGGTGTCATTTTTACATAATGCATAAATACATTTTTTTTTGCGAACGAATCAGATCCTTCTATGTCATCAAAAATAGAAAACTCATTATTGACAATGTATGAACATATACAACCTAGTTTATTAATTAATTCATTTTTATTGATAAGTATTTTATTTTCAAACAATGATTGCAAATTTAAAATATTTGGCCTAAGTAAATTTACTAACATTGTAAATTCACGTACCGTGTTTACAATAGGTGTCGCACTTAAACATATCATTTTATGATTTCCTAAAGCTATGTTTCTTGAAAGATAATTATATACAGCTCTAGTTGGTCTTCTTATTTTACCATCATCTTTATCTATTGATCTAGATATAAAATTATGACATTCATCTATAATTACACAAATTCTACTTAAACCACTAACAGTTTTTATATTAGTAAAAAACTTATTATTAAAATTTTTATCATCATATGTTATAAAAATACAATCATTAATTATTTCAGGTGCGTATTTTGTTATGGTATCTGTCCATGGATATAATACAAGAGACTTTTTTACCAATATAAGTATTGTCCATTTTGTATATATATCTTTTAAATGTTTTAATATAAAAACTGTTGTTAAAGTTTTACCAACTCCCGTATCATGAAATAATAGTATAGAATGCATTTTATCAAGACCTAAAAAAACTCTAGAAACAAAATGCTGATACGGTTTTAGTTTTATATTATTTTTTTCTGTTATAATTTCATCTGTTAAATTTTCTGTATTTCGAATAGCATAATCAATATATGATGCGTGATGGGCACTCATTTAATTATATTGGTTTAATAATTAATAGGATTGTATTATAACAAAAGCCGTGTTAGTTTTTTTTGAAATTCGTTTTCGATACTTTTATTCTTGGATGTCATGCTGGATAATAAAAGGGAGTGTATGTAATATAATGCCTCGTATATGGGAATAGAAAACTCTAAAAACTTATCTATGAATTCCTTATCGGTTGGTGATTTTACTATATTAAACTGTTGATTATTATAGTTTTTTATGTTATTAGTCTTAATCACCGAGCGTATATAAGTTAAAAATATATCTAAATTTTTTTTATATAAACCACTTGCGACCATAACAGCACTATCCTTAAACCAGCTATCACTAACACATTTAAACATTCTAACTGTTTTAAAAATACTACAATATATTCTAATAGTATCAACTATAGTCCTTCCAAATAATGTTGGTATTTTAATAATACAATATTTTTCATTAGATATATCAAACAATGGTCTAAATATTTCAAATGTTATCATTTTATAATCACTAATAAACAAATTATTTTCAGTTAAATAATTGTTTGATTTTATTAAATCTCTATCTTTTTTAAAAAGTCTATTTTTTGCACTTAGATCTGCTACTATAGCATCTGATTTTATAGTTTTTCCGTATGATTTTACTGATTTTATATCTAAAATATCATATATCTTTTCCAAATCAGTTTCTGGTTGGATTAGATCATGTGTGTATAAACTAAATAAATCTGTTGGTAGTCTATTGAGATCATTTACCTTTGATAACTGTAAAAAATAATTAGCACCATATTCTAGGCTAGGTAATGGACTTTTACCAAATGTTAGATTCAATTCTGGAAGATTTTCATAAAACGGCATTAAAACATGTATACCGTCTTTAATTATACTATCCATTTATTTTAAATAACTTTTATTCTTCCATTATTTTTGTTACGAAAACTCCATTATCATTTGATACTTTATATAAATCATTACAAACCAAAACCAATTGCTTAGAAAGATAATAGATTGGATTATTTGGATCTATTGAAGAATAAACAACTCTAACCGATAGTTTATCTTTACCCCTAGATGTATTTGCAATGAGTGTTGTGGGTTTAAAAAATGTATTTGGTGTAAAATTAAATCTAAGAGATCTAATACCACAATTATCATTAGAAAGTAATTCGTTATAAATTTTAGAAATTGGACCAGTTTCTGAATATAAAACATCATTACCGAACCTAACTTCTAGTCTTGAAATAATATCTGTTTTGTTAATGAGATCAATTCCTTTGATAAACGGATCATTAATAAAAAGATCTTTAGATTTAGATGTTTCTGATCTATTATCTCCACTATATACATTTCTTTGGCATGTCCATAGACTAACAGGAATAGAAACATCAATAATATTAATGGAATGAAGGATGTGTGAAAAAACGATTCTATTAGTTGATTTACTATATGAACCTGTAATACTGGAAAACTTTTTAGAAATATTATATACAAATGAGTTCTTTCTAGTTCCAAACACCAAAATATTTGTATGAAAATATACAGACATATTACTTGGAACATTATCAATATTAACATATACATCAATATCCTGAATAGTTACAATTCCATTTTCTGGAACTTCTACTATCTCTGATGTACTTGGATAACATGTAGGTGGTCCATCAGAAACGGTTACCAAATCGTCTAGAATTCTTTCCATATAAACACAAATATAATCTCTTTCTGATTGTGTATAACCAGGATATGCAATAAATTTATTATCTGCATTTCCATAATATGGTTTCACATATACGGATAGTGATGTAGCGGCATGTACCTCCGAAATAACTGCAGTAGATTGATTGATCTGACCAACAACTCTTCTAGGTCTTTCAATATAAGAATTTTTATTTTCTATGTTTTTGACCATATATCCTACAAAACTCAATTCTGAAACATATACAAAATCCTTAATAAAATTATCATAGTTAAAGAACGAATCCCTAATAATAATATCTGATACTGGATTAAATGTAACCGTAACAATAATTTTAGAATCTGAAAGTTTTAGGCTACTGAAAGTATTTTCAATATCAAATGGAGTTTTAATATATACATATATAGTTGTTGCTTCTTTAATGGTATCATTTGGTGTAGTACCTGTAGAAATGTCATTCAATTCATGAGAAAATCCAGAATTATTCATAGCTGTAATATTTGATCTACATGAATTATACAAATCTTCTCCAGATGATTCCCACAATACACAATCGGATGAAGATATTGATACATTTTGAATACATTTATATCCCAAATGTGTTACATATCCAAATTTACCAATTCCTTTAATTTCTGGTAGATCAATACTAAGAATAAAGTGACTTATTGCAGTAATATATTGATCTCTAATTTCAAATGTTGAAACAGTATTTTGATCACATAAAACTGGTGATGAAATACCAGTTAGTGTAATATATTGTGGCATATACAATGTTGGATGTTGTATATCTACACCAAATATATTATGCCTTTTAATTGAGTCATCATTACAAATTAGTGAGTTAATTACAGTGTTATTCATTTTTTCTTATTTAGAATGATAAAAATATTATATCAATGTACGTAATGAAATATGTACCGATTTGTTACTTTCTATATAATATGCTCTTCCATACACACCCTCTTTATTTCTTAACTTATTTATTATATTAATTACTTCGTTTGGTTTATCATAAAATTGTAATGGTAACAAAGATATTTTGGGCTCTTCTCTTAGAGCAACTAATGATTTAATCATAGTAGCAAAAGAATCTTTACATATTCTTGAACAAAATGATCCAATATGTCCACCTTTAATAGTTTCAACAAAATAAGGAACAATAAAAAATTCTTGATTACAAAACCAACAATATTTATTACATTTTCCTATTTCTATATATGAATCATAAACAGTTGTATAATATTTTGGTAATATACATGATATCGATTCATCAACAATAGGTTTAGTAACTGATTTAGGTGATGAAATAACAATATCTTGTAAAGTTAAACGATTTGCCATTTATCTATGTTGTGTTGTTTTTTAAATTATATAAAATATTATATTTCCAATGAACAAGTTACAAATTTTTCATCTATAAAGACATATTCATGGCCAAAATCTGATATAGAGGAAGCAAGCTTTTTATTCTTCATTGATCTTATAAAATTTTCCCATATTAGCTGGTTACTATTATTTTTTGTATAGTTTTTTACAGTTTGTGGTTTTAAATTTTTAGTAACAAGGGTAACTGAAAATATCTTATCTAAAAAGAATGAATAATTTATAGTTTTAGATGGTGTATTTTCCTGACAAAAAAATACCAACTGTTTAAAAATTTCAATAACTTCATTTATTTTTTCTGTAGTTAAATTTATCTTTTCTCTTTTTACCTGATTAATTATTTCAAAAACTAATTTATAATCCTTTTTATTTATTTGTTCATGTGCCTTTAAAAAAGTTGAAACAAAATTTGCATCCACATCATCTGTTGAAATTTTATTTTTTTCCATTAACTCTAATAGTTCTGATATAATTTCACCAGAACATTGATTTGATAGTAGTCTTCGTAAAACATTTCTCAGATGTATAAGTTTATTAGATACATGAAAATTTGATTTTTTTTGTATCTTTGAACATTTTTGAAATACAGATTCGCAAAATATACAAAATTCATATCCGGGTTCTGAAATTATACCATTATGTGAACATCCATTGCATAGTTTTAAATTCATGTTAATACTCGCCTAACTTCACTATCTAGTTTTTTATATAGGAATTCTTTATTTCCAAATACTGATAGAAATTTTTTTAAAACATTTAGTTTATTTTCTTCTGTTTCCAAAACTAATCTAATTGTATCTGTATCCTGTGATACATAATCAAATAAGTTAGCTAAACATTTTGAACATCTTTTTGGTGGTTCCAATTCAACTCTATATTTTTCATACCATTTCATTTAATAAATATAAATTATATTTTAAAATAGTTCTGTAATATTTTTTGCTGTTATATAGGGATCATAATCCTGAGCATAAATTAGCATACAACACTGCCTTGAAATAAGTGACATTGCTTCTTCAATACTAAGAATGTCATCTTCAAACATAGCTGTGTTGTTCATCAACATATGTTGTTTATGTTCTGTATAATGAAGTCCATCTGATTTTAGCCATTCATAGAATTCGGTATCATCATATTGATTATTTGATACCTTTCTATATTGATTCTTTAGTGCTCTTAGCATTCTTGCATCTCTAGAACTCTTGTTAAAAATAGATAGTGGATCATAAATCCAGGGTCCCATTTCTGTAAACAAAATAGAATAATGTCCCTTTAAAAATATTTCATCTCTAGTATTATTACATTGAAATAATTGATCACCAATTTTGTAACATACTGCAGATTTTAGTCTATACATAATTCCATTAATTACAATTTCTTGTGAAACATCCATAGGTGAGTCATTAATAACAGATCTAAAACCAGTATAGCATTCTCCACCAAATGTGTTTTTATTCTGTCTCCTTTCTACATAAATAATTAGTACACCATTAACAATTACTGGAGAGTTTGATGGTGGTGGTCTAGATATTCCATACATACTGGTATCAATATTATTATATCCATATCCTATATTTGGCGGTGCAAAAATAACTCTTCCAGAATTTCCATCATATGTAAGAGAATTAATATTTCCAGAATTAACAGAAATTGGACAATTTGATGTTGTAATTACACGCATTGGATCAATAACAATATATGGAACTGATTGCAATTGCATTTCATAATTTACCATTCCAGGTTTTCGAAGAGATACAAGAGTTGGTTTAAATCCTACAATGGATAAAATTGATGCAAGCATTTGTTCTTCATCAGTCATTACCTGTGAACAATTAGTATGAATTATTTTCATCAAAAGAGGATCTATAGCTTCTTCATCTTTACAAAAGAAAATTCCAGATCTTAATTTCATTATAAGTTTTCTTATCATGGTATGTACATTTGCACGTTGAATTTCTGTTGAAATTACATCATTGATTCCGGTAAAAACAATTGGTGATTCTTCAGTTAGTCTATTAACCAAAAGCATATAATTATCAGGTCTAACCTTTTTAAAATCATATAGTTGCTGAATTAGACTATAACTATCACCATAAACAAAAATATTTTCCAAAGCCGGTAGTTTTATTCCAAACAAAGCTACAAAAATAGGATGAATAAAATATGTTGTATCGCTATCTCTAAATTTAAAACAAAGATCCATTGAACTTGACATATCAGTGAAATGAATTGATTGAAATCTAGTTGTTGAAAGCAATACATCATGTACATATGATGAATATACTTTATCTAATTCTCTTATCTGTTCTCCAATTTTTGGATGTGCGTGTGAATGAATTAATACAAGTGGATGTGTACTTTTAACAGAAATACTTGAATTAGATAGAGAACTTTTAACATGTGATAATAGTTCAAATAATTCTGCTCTATTAGATCTCATTATATTTAGTTTTTTCATAATATTAAGCATATCCTGAATTGTAAAATTTGTAACATTACATTTGTTTTCTGTAATATATCTAGCAATACTATCTCCATCTTTTCTAAGCCTAAGATGCCAATCATGAGTAGTTGCAACCTCATCTATTGGTATGTATTCAACATCTTCTTTCTTTTGAATAGGGCATGCATTATTATCTTTTTGTTGTAGTTGTTGTTTTCGTTTAGATTGTTTTTGTTTAATTCCAGCAATAATATTTTCATCAGTATTATTATATGTAGAAAAATTTGATAATGAATTGCATATTGCACAAGATAGCGATTTATTGGGATAATGTATATGATTATTAACTAAAGACAATACCTGATTATTATATTTTTTATCTAGGTTTACTTTAGATTGTAAAAATATAATATCTCTATCACTTTCCATTTATATTCATAGTTTTTACTTAAACATTGTATAATAAATACCACTACTTTTATTGATTGTCAAGATTACTATTTTGAAATTTTTTAGATAATTCTTCCATAATAGATTTTATACTACCCAATGTAGAATCTTTTACAGTTGATACATCATTAACTAAACAATTAATATCTTTGTTCAACTCACATGTTTTATCTTTAATATCTTTACATTCTTTAATTATTTCATCTTTAGTCATTGAACTATTATAGTTTGGTGGAAGCAAACATTTTGTTTTTGTATTTGCAGGTGTTAGTTTTTCAACATGAACAGTACTTACTTTGAGTGATTTATTTTGTGCCAATGTATCAATCAACATTTTTTGATACATATTTTCCTTAGATTTTAGAAATATGTCAACATTATCAGATGGTTCTTTATCCATTTTATTATCAATTGATAGTTTTGGATCTTCATCAATTGTATTATTAACAGATACTGTGATACTTTTTGAATATTTTGACATAAAGTCCATTTAAAAAACGTTAAAATTGAATTGAGATTATAAATATAAATGGAGGATATAGATGATATTATTGATGATAGTGGTAGTATTTCAGATAATAGCAATATAAGTGATATAGATGAATATGAAGAAGAAAATTATGATGAAAATAAAATTGATAATACTAGTGATTTAACTTCACTAAAACAATCAAATAAAATAGAATCTATAACAAATATAGAAGATAATGTAGAATTAACTATATGCCAGAATATATCACTTATTAAGAAAAGATATACTAGACGTATTAGTTTATTTGAAATAACGGGTATTATTGCTGAAAGTTATAATCTTTTACAGCGTGGTAGAATGCCACTAGTTTCAGATTTATCAGATGAAACTTTAAAGCAAAATATACTACATGTATTGATTAAAGAAATAGAAGAGGGTGTATGTCCAATAGTAATAGAGAAAAATGGAGAATTATTATCAATAAAAGATTTTGATAATATAGGATTATCGAAACATATTAACTATATTATCAATATTTGGAAAAAACAAAATAGATATTAATTATTAAAAAATCTATTTCTGGTAATATCAATCAGATATTTTATATTAATAATTTTTCCATTATGTTCAATTTTATTTTCGTTTGCAATCGATTGTAGAATTTCAATTACCGTATCTTCTCGTTTTATATACTCCTCAACCAAAATTGATTTATAGAAATTTCTATTTTCTGATATTAGTTTAATAAGTGTTTGTAAATTATGAACACCTTTATCTTTAATATCATCAATTGAAATTTTTGATTTTATAGAATCCAAAACATCAGTTAGTAGAAAACCAACAATAGGATTCGTTTTAAATTGATTATGAATAAGTACATATAGTTTTGAAACAATATATACAAATTTTTGTGCATTCAAGTCATTATTTTGAAAGATAATAACAGTTGACAAAATACGTTTAAAGAATGATATGTATTTATTATTATTTTCAATATCAATAGAAGGAATTTCCAAATCTGAAATACACCGTATTCCATTTATAATACTTTCTGTTGAAATAGTAAAAATTTCTCTATATTCTGTTAGTTTATCCTTATCGGTTACCAAATCTGTATTGAATACTGCAATTATTTTAAGAAGATAATTTTCATCTGATAGAATTTTGTTAATTGTTTTAACAATGAAACTATTATTATCTTGTAGAATTTTATATGCATTTGTTTCACACGTCGTATTCTTAAATTGATTAATAATATCAATAATTTTTTTAGAATCTGCCACAATGTCAGACGTATCCTGTTTTAAATTATTATACATATTATTAATATTTATCAATGTTTGTACGCATAAAAGAATTTCCTTAAAGGTATTTTTAAAATTTTCTTTTTCTTTATCTGTTTCAAGTTTATTATAAACAGATTTAACGACGGCACCAGATTTCAAAAACCAAAATGAAAATAGTTTATAATTTGAATATTTCATCATAAGAATAATGTTTTCATCTTCCATATCATTAGAAATGGGACAAATTCTTTTTTCTAGAACAGGTATCAAACTCATAAAAATAGAAACATCTGTTTCAAAATTGGCCTCTAGTGTTTTAGATGATGTTTCTTTTTCCAAATAAATTTTACTAGTATTATAAAATGATTGGTATAATTGTTTCAACTTCTCCATTATTTATTATATTTTAGTGTTCTTTAATTTATTATAGTCTTACCATTATTTGGATAAAATTTAATTAGGGTATTATTTATATTAGTATTATTGCAATCTGTATCTAATGATAATTTTAACATTGTGTTTATTACCCATGATTTTATAAATCTATCCTTTGATTCTGTTATAACATATTTGAACAGTGGAGAAAAATATTTAGAAATTACATTACTACAACTATATGATGATATATTTTTTGTAAATGTAATATATTTTGAAGATAATTCTGTATTAAACTCTTTTCCATCTACAAAGAATCCATTTGTTGTTAATTTCATTCCAGATTTCTCTCTAATTGTAATATCCGTTTGTTGTAATGGAAATATTGTTTTTAAAAGTTTATAATTTGGAGGATGAATATCTATTTGATCCTTTTCTAATGATTTTTTTATAATAACTATTTCATGTAATATTTCCTGAATTAGAATATAAATTTTCTTTCCAATATTAATATATTTCATTGGAAAATATACATTGTCATCCGAAATTAAAATATTTTTATCTGTATTAACAAATGAAATTATATCGTTTATCGTACGTAGTCTTATTATATTATTATCATCATATGATTTTATTACATGATACCCAGAAGTTTCTTTTAGTCTTTTATTATCTGATTCAAAAACTATTTTAAGACCTTCATTAAAAAAATTATCAAATATAATTGGCAAAAAAGATATCTTTGATTTTGTTACAACTTTTCCAAAATTTAATATATATGGATTAATAACATCTGTAGAAATATCTTTCTTATGAATACATGATAAAAAGGTTTCTGTATGTGCCTGATCTTTTAAAAAACAGCATGGTATGCACATTTTTTGTAATCTATGAAATATAGATAAAAATCCTATATTGTTATATTTTCCCAATGGATCAATGCAAGAAAACATAACTCCATTATCATTTACAAATACTTCCTTTGATTGTGATTTATAAAAATTATCACTAATCTTTTTCATATCATCATCTAGGGATGTAATTATAACAGGTTTACGGTGTTTGTTTTTTGTATTTTGACATATTCTAGACCAATATACCGTTTCAACCTTAGTAAAATCAGATATTTGTTGTGACTCATTAAACATGCTATTTATTGCAATAACCAAAAATGTAAAATATTTTTCTATATTAGGTATAAAGTTTTTAACCTTTATAGATATATGATTCTTTGCTAATATAATAGATATTCTTTTATCTGAAGATAGTAAAATATTATTTGTTGCTGTTTCTACAAATATAAAGCTAGTCTCTATATCAAGTTTTATCCTCGATGTTATTGGATTAGATAAAAAAATTTTATATGTTATATCTCCCTTAATTCGTTCCATCTGTGTATCTATATTTTCTAACAAATTAGTAAACAGTTTTACGTTATTAATAACAACTGTATCCCCATCACTAGAAAATGCCAAAGTACCATCTGTGTCCCAAACAGATAGATTAAGTTTTTCATCTGTTAATATAAATCTATTTCCAGTCATAGTAATAAAAAAATCATCTGATTTATATAATAATGCTTTATACTCATTGTTTTCATTAACTTTTTTTATAATATTATTTAAACCAGTATACCTTAAGTTTGTTCTAAAAATATTATTAAATTTTGATTCAATTACCATTTCTAGATCTAATGAATTAAAAACTTCCAATAATCTATTTTCAAATTTTATAATATTATTATCTACTGATTCATATGAACCAAATTCTGGTATTGTTGTTTCTATTGCATCCGCAACCCATATAACCAAAAAATCGCACACGTCTGGATATATATTATATAAAAATCCATCAGCTTTTATTAATGTTTTTTTTTGTGTATGGACAAATGGATTAAAAATAGTATTATCAACATAACTATATTCTAGATTGTTTTTATGTGAGTATATTATAATATCATTATCTATTTCTAACAAATTTGATAAATATCCTTTTAATTGATTAATCTTTAAAGTAAGTAATATATGTCTAGTATGTATTTCTGGATTAGTTATTTTTAAATGAGAAGATAGAAAATAATAAATTGGTGATTTATCATCTAATATACCATATGGAGTTAAATATAAAGCTCTTTTAATTTCTTGACCTTTTCCTACATGTAACACCAACTGTGGATTTACTATATATTTCATAATGTATTTATAGTTTATAAAGTGAAATATTATTATATCACATGTAACTTATTACTATGTTCGATCCTGTCCCAGATCTTAATATTGAAGCAAATATAGAATTAGGTGATGTTAGTGTTGATTTAACAAAAACTAGAGTTGGTGAAACAGCATCATATTATTCAAAAAATCGTAGATTAATAGTTCATAAGACAAAAGATGATGAGAGAAAACTAGCACTTAGATTATTTTTACCACGTATGTATATATTATCTTATAAGGAGGTTAATTACTTATTTAGATGTATAGATTCTATCAAAGATGTAGCTATTACAAAGAAAAATAATGTTATTGTTGCACCATATATAATTATATTAACAATGGCATCAAAGGGTTATAAATTAACTGATTCTATATTAGAATTGTTTTTCCCAGAAATATATAATGAAAATAGTAAAAAATTTAAGTTTAGTTCTCAGGTCTGTATAATAAAAGAAAAGTTAGGGTATTCGGGATCTCAATATCACACTTATGATTTTGAATTATATTATTCGACCATAGCATTAGCTATAAGGAATAATATTAACGACGATTCAGAATCTAATATTTTTGACACGAGAATTGAAAGTGAATTTATTAGATCATTTTCAGAAATAACCTATAGATTTTATATACTATTATTAAAATCTAATTTAATACAATGGAGTTCTAGTACCGGTACAATTATAAATCAAATGGTAAATATAGTTTTAGATACTATTTATAATATACTAGAAAAAGATGATATAACCAATATAAACTGTAAACTTGCCATAGATACTACTATTCCATTTGATCTTATAAAGGATCGATATGACAAATTTAAAAAGTTAATGAATGATATACAATCAACTAATTCTTTTAAGATTAGCAAATCATTTTCAGAGATATTACATAAATATTTTATTTACTATTGAAATTTCATTCTCTTGAATTTACAGTTTCTTCTTTTGATATAGATAATAAAATTATTCCTAAAATTAAAAACATTATCATGCTAAAAAAAGATCGTAATAATACAAACCAAAAAGAGTTAGGTCGAAATTTCGATTCACAGAAATGCATAAATATTTGTCTAAATATATCTATTGCTCCATTAGCAACCTGGAATAGTGCTAACCCACCAATAGATTTTAAGATAGCAAAATAACATGACATTTATTCACTATCAAAAGATATCAAATTTCCATCTGACATATTAAGATTCTTCTTAATGTATTCAAAATATGATCGACTCATATCATTATAATAATTTGTCATGTTAATAATTTTTGGTCTAATTATTTCATATGATTTTCTAATTTCATCAGATCCGATCTCTACATCATTGACAACTCTACCGTTTCTTCTGATAATATAAAGAATAGCTTTTAGTGTTTCGATAGAAATAAGATCTTTATATAGTGATTTAGAAATTTTTGAAAATGCCTTTAGTTTTTCCAAAATATCTAGTTTAATATCATCACTAAGTTTGGTATTAAATATCCTTTCTACTGTATATATAGATCTTGATAGTTCTTTAAAAATATTACTCATCTGACACGAAGCATTTTTTATATCATTTAATTGTTTCTGTGATGTTGATGAAACAGAATTAAATGCATTGGTAACCATTGCAGTATTAACTTTTGCATAATTATCTTTTAATGCATTATTAATAAGTTCAGTAATATCATTTGTGGAATCACAATCTTCTGTATCATGTGTTATATTATCTATCAAATCATTAAACGAAACTGCATTACATGGAGCTCCGGCTATAACGATTTTATCAAGAATATTAAGAGGCATTGTCTGAATTACCGATTCTGCTGTTAAATTATTTGATTCAATGAGAGTATGTAGATTATTCTTAAAAATAATATTTTCTGGTGCAAATGCATCAACATTTATCATTTCATCAAGTGTATCTGCAGAAAAAATTCCTCTTACATTTATTCTATCTAGGATGTTAATTGGTTCACTAATATGAATTATTGTTTCATCAGAAGTATCTGTATCATTTCCACCTCCATAAAAAAAGTAATTTGGAAAAAACTGCTGTCTAGTATAATAATCTTGATAGTTTTTATAATCACCAGTAGAAACCATAAAATGTAACAAATCATGTGCTGCAGAAATAATTTTACTAGCCTCTTCTTTTGAACAACTTCCTTTTACTAGCATGCTATTAATATATTGTTTTGTTACCCTTGGTCTAATATTAATAACTGTATGATTATTACTTCCAATAATAGATTTTCTAATTGTTACTTTAAATCCCATAGCTGAAAACAATAGAGTACAAAAATCTTGATAAGATTCCTTTTTTATCATATGTGGAGATCCACTATCATCTAGTTTAAACCCAATATATAGCATCAAAATTTCTTTTATACTTACAACAGGATCTTTATTAGTAAAAAGTCTCAAAAGTTGAAAAAATCTCATAAAATTATTTTCAGATAATCCAATATGCATTAGTTTTATAGAAGATTTTTTAGGAAAATCCTTTGTAGAAATATTATTTATATTATGAAGAATATCAGACATCAATTTTGGAACGGTTTTCCCAGATACAACTCTAGGCAAAAAACAAACTCTAAGTGGTGTTTCATTTTCCTTTATAATATCTGACAATAGCGAACAATATGTTATGTTATTTTTATTATATAGACCAAAAATATAACATGTGGCATTATAAAAAATAATATCTGAAATCTTTTTAGATTTATATTCATTATAGTCAATACCGTCCCAAAACATAGAATAAATAGCTTTAATAGGTTTAGATCTATATTCTTTAGCCAACATATTCAATAACAATAGATAATATTTTTCCATAGATGATAAATCTACAAATTTTATATTAAGATTAATTTGAATATTAACATTATTATTACCTTGGACTACAGTAAAATAAATTGAATTATAGTTACGAATATCAGGATATAGCAATAGAAGTTTATCAATATGATCTTGAAATCTCATAGATGCAGCTATACTTGCATAATTAACAGTAGAATATACAATTGTATCTCCATTATATGTAAATGGTGCTAGTGTATATTCTATTGAAAAATACTGATAATACAACACTAAATATTTAAATGACATTGTAAGAAATTCTAAATCTGTTGGATTCTCTGGTTGTGGAAGTTGTACATTATAATGATTTGCTGCTTCGTTTAGGCTATAAACTTCATCAAATCGTGCAACAGATACTTTATTTAACAAAGCTCTAACACCCAAAAGATTTTCAAAATCTCTATATAGCATAACACCGTTAACCTTTCTTACTCTATAAGATTGTGAACTCACCATAAATACATCTTTATACAACAAGTTCAAAATATAAGTATTTTCAAAACTCATATAAATAAGTTTAGAAATACTATCATCATAGAGAACATCAAATCCTCCTTCCGATGGGCGTGTGTAACCACCAATAAATCTAGAAATATATTCTGGTTGATTCAATCTAGACAATACTAAATTTTTTGTAAAAATAGGCAAATCATTAAATGTATGTGTGTTAAGAATAGGATTGTTATTTGTATCGACTCTAGATCCAAAATTCATAAAATTAATTTTTCCAGGTAATACAATAGTCTTAAAATTACGTGGGGTAGAATATGAATCTAGAAGATAGTTAATTCCAATCTGTTCAACATATGATTGTGCCTCATCTAAATTAACTGTTTTGCCATAATCCGGATTCATTAAAATATCAAAAGGATGAACATAGCTAGTCATCAATTTTTCATCTATCTTATATTCTAAACAAATTGATGGTAATATAGCAGATATTACTTTAAATAGATATTCTGAGTCTTCTAATTGGTCCAACGTAGTTACTGAACTAATAGGCATCATTTATTTAGTATTAAATGACGACTGTACCAGTTACGGATATGATACCTGATTATAGCATTACAACGTTTTCAGAAGATGGATACCCATCTAATAAAAACTATGAAATAACTACAGGTCAGATATCAATATTAAGAACGGTTAATGATAAATTACTAGCGAGAACTAATTCTCCAATTGATAAAATATCACCTGAAATATTTATTCCAGGTGAGGATTCGCCAGTTACTATAATTGAACACATGCCATCTCCAAAAACTCAGTTTATGGAAAATATCAATACTATTAACGATTCTAATGAAATAATTTTGGCAGAAAAACAATGTCAAAGAAGAGTTAATATAAAAATAGCAGGAAATTCAACAAATAATGAATATATAGATAATATCACATCTATGCAACATACAACACCATCATTGGGATTAATGTTTGATAAAGATAAAAGAATAAAACTTTTAGAAGAAGAAATACTAGAATTAAAAAATAAACAAAATAGGGAATCATCTAATAATAATCTTGATAATTTTACAAAACTCATTTTTGGTAAAGGTGTACATAGGGCTACTGAAGTTAATAAACGTATAGCGATAGTAAACTATGCTAGTATGAATAAATCAGAATTGACATTGGAAGATTTAGAAATTTGTACAGAAGATGAAATAGATAAAATTTACAAAATTGTTAAACAATATAATGATAGTTATAAAAAGCGTATAATGGTAACACACTTTGTTACTATAATAATAATTATTATTGAACAGTTATTAGTTAAAATTGGTTTTAGTGAAATGAGAGGTATCAGTTCTGAATTAACATCTGATATAATTGATATGAATATCGGAGATGATTGTGAGGAAATAGCTGTAAAGATAGGTATTGTCAATAGTCCAATTTTAAATATATTGATGTTTTTGATAAAACGATTAATGACAAGGATTAAATTGTAGATAATTATTTAATCCATACCATCATCTACTTTAAAAATAGTTGTATTACTATTTTTTTTAGATCTAGATGATCTTTTTTTTCTACCACCATTTACTGATTCAATTCCCAACAAATCTTGATTAATTTCACCAACTGTTCCTTTAACATCCAATTTTCCTTCTTTTACTGTACCATAAACAATTTTTCCACTGTTTGTAACAGCTTGCATAATTTTCAAATCTTCTGCGTTATTATTTAGAACATTTTTTCTTCTACCTGGATTACCACAACTTTTTGTTTGTTTTTTACATTTGGGTTTAGGACAGGCACCACCAACACATTCATTTTCTGTTGGTTTAACCAAATTACTTCTAGAATTATTATTTGATTCTTCTCCACTAATATGTGCTAGAATTGTTCTTAGTTGAGGTGTCAATTTATTGAGAGTTTCGAAATAATCATCATAGCTACTTCTTGCAAGTTTTTTATCAGCCATTTATAATATAAAAAAAATCATTTATTGGTGAAAAGTCTATAAAAAGATGATAGATGAGCTGGTTTAAGTTTATCTACATAACCAGTTGCCTTTAATAATTTATTATAATCACTATTTTCATCTTTATCTATATTTGCTACATTATTAATACTTTTACTATTATATAAACTATATAAAATAACCGCTATTGCTATCACACAAATAATCGCTAAAATAAAATTGCCAATCATTTATAGTATATAACTTAATAAATACGTATACTAAAAAATTATCTATCTTTCATTAAGTTCGATATTACTAATATTGTCAACAAGTTTACGATTTATATCGGTAGAGTTTGATCCACGACAGTAGGTTCCCCATGTTGAGTATATAATAACACCGAGTGATAGTATTATACCAAAGACAAAGGATAGTCCTGATAGTACTCTCCATAGTGCTGTTGTAGTATACTTATTTTTATAGAAATCTATAAATGCAAAAATACATGATGCTGCTAGGAGTAAAACACCACCAATTAGTGCACCATTGCTGAAAAAATCACTAAGGATATTTACCAAGCCCATTTAACTAATAAAAATTTTAAAATAGTGAATGTATAAAGTGGAATATAAACCACATAAATAATATAGTTTGTGTAAAAAATATTATATTAATTTTTAGATTGGTTGATAATTTAATATTTATTAAAGATGTTGCTGTAATTATACCAAATAAAATTAACGGTTCGTAATTAGTTATCATTTACTACTCTAAAAGGAGGAGGTGTATTATCCCCTTCAAACAATATATATATATTACCATTCCATTTATTCCTTTTTAAATATACACAAACACTAAGTAATTGTATATTTGTTGGATTAATCAATAGAATATCTTTGTATTGTTTATTAACGTTTACAAATTCGGAAAATTTATACGAGTTAGAACATGGAAATGGTATAATTTTATTTGATTTTAATATACAAATTGGCCAATTATTGTATAATACCAAAGTATCATCCCCTACTAACATTTATATCTTTTGTTTTTATTCGTTTACGGCTGTAAATTAACAAGAAGTAAAAGATAATAGAAATAATAATAAAAATAATTATAAAATTAAATAAAGTTGGTGTTGATTTAGTAACACTTTTATTAATTCTTGGTTTTCCTGGATCTGAATCACCTATCTGTGTTTTATTCCCCCTACAATCTGCTATTAAATCAATATTTGATTTTAATACATTTAATGAATTTATATTTATTCCACATCCAGTATATTTACATCTTGTTCGTTGAACATCTTGGTCGTATAACAACCATTTTCTATCTTTAGATTTATCAGTACAATCATCTGTCCAACAAGCTCTAGGGCCTAAATATTTTGTATAGGATTCTTGTCTAGGTGGAAAAACACACCAACAATTTTTATTAGCTGTATGTTTTTTACAAAAATTTAGTAATGCGGTATCACCAAATGTATAATATTCTGGTCTACAAACTCTAATAAATTCCGAACAATATCGTTCATCCATGTAATTTGAACAAATATCAGAATAAGTTGATAATGCTATAAGTCTTTTAGTACGTAACCATTTTATACAATTTGTATTATCTGGATACAATTTACAAAAATCAACCATTGTCTTATCACAATGCGTCGTAGAATATTCATTATTTAATATACTTGGACAGATTTTAGATGGATTAGTGCAACAATCTTTAATTTTATCATCTTCTATAATATAATCTTTTTTAACAAATTTACATAACATACCTTTTGAAATATATTTTTTTGCAGCGTCTGGAATATCATTATCTAAATACTGTTCAGTAATATCTTTAGAATATAATATTACGGAACCTGGTCTAAAATTAATAGATCTGCATGGTTTGGATTTAACCAATACGTATTTTTTAGATAATTCCGGTGATAAAAATCTACCACAAAATGATATATCCATATCATTAAGTAAACAAAATTTTGGTTCTATTACATCGTTTTCTATAGTATATAGATTAGGATCCTCATAAAATTTAACACCTGTGTTATATTCAGGGTAATTAAATTTTATTTGCATATACTTTATATCACTTCTATCTGTTTTATATATATCTATAGTATCAACTGATACAGCATTACCCATTTAATAATTTTTAATTAGGATTCATAGAAACTTGGTTTTTTATACATTTCAATGTTTTCAGATGTAAAATCACCAATACATTGATTTGTACTTTTATCTCTTCTAGACTCTAGTCGTGATTTAAAATCAATAATAGAATTATTATAATCCTTAGATAAATTGTAAGCATATAGACAAAACAAAATTGCTAAAATAATATATGAAATTGTATAAGCGATACTAGAAATTGTATTCAAAATCATTGTCAAAGTTGCAAATACAACACAGACAATAGACATCATTGTATTTGTATTGCTACCACGTGTAATTATTTGCATAGATAAACAATATGCTATAACAAGTGATGGAAATGGCAAAAGTGCTGCGGCAACTACTAACATAATTACTGCAATAATTGGTGTACTTGTTATAGCCAACACAAGTAAAATTAAACCTATTAGTGATTTTACATCATTTCTTATTAGAATATTTGGAAATGTTCCCTTAATCATAGGATATGATGTAGTATTACCAACTGTACCTACTAGTTCATCATTCTGTTTTGGTAAAAATGATGCCTCCTCGGATTCTGTAAATAAATCATTGTCTTTAACACCTGCACCAGCACTGAAGTCATTAAACATATTATAGTAACTTAAATAACTCATTTATATATTAAAAAATGTATATATGTTCTAGTCTTGATCATAAACTCTATACAAATATAATGAAAATTATAAATGCACCTACGTTATTTTTGTTTAATTCACAAAAAGAATTTGTTGAAGCGTTACCTATATCAACATTTAAGTTTTTCATACCTATCGGGTTGTTTTCAAAGGATATTCCTTTGATAAAAAATATAGAATTACTACCAAACAATTATGTTAATAATAAAGATATTGTAACACTACCAACTTTATATCCTATACAAAAAATAGTTGTTGATAATATTCTTACTCAATTAAGAAATAATCAACGTAATAAAAGATCTATGTACACAACTATACATTTATCATGTGGTTTTGGTAAAACAATAACAACATGTTACCTTATTGGTATGCATAAAAGAAAAACTGTAATATGTTTACCAAATAAAATGTTGATTAATCAATGGGTAAATGGAATAAAATCAACAAATTTAAGTTATTTAATATCTTTAGATGGAGCAACACAATTACTTAAACAATTAGAAAAAAACAACCCAGATATATTAGTAATAGTAAGTAGACATCTTTCAAATGAAATATTTTGTAATAAAATATTTAATGAATATGATGTTTTTGTATTAGACGAATCTCATATGTATAATCTTATGAATAATTCTGCAATAACTAGATTTTTAACATTTTATCCACCTAAAATATGTTATTTTTTAACCGCAACACCAAGAAATTATAACAGATTATATTGTAACAATGTAATTAATATTTATAAATCTTCTAATATAATAAAAATTATTAAGGTGTATGATAACTTTTTTGGTTCATATTATACAGATTCAATAAAACATATGATAAGAAAACTTAACATAAAAAAAACATATCATATATATGTAGAAAAAATATTATCAGAAGATAGTATCCGAAATAAATTTATTATAGAAACAATATTTAAAGATTATACAAAAAAATATATAAATAGGGTAATTTTAGTTACAAAATTAAGATCACACATGTTATACTTTTACAATAACTTAATTGAGAAATTTGATAATGAAACTGTTTATTTAGGAGATGCTAAAGATAAAAACACTCCAGAGATAGTAAATTTATTAAGAAAAAAAGATAGGTTTATATTTATATCTACGGTTAATTACTCAGGTACCGGACTAGACATACCAAGATTAGATTCTATTATTGTTACTTGTACTGTTTTAAACTCAATGCAAATAGAACAATTATTTGGTAGAATTTGTAGAGAAAACGAAGATATTTTTAATAGAGTAATATATTTATTTAAAACCACATCTATAAGAGAAATATCTAATACAGTTGGATATTATACAGAAAAAATGTTATCATTAGCAATTGATAAATTAGGATTTGTTAAAGAAAAAACAGAAAACATAAAAAGTGAACCAGCTTTATACAAAGCTTTTAACTTACAAAACCATTGAGTAGTCTAAGTTCAGATCCACATTCTGAACAAGATAGAATATCTCCTTTTCCAGATACTTTGTAAGCATCGAATGATACTTTTGTAACGTCAGATACATTAACAAGTTTGGAATGACATGATGAACATGAAACTGTACTGTCAGAATTATCAATTTGATTCTTAGGCTTTCGCTTTTTCTTACGTTTTAGACCAGCTGCTGTATTATCCATATTTATGTATTAAAAAATATATTCAAATAAGCCTTATTACATACCTCTCTAAAGTTTGAAATAGTACTGTTACTATTACATGATATATACATATTTTTATCCACTTTATTTATTTTATTACATGTAAGTGGATTTTTATCATAATCAAGTGCCATGTTTGGAGTAATTCCAGACAAATCAAATTTATAATAAAATAATCTATCATCAACACAATAATAATCTTTATTTATCTTCTTATATTTTACATATACATTATGTTCCATGCGTAATTTTTCAGAGATGGCCGGAACCATAATATTAAAAATAAGAATAAAATAACATAATATTAAAAAAAGTGTTATCATGACTAAAAACAACAATGATATTAATAATCTTACTGAATTGTTACTATTAAAAGATTGTATCAATTTTACAGATAAAAAAACTAGAGATAGATATAATCAGCTAATTGATTGGGCTACATATAAATATTGGAAAATTGAAATATGTAAAATTGTAACTGATGATGTTTCTATCTCTGCTCATTATTCAGAGACATATTTAAAACCATTTAAAATAAAATCGGGTAGGTATATATTTTTACCAATGTGTTTTGGAAATATATATATTTATGTTAATGGAACTATGATGGAATTAGGTTCTGGAAATATAAAAAAAATAGATAAAACAATTAAAGAACAATATGATAATATTTTAAATACTTTTAAAATAGATTTTATTAGATTTATTTATTTTAGAGGTAAATGGATTATTGATGATGTATTTTCTAAATACGAGTCATATACAGAAATAATAAACTATATATCTAATAAAAAAATAAATATAGTTCCATATATTAATATAAAAATATTAGAAGATAGAATTTTTACAAATGATGATTATAATATTTTAGAATTATATTTTTTAAAATTATTGGGTAAATTTTATCCATCTGCATTATGTTTTATACCTGAAAATAGTTATAAAAGAAATATAATAGACTTTTATAATAAAACATATGTTCATATAAAGTCTATTGAATTGGAAAGTATTGGCGATAACATATATATGCCAAAATTAATTACCAAATCGGGTTATGATATTATTATAAGAGATATATACCATTTAATAGATTCTGCCGTAACAGTAAAATCATTTGCTGTTGTAAAGAAAAAAAATAATTTTGTATTACTAGATTCTATTAATAAATGTAATTACTCTAAGTCAGAATATTTATATAATATGATGAGGAATGATATAGGTAGTGATTTCTTTATAAAAGACAAATACCTTTCTAAAGTCTATGATGATATAGGTATAAAATTTCTTTCAAAAAAATTAGGTATTGATAATGATTGTTATACATTAAACAATTTTATTAAAGAAATAAACAATAATAATAATGTAAAAGTTAGAATAATATCAACTTCCTCTTTTGAGTTAATAAGAGAGTGTCTAGAATATCCAAAAACAGATTTTATATCACTTGTAAATAATATGATATTCGATATTGAAGATGGAAAGGTAAAAGATTTTAACTTAGAAAACCTAAATTGTTTAGAAGATCCTAATATATCGGTTATATACGGAAATTTTAATAATTTTGTATATTTATTTAATATTATTGTCGATGCAAAAAGGAAGATATCCAGCTCCTAAGGAGCAGAAAGAAATAATATGCGCATTTGATATAGGTGCAAAAAATCCAGCTAGAACTATAATAGAAATAGAAAATAACTCGATAAAGATAATAGATATTTCAAAATTAGATTGGAGCATAGACTGGGAAAAAAGAATAGCTAGAGATATTTCACAATATCAATATACATTGGTTTTATTAGAAAGGCAACCAAAAAGGTCACCATATGTAAAATTTGTATACTTTATTAAGGGATTTTTATATAATACCAATACTAATGTAATTTGTGTATCTCCTGTAATGTCTGGTAATTCATATAAAGATAGAAAAAGACGATCGGTAGAAACATTTAAAAACTGGATGGAAATATTTGGTTTATATGACTTAGTTCCAAATAGAAAAAAATTAGATGACGTAGCCGATAGTTTTAACCTTGCTATGCGATATATACTGAATAAATGGAATATAAAATATATTCCATATATAAAAATGTAAAAATGATAGTGTTTTATAAAATATGGATGAATTATTTGTATTTTTAAATAATATAGAAGAAAATTATATTAGAACAATATTTAATTTTCATATTATTAATACAAATAAGACTTTTGATATATATAATTCTATAAAAACTATAATAGAAAGAGAATCAATTTTCGATAATGTGATTTTATCTCATGATATAAAAGATTATATAAAAAAAATAGTCTTTTGTGATATAAATTTAACAAAACATATAATAAACACTACAACATATCCTATTTATAATAACAATGTACGAAACTGTAAATATTTACAGTTTTTTGATATACATACTAATAATGATGAAATGAGCATTAGAACAACTGAAATATTTAAAAGAGATAGATCATCACTGGTTTCATATGTAAGAACAACTAATAAAAAGAAGAAGGTAGATTATGGAGAAATAAAAAAACAGTTAATAGTACATATAAAAATAGATCTATATATTTCTCAGGAAAAAAAATCAGATGATTATCTTTTTACAACAGTGGAACACACAGAAACTAGACCATGGATTAAAACAATATCTAAACATATGCGTATAGATATATTACACGATTCTATAATTACAAAGGGAAAAAGCTCAATATTACAAACTATAGAAATAGTGTTCGTTAACAGAACATGTATAAAGATATTTAAGGATTCTACAATGCATGTTATATTATCAAAGGATAAAAACGAAAAAGATTGTACAGAAACAATTAATAAACTTTTTAATGTTTATAAGATTATTTTTCGTATATTATATGATATTACTAATCATGAACCATTTAAAAAAATTTTGGATGTATCTGATATAATTATTAAATCTACAAATTTTATAGACAAAATTAATAATATTAAAAAAAATAGTGATGTTTATGGTATATATAATTTTAAAATTGGTATGTTTAATCTTACTTATAGAAAACCAATAGATTTTACACTATTCCCATCGATATTGGATAATAGTGGTAAAATAAAATTTTTTAAGGGAAAGAAATTAAATATAGTAGCATTAAAATCATTAGATGAGTGTAAAAGAAATGTAGTATTATCAGACTCTATAATGGAAAACATGCATCATAGATCCGATATTCTAAATAGTTTAAATATAGAAACAGCAAGTATAGAAAAATTAAAAGAATTATTAATATAAAGTGAAAAAAAAAAACTATTTTAAAAATGGATCAGAGATTAGGTTATAAATTTCTTTCTCCAGATCCAAAAGATGGAGTTTTTTATAGACCATTACATTTCCAATATGTTTCATATTCAAATTTTATTAATACTAGATTGCGTGAGATTTTGTCAGTTAAGAGAACACTATTATCGTTTAAAAATGATACAGAAAAAATTGTAATGGAAATTGACAATGTTAAAGTTATACCTCCTGAATATTCACCTATTATAGCAAGTATAAAGGGTAAAAGTTATGATGCACTTGTTACATTCACTGTTAATATTTCAAAGGAAGTAATGACAAAAGATGGGTTAGTAGTGACAAAAATTAGTAGCTATGAAGGTAATGATTCACATTTAATAAAAGTACCTCTATTGATAGGATATGGTAATAAAAATCCATTAGATAATACAAAATATTTAGTTCCAAACGTTGTTGGTGGTGTGTTTATCAATAAACAATCAGTAGAAAAAATTGGAATAAATCTAGTTGAAAAAATTACAACATGGCCTAAGTTTAGAATTATTAAACCAAATACTTTTACATTTTCATTTTCTTCAATTTCTCCTGTTAGTGTATTACCAACAAAATATAGACATTATAAAATATTGATGGATATTTCACAATTGGAAAATTGTACAATATCATCAACTAAAACATTTATAACAATTAATCTAATATTACTAATACAATATTTGTCTCGTGTGAGTTTTGATTTTTTAGAAAATAATTTATGTTATGATATGCCAATAGAAGTTATCTACTTGGCAAAATCAATTATAGAAAGTACTAAAACATTTATTAGTAATATTAATGAATTTGATATAGATGTATATGTTAATGAACTAATAATAGCAGAACATACTAAACAAAAATCTCAATATACTATAGAAGAGTTTAAATATGATATGATAAACAATTTTCTCCCTCATATGAATGAATCACCAAATCACCTAAAAGGATTTTATATGTTGTCTTTACTTAGAAAGTTTATCTATTGTATTTATTACACTAGTAGGTATCCAGATAGAGATTCGATGGTTTGTCATCGAGTATTAACATATGGAAAATATTTCGAAATTTTAACACATGATGAATTAGAAAATTATGTAAATAACATCAGAACTGATATCATCAACAATCATAAAAATAGAGGAACATATGCTGTAAATATACATGTATTAACTACTCCTGGGTTCAATCATGCATTTTCTGGATTGTTGAGTGGTAAATTTAAAAAGACAGATGGAAGTTACAGGACACATCCTCATTATTCATGGATGCAAAGTGTTACCATACCTAGAAGTGTTGGATTTTATCCAGATCAGGTAAATATTTCAAAAATGTTTTCGATTAGAAAATACCACCCTAGTCAATATGGTTATTTTTGCCCATCGGATGTTCCAGAAAGAGGCCCACAAGTAGGATTAGTATCACAACTTTCAGTACTTACATACATATCTAATATAACAACGTCTGAATATAAAGAATTATTTAATAGAATAAGTCAATATGTAAGATCATATAATATTAACGATATTAGTTATTTTGAAACTGGATACTTGATAACGTTAGAAAATTCTGTTATTGCATCTATTAATCCAAATCTTGTAGAGTCGTTTGTATTAGATTTTAGACGTAAGAAAAGAATAGGTTATTTTAATAATTTGGAAATTGGTATAACACTTGTAAAGGATCATATGAATGAAATAAAAATAAATATAGGAAGTGGTAGATTGATACGACCATTTTTAGTTATTGATAATGGTGAACTAATAATTAACAAATATACTGATTTAGATGAAAGACTAGATGATATTACATTTTCTGATGTACAACGAGAATTCCCACATGCTATTGAAATGGTTGATATAGAACAATATACTTTTAGTAATGTATGTGAATCAATACAAAGATTTAATTCAATATCGAGTGAGGATCGGCACAAATACCATTTATGTGATTTTCCATCAGAGTTTAGAGATGGTTATGTTGCATCATCTCTTGTTGGTATTAATCATAATTCTGGTCCCCGTGCCATATTGGGTTGTGCACAAGCAAAACAAGCAATATCATGTTTGAGCTCAGATATAAGAAATAAAATCGATAATGGAATTCATTTAATGTATCCAGAAAGACCTATAGTTATTAGTAAGGCATTAGAAACATCAAAAATTGCAGTAAATTGTTTTGGACAACATGTAACAATAGCATTAATGTCATATAAAGGCATTAACCAAGAAGATGGCATAATTATAAAAAAACAATTTGTTGAAAGAGGTGGGTTAGATATTTTAACTGCTAAAAAACATCAAGTTGATATACCGCTTGAAAATTTTAATAATCATGAACGTGTTAAATCAACAGCATATTCAAAGCTTGATAGTAATGGGTTAGTAAAACTAAATTCATTTCTTGAATCTGGAGATGCAATTGCAAAGAATGTATCATCTAGAACATTGGAAGATGACTTTGTTCAAGATAATCAAATTAGTTTTGACATATCGGATAGATATACAGATATGTATAAATCTAGGGTAGAACGTGTACAGGCCGATATAACTGATAAAGTAAAAGTTAGAGTATTAACCATACGAGAACGACAACCTATTTTGGGTGATAAATTTACTAGTAGAACTAGTCAAAAGGGTACGGTTGCATTAATTGCCGATGAATCAGAATTACCATATGATGAAGATGGTATAAAACCAGATATTATAATAAATTCAACATCTATATTCTCTAGAAAAACATTATCTATGTTAATAGAGGTTATTCTAACCTCCGCATATGCATCTAAACCATATAATAACAATGATCAAAATAGACCTATTTGTTTTCCTAGTAGTAATGAAACTAGTATTGATACATATCTAGAATTTGCAAAAAAATGTCACCAGTATATGTATCCTGATATTTCTGAAGATGAATTAGATGATAAGATGTTTTGTAATAAAAAATTATATGATCCAGAAACAGATAAACCATATATATCAAAGGTCTTCATGGGATCTATTTATTATCTACGTCTTAGACATCTCACACAGGATAAAGCCACTGTTAGATGTAGAGGAAAAAAAACAAAACTAATTAGACAGGCTAATGAGGGAAGACGAAGAGGTGGCGGAATAAAATTTGGCGAAATGGAAAGAGATTGTATAATTGCACATGGTGCCGCATATACAATTACAGAGATTTTAAAAGATTCAGAAGAAGATTCACAAGATGTATATGTTTGTGAAAATTGTGGAGATATCGCCGCTACTATTAACGGAAATAAAATATGTATTAGGTGTTCTAAACAAAATCTATCTACAGTGTTAACAAAAGTAGATACAACACATGTATCAAAAGTGTTTATAACACAAATGAACGCAAGGGGTATAAAAATAAAAATGGAATTTGAAAAAAGAAAACCCTTGTTTTATGAAGACTTAGAAAAAATTGATATTGGCCCACCTAATAGACTGTTTAATTTTTAATTATACCTGTTTGAATGTCAATCTTTTTTGCCATAGTTAACATATTTCTTCTAATTGTTTCAAAATGATTTTCTAGTCTAAGAATATCAGAATCAATAACTTCTAGTCTTTTAATATCCATATCTATTTCATCTAATCTTTTAATAATTTTATCAATATTATTATAAGATTCATATGTCATTTTAAATACTTTTTCTAAAACCATTAGTCTAAGAATAAAATCTTTGATATCGATATTATCTTTTTTAATAAATTCATCATTAAAAAAATCTTCAATATCCTGATCTGTAAATTCAAAGTCAGGATATCTATTTTTTATAATGTTTTTAATATCTTGTTTAATTTCTTCTTTATCCGCTTTTGGATTTTCATCATTAGGAACATCAACTGGTTCAACTGGCTGATCAGGTTTTGGCTGTGGTGGTTTTGGCTGTGGTGGTTTTGGCTGTGGTGGTTTTGGCTGTGGTTGCGGTTCTGGTTTAGGTATAGCTGTACCTGTACCTGTAGGTGGGTTATTTGTTACTGGTCCTGTACCTGTTGGTGGTTTATCTGTAACTGGACCTGTACCCGAAGGAGGTCTAGATGGTTGAGGTGTTGGATCTGTTATAAAATTAGATTCTGGTTCTTCCATAGCTCTAAGCATTGGAGTATCTTCCCATATTTCATCATCATCTCCAGGAAATATTGACATACCACTATCCATTTAAAGTGCGGATTTTAAAAAAATACATTCTTTACTTTTTGGATCATTAGGATATATACATGGATTAATAATGTTAGTATTATTAGAAATGGAAAATGTATAATAAATACAATCATCAATATTATTGAATTTTCTAATTTTTTTTCCATCTGATTTAAAACCAAATGCTGATATAGATACATAATCATTATTAAATTTTACACATCTCCATTTTTGTTTTACATCATATACATCATCATTTGGATCTATAACAGTTCTGTCTATAGATAGTGTATTAAGTGTATTTGTATACTCTAATGATGAATGAAGTGCATTAAATTCCTTTATATTTTCATAATTGTTATATATATAATATCCCTGAAACATTATCATACAAATTGCTACAGTTGTAATTATTATAATAAAAACTGTTAATATATTCATTTACCTAAATATAATTATATATTTTCCATAATCTTTTTAAATGCATCCGATATTGCATTTAAAAATTTTGATGTATCGATGTTATTTATATCAAATATATGATATGTATTAAGTCTAGAATCGCAACCAAAAAAGTTTATTATACACATAGTAACTAAATCATTAACGAATATTAATCCAGATGATGGATTATATACCGATACAGCATTATTATCATTAATATCAGAAGTTTCTAATTTGTGAGAGTGGATATCAGATACTAAATAACCTTCTAGAAATTGTAATATTTCTTTAATATGGTTTTTATTATCAATCCAAGAGTATGTTTCTATACGAATGGTTAATATACCTAACGGTGCGGTAACAATACATGGAACTATACTTTCAAATGTAGTTTTTAGTATTGGTTTTATGTTATCATATTCACGGTTAAAGTTTTCTATATCTAAAATAGTACTTAGTTGATGTTTTATTTCATCATTAATATTTATTCCAGAACTAAAAGCAATAAGTTCAATATCCTGTAGATTTTTTAATCTATAATCTTGATATGTATGTAACAATGTTTCCTTTAATTCATTTGGTTTATCAATCATTTCAAATGTATTATCTTTATGTATAATATAGAAATCAAAGTCATATAATGTAATATATTTTTTATCAGGAGTTTGTTTCTTATTAAGATATGCACAAAATGATACTTCATTTCTTAATATTTTAGATGTATATTTATATAAAATTTTTCTGGTTGGCATATGCTCAATTGATCTAAGCCATTCTTCATTAACAGATGTTGTCTTGTTAATAAGAACAACACCTATATTCAATAATGGCCATCTAACTCTATTATTAAACCCATGTTTTATAAACGTTGAAATATTTGGATCCAACTCTACAATAATTAATTTATCTTCTTTGTGCATAATTTTGATGTTCGCCTTGATGTAATGTATTCTTTTTCGATTTTTTATTAATAGATAAAATTCTAAGATTTATTTGAGCTATAATTTCTCTAATTGTTGTTAAGATTGCAGAAACTTCACTATTTTCTATAGACGTATTATTTGAAATATTTTTCAATAAATGAATAAAATTAGACTCATTTATATCTTCCTCCATTTAAATATCAGAATATATCATCGTCACAGTTATCAATATCGTCGATAAATTTTTCTATTAATATCTTAGATATAATACATTTTGTATAAATAACATAACATTTTGCCAATATACATAAAATATTTAATATAGTTTTCATTTATAGAAAAAATATACATTAAATAAAACTATTATGAATAGATTTAACGAAAAACAGTTTTATAGAAAAAGTTTATTAAATGCATCTTTTAGAATAGCATTAGTTGGTGGTTCTGGATCTGGTAAAACAGCATATTTATTATCTTTATTTAGTACATTAGTTAATAGATATAAACATATTTTTTTATTTACACCAGTTTATAATTCAGCATATGATAGTTACATATGGCCAGATCATGTAAATAAAGTTACAACAGCTGATGAATTAGAATATTCATTAATAGTAACTAAAAAAAAAATCGAAAAATATGTTCATGATAAATCTGATATGTTTTTATTAATTTTGGATGATATGGGAGATAAACAAACTAAATCCACAACATTGTTAGATTTTTTAAATCATGGGAGACATATTAATACGTCTGTTATTCTTTTATGTCAAACATACAAACATGTTCCAATTACTGGTAGAACAAGTATAACACATTTTTGTTGTTGTAATGTATCCGATTCTGATGTTGAAAATATGTTAAGATCTATGTCAATAACAGGATCAAAAAAAGATCTATTAAAATCTATTAGTTTATTGAGATCAGTAAGTCTAAATAAGAGAAGGGTATTAATTATAGAGGATTCTGTATTTAGTGAATGTGAACAAAGAATTTGTTATGACACCGCAGATGAATCAGTAATAAAAAATATTGTTGATCCGAATATATTATTAAAACAATTTTCTCATATGAAAAAGGATTTATCTAAAATACTATCTTTATATGAAAATAAAAAAATATAATTTATATTTACATATACTAAATTAAGTTATATTAAATATATAAAAATAAGTTAGCATATAAGGAAGAATATCATATTTATAATAAAAAGATAAAAATGTCTCTAGTAGATGTTGATATTGATGAAAAAAACGAATATGAATATGATGGTAACACTAACCTATTTAATGGATCTACTATATATACTAAAAATAAAAATAAAAAATATTTAAACATTAAAACTCTATTGTTTTTAAGGATTATTATAATTTTATCTGTACTAACACTATTAGGTACCACTACATATATGATCATTAAATATAATGAATGCTCATCATCTTTAAATATTGATACACCAACTGTTTCAAAAATTGTTAGTTGTAAAGATGGTGATAAAATTATGGTTCAATGTAATGGCATTATTCATAACAATGATTGTTATGTTTTAAATAAAGAGTCTACACTTAATGATGCAATAGAAGAATGTAATAAAACTAATAGTACACTACCATCAAAAGAATTGTTAACTACTTGGATTGGTGATTATATATTGGATACATGGGGTAGTGATGGTAAGGCTATTGTAAAATATAATATTCATTTAAATGATGATTTTACTGACATAGAAAAAAGAAAATATTTTTGTTTAAAATCTATTTATTAATTTTTATTATAAATGAAGTTACTTAATCGTCAAACAAAAGATAAAATAAAAATGTTTACTAAACATAGTTATATATTTATGTTATTTTCAACAATATTAAGCTGTATAGGAATAGTAATAAAATATAATGATATACTTTTTCCTAGTGAATGCACCAATGATTGGGTGCCATATGGAAAATATTGTTATTATAACACAAATTTAAAACTATCATTGGAACATTCTAGTAAATATTGTAAATTATATGGTGGATTTTTACCAGATTTCAATAACATTTTGTTAAAACTTTTATATATTTCACATGGAAAAAATTTTTGGACAAGTCTTTATAAAAAGGGTGGTACTGGTACTTGGATTGATTATAATACTGGAAGAAATATTACTAATATTAAATCTGTCAATATTAATAAACAAGAAGATAGTAATTTTATATATGATACAAATACAAAAAAATCCAAAGATGTTTGTGTTATCTTTGTTGGTGATTTTTTAGAACATGTATGTGAAAATATTAATAATGTAATATGTGTTAAAGAATATAAAAAAAAGTAACGATTTATATGTGCATTGCATAAAAATGGACAAATATTTTGATGAAACCTTGACAATTATTACTAATATGGGTATAGTAAAAATAAACAAAGATAATAAAGAAATGTTTGATGATTTAGGTTTGAATTTTATTAATAATATAGGTCCATATATATTGGCAACTATAAATATTAAACCAATTAGTGAAATGGAAGAAATAAACCAACAAACAATTGACAAATGTTATATTTCTCATAATGGAATAATTGAAAAAATTAATAATGATGTATTACTAAATACTCCAATATATAAAATAGAATCAATATATAATATTAATAATGGTTATAAGTTGATATCATTTGATAAACATCCTTATTTAAAATTTGATAATAAATTTCAACAGTTTTATGTAAAAGTATCAAAATGTATACAATGTGTTAGTATAATGGAAGTTTATAATTTGTATGAAGAATTTGATTATCATTTTATAATTAACCCATCTAGTGATATTTTAAAAGAGGTTGCTAATAGATTTGATATGTTTATTACAGATAATAATGGATGGGTAATAGCGGATGGGAAAATGAAAAATAAAAATTATTATTAAAATCAATATGTTTAAATATTTTTATTTGACTAAGAATATTATTAAACATATTGATGGTATTATAGAAAAGGGTATATTTATAGAAGATGACTCAATATACTTTAAGAAATTATTGAATAATTTATTTGGTTATAATGATATTTGTAATATTTCAAATATGTCTCTTGTATTACTGGATAAAAAAAATTATATACATAGTTTTAAATTTGATAAGATTAATATTTTACCAAGATATGAATATACGAAACGTGATAATTCTATTATAGAAGCTAATAATTATATATTTTGTATATGTTTAGAAGGATCTGTCTTTATAGAACAAAATAATAAATATTCTAATTTTATAAAAATTATAAATAGAGGAGAATGTTTTATATTAAATACGTTATCAGATTATTTAATTCATACATTTGATCCAAGATTAAAATTAGTTGTAGTTTCATATGTTAGTTTGTATCCGTTTATTCATTATAATAATAAAATAATATGTTCAGTTGATGAAAATTTATATGAAATATTTGATGGATATAGGTTTGCCATATTTAGTTTATTTGATGAAAATAATATTAGTATAGAAAGAATTATTGCAGTAAATGGTAAATATTACGATATTAAAACTTTATCTGAATTAGATATATTTGGTTTAAACTCAATACTGATAAAATATAACATAGTTACAAATTATTTACTTTTAAACTCTATGTATTATCAAAAAACTAATCTACATATTCTTAATAATATCCTTAACGATAATAAAATTTTTAACGATTTAATTAATAATACACAAAGAATTTATGCATATTCAAACGATTCAAAACTATATTCTATAATGTTAGTATATGGTATAATGAATTATAATACATGATTTTTTTTTTTATAAATATTGAATTAATATACATTTAGTAAGTATCTCTAAATAATGGAAACCGGTATCATAATCGTTATTGTTATTACTACAATTATTGCTATTTTACTGTTTTGTTATAGTGTTTGTATATGTATTTATTATACAGTACCATTGTATTATAAAAAAAATAAAAAGAAAAAAATTATTAAGTTAAATGAAATTTACTTTGGAACAAATGATATTAATAAGAAAAGTGTAGAATATATAACTAATTATGAAACAGATGATATCGGTAATAAAAGTGTAGATATAACTAGTTATGATGAAAACGATAATTATAATAAAGATGAGTTTATTGAAGAAAATGAATATTGGGAAGATGATGATATCTCAACATCAATGAGTGTTGCAAAATATGATGAAGAAATAATAGAACCTATTTATGCTAATATTAGTAATGATGATGTAATAAATTCATATGATAAAATTGATAATAATATAAAAGATTTATATGCTATAATCAATACTGATACAAATAAAAACATTGAAAATGATGACGAAATAGAGGATAAAAAATCTTCATCTAATAATCATGTAAATGTATCATTGCATAAAGAATCTGAACCTATTTATATGATACCACCAGATGCTATAAACTGAATAATTATATTATGACTTATAAAACAGTGTTATGAAGTCAAAGGTTTTTGAATCTGTTCCTTTTTATAATAACTTTAAGTTACAGGATGATGTTTTAAAGATGTTAGATAAAGACATTACAGAATATAAGGATGATTATCATTTAAAAATATTACTTTCTGATTTGTATAAACATAAAGATGAACCAATTTATATCAATGATACAACAATAAAAATTAATGAGTTTATTAGCAAAGATAAAATTACATCACAAATAGATACTAACATTACTAGGGTAATTGCTTGTGTAAAACCAGCAAAAAAGGGTGGTTTTATAACATTTTCAAATAAAAAAACTAATCATAAAAAAACTATACGACTAAACACAACATTTCTATTACTAATAAAGTCTGTTGCTGTTTATACTATCTCAAATGTTGTTAAAGGAAAATTAGTATTTTTAACATTTGATATTAACATACCAAGTCTAAGAGTTGTTGATATAAAATTAAGTGATGAAGTTATGTATTCTAATATCTCTATCAATCTCCTTCCAATATTAACAAACGAATATGTTTTCGTATTAAAACAATTATCGTATAAACTAGTTGGAAATATATTTTGTGAACAAATATATATAAACAGAAAATGGTACACAATAGTTACATTAGGTGATAAAAGATATTATATGAAATCAATATGTTTTGGAACATTTTTACCAGAGATTAGTTTTAAATGTAAAGATTTTAATATGAGTATTATAACAAAAATACTCAATAATAACTTACCATTTGATATTATATATCCAAAAAAAATAGTATTTGACAATATGGTAGTATATGAAAAAATTTTATTTGGTAAAATTAAAGTTAATATTTAATACAATATAATATCAAAATTAGAATATTTTACTTTATAAGTAATGGGTGCTATTAATAATATAATCATATAAAAATGTGAAAATATTAATATAAAAACAATTGAATATGAATATATACATGAATAAATATATTTATAACATTCAGATTTTGATATTATAATTATAATTGTTGATGTTATAAAGAATATCATTTGAATATTCGCCAGTAATAAAAAAAAATATGATTGATTTAAGTATGTATATAATTTTATTTGTATAATTACAAATATAAAAATTGATAATTGTATTAGTGATATACCGTATGATTCAAAGTATTCATTTAAAATAATATACTGTCCAGATATTGTAGTTATTGTAGTTAAAATGATACTAACATAATAATTTATTATATGTTTTGTATTGTTAATTCTAAATGTTACAATAAAAATATCAATCCATATAGTTAACATAATAATATAAACTGTACATATTATAAAATCTACTTCTGAATCACTGAACAATTTATTGGTAAATTTTAAATATATATCATTTTTTATATAATTGTTTTTTATTTTATAACTGCAGGTAAGAACGTGTTCTGATAGATTGTATAAAAAATTAAGTTTTAAAACATCTTTATTAATTATTTTTATATTATTATATGTCCAGTTCACTGGTATATTAACATTTTTATTGAAAATACAGGGAATTGTAATTGTGTTATTACATAGAGTATAATTAATAGTAATGTTATTAGAATATACTATATATATATTAAAGATAAATAATATATAATAAAATAGTATATTTTTCATTATGGAAGAACTATCAGATAAGATAATTAATTTAATAATAGATTATAATGCTAAAGAAAATGATAATGGAAAAGATGATTTCTATAATAATTTTATAGTATTATGTAAAGAATTTATAGAAAATAAAAGATCCGATAATATTAAAATTAAAATAATTAATTCATTAAAAAAATTACCACCTTCACTTGTTCATAAAGTTTGGCTACCTATAAGTTTATATTGTGATAATATAACAAATTATTATGTAAATAATAAAAAATGGGTTGAGAATCAAATAAATAAATTAGATCCTAATGATGATTTAAATATTACATCATATGGAAACCTTGCAAGAATAGCTATAGTATATAGAAATGATAAAATTGGTAAACGTGTACTAGATTACATTAATAATGTTTTAAAAATATAAAAAAATAAAATAATTATTACAAATGTAAATAATCATACAGTATATTTTTTATAATGAATAGATATTATGAGTTTAATACTGTAAAATATAAAGCTGTTTCTTGCATAAGTGGTAAAAATGTAAAAGGTGTGATTAACTTCGAACAGCTTCAAAATAATATAGTTGTTGTTGTTGGATCAATATTAGGATTACCTAAAGGTTCGCATAATTTAATTATACATGAATATGGGGATGAGAGTAATGGTATAGTTAATGTTGGTAATGAATATTGTATTTTAGGTAGTATTTATTCTAATAAATATGGTATATCCAATGTATATATTGTTAATGGTAAAATATCCATATGTGGATATAATTCTATACTTGGAAGATCTGTATTGATATATAATAATAAAAATGATTTTGATAAAAAAAATAATGACATACCATTAGGTTTAATAGGAATTTGTACCATACCATAAATATTGAATCAATATTTAATTTATTAAATGGACTGTACATATAGAGAGTTTAGAAAACTATGTAGAAACATTGCAAATACACCAAAATATACTGATAAAACAAAAATAATTAGTGATTTTTTAAATGATAGAGAACAAAAAACCGTATGTTTAATAATAAAAATGTTGTTACCAAATTTAAATAATAATGTTTATAATCTTAACGATAGGCAAATAATAAAAATATTTAGTGAAATATTTAATCATGATAAAGAAGAAATGATTAAAGATTTAGAATGTGGTTTTATAGAAAGTACAATAAAAACATTTTTTGAAAAAAGTAATTCATCTATAGTTCCTATAAAAAAAAGTATCTTAATGTTACATGATGTACATAAACTTTTAAATAAACTAACAACATTAACAAAATATAATGATCGATATAATTTTTTAAAATGTGTAGCATCTATATGCACAGGTAATGATATTAAATGTTTTATTTTACATGTTAAAAAAGATTTAAGAATTAATGCAGGAAATAAATGTATTCTAAATGCATTGAATAGAGATTTATATGAACAATTAAATAAGAGTAAAAATATAGATATTGTTCTATATAACTATTATAATAATATTAATAATGATATTATACCATTTATACCAATAATTCCAATGCTAGCAAATGTATGCAAATCATTAGATAAAATAAAAAATATTGATAATGGTATATTTTTGGAATTAAAATATGACGGTGAGCGTGTTCAAATACATAAACAAAATAAAAAATATAAATATTTTACTAGAAACTCAAAAGATGTAACACAACACAAGATTGACGGTTTTGATAAATTATTTGATGATGCGTTTAAAGATGCTGACAATTTTATAATGGATTCAGAAATAATTTGTATAGATACAAGTAATGGTAATTTTTTACCATTTGGATCTCTTGGGGTACATAAAAATAAAACATATGAAAATATATCTATATGTATTTTTATATTTGATTGTATGTACTATAATTCTGTAAACATCATGAATGAAAAATATACATATAGAAGAAAGTTACTGTATAATAACATTAATGAAATAAAGAATAAAATTATGTTATCATACTCATGTGTTGTATATAATATAGATGCACTATCAGATGAGATACAAAAATTATTAAATAAAGGTTTAGAAGGAGCTATTTTAAAATATCCAAATGATATGTATATACCAGGTAAAAGAAAATGGATAAAGATAAAAAGGGATTACTTAAACGATGGTGCAATGGCAGATTCAGCAGATTTAGTCGTATTGGGTGCATATTATGGTAAAGGTAAAAGATATGGAGGGATAATGTCTATATTTCTTATGGGTTGTTATGATGAAGATACAAATACATGGAAAACTGTTACAAAATGTTCAGGATTCAATGATGAAACATTAAAGGAATTACAGTCAATTGATATGATAAAAATCAGTAAAAATAAAGATAAAATACCAACATGGTTAAATATTAACAGTATACATTATCCAGATTTTATTGTTAATAATCCAAAAACATCACCTGTTTGGGAAATATCCGGATATGAATTTACAAAATCACCATCTCATACAGCAGATGGGATATCTATTAGATTTCCTAGATGTAAAAATATAAGAAATGATAAAGATTGGTTATCTGCAACAAATTTACAGGAACTTATAACATTATATAAAAAATCAAAAAAAAAAAAATAAATAATTATGTAAAAAAAAGTATTCACTAAAAGTTATGGATCTATATAATAATCTGATATTTACAACAGATGAACAAAAATTTTCATTTAATGTTATATTGGAGGATAAAAATGCTATAGATTATATTAATAAAAGTTCTTTATTATTCTTATATGATAAAAATACTAATATATCTTCTGAATATGAAGCAAAGGAAATTTTGAATGAATATTTATCATGGAGATATTTTTTAGGAAACGTAAACATAAAACCTGTATCGGTAGGATCCGTTTATACGACATTGATTAACTTCGATAAAGTTACATTAAAAATGATGGGGGATTTAGATATTTTATTTAATGATGTTTTGCAATTAAAAGGAAATTATGAAGAGAATAAGGTTGTTGACTTTTTAACATCACTACAAATAAATTTTTCAGAGATAAATAATTTTATATTGCTAATAGGATATCTTGGTTATCTTTCTGAATATTGTGGAAAAAATAACTTACATCAATATATTACTACTTTATCTTCTTATCTTTATTCGGTAATAAAAATAGAAACAATTATAAATTTTAAAGAATATATCAATAAAATTATATGTTAGTATATTCGGTAATATAATAAAAAAATAGAAACAATAATAAAGATTAAATAATACATCAATAAAATTATATGTTAGTATATTAAAAAATATACATATTGCATAAATATGTCTGTTATTATATCCAGAATCGAACCCCAAAGTAAATGGAAAAATATATCATGTTTTTTTAAGAATTCAATGTTAAATAATAAACAAAGACATAGAAACGTTTGTAATAAACTCAATGATATACTTTCAAACACCACTTCAAAGTATGTAGTTGCAGATATACAAGAAATAGATTCGGAGTTATCAAATGAATATAAAAAGAACAATGGTATTCAACTAGGAAGAGTTTCTAGATATACTAAAATATGTAAATTTACTAAAAAAACAGATTATATTTCTATACCACATATTAGTGATGAAATAGTTTATTCATTGTTTATATTTAAATCTGATGATAATGATGATGATGATGATGATGATTATTATTGTAATATCAATGAAACAATAAATAATAATTTTACTAATATTTATAATAATAATTATGCATTAATTTCAACAAATAATGATATTATTGTACGTGGAAATAATGTATATGTTTCAATTATTATGTTTTATAAAAAAAATTATCCATCTCCAACATTGATTAAATGTGAAATGCTATATGATATGGTATTTGTATCTAGACATAAAAGAATTTACAATGAAATTCCAAATGAAAACTGGTTTAAATTTTATATTGGGTTTATGAATTGTTATTCTACTCATATAACAATTAGATTAGATGGAAGTGTTATTAACATTCGACCTGATTATAAAACATACTGTATTCTTAGTGGGTATTCTATCAATAATAATACAGAGATCATAGATGATTGTAAATGTTGTTATAAAGATACATCATCTGTTATATCATATAATAATAGTAATAATCTTAATAATATTTTATTGGTTAATGTTCCAGGTGGACTAGGTATTGACGTAAACGGATTAGGAAAGTTTACAGCATCTTTTATTGGAAGAATACCATCTCATAAACATATTAAGCTGTGTTTGAATATATTGATTTCTATCTTGTTTAAGTATGATAAAATTGCTGGTAGAGGGTATAATACTCTATTTGTATATGGAATTGCACATAAGTAAAAACATACATTTAAGTATAAATATATGTAAAATGACTAACTTAGTTAGGTTTGAAGTTAATATTGTTGATAACAAAATTTCTATTGTAATTATATCAGATAAACATATTGAAACTAATATAACATATAAAGAAATGATTACGCCTAATAATTATATTCATACTGATAATATTTTAGATTCAGATGATATGTACGTAGTATTAAATAATTATTTATGGTATAGAGGATTTGTTGGTTATGATGCTAATAAATATGGTAGGGTTTTTAAAGAATTGTTAAAATTTGATTCACTTGCTAGAGTAAAATATGGTAATATTGAAACATTGTTTAATATGTTAAATTTAAATTCGAATAATGGTATTGATAACTTTACTAATTTTCTATCCTTTCAAAAAAAAATATCTAATGTAAAAAATGAATTTGATTTTATGCAAATTATAGGTTTATGTGCATTAGTTGCAGAACATTGGAAGAAAAATAAAAAATGTCTAAATTGGTTTGTGGTTTCTGATACATTGTTTAATGTTTTAAATAGTGAACAAATTAATGAAGTAAAAAAAATATTACAAAATAGACTTATATACAATGACATATAATTATAATACATAGTAAATTGTATCTTTATATTATTAAAAACAAATACGGAAAAATAATACTAATATACTAATGCATTTATTCATAAACATGAACAGTATGTATATGATAATATTATTTGCTTTGTTTATAAATAAATCTATTTCAATACATTGTAATAGTATTATTAAAAATGATACAATTGAGATAAAATGTTATAAAACACTAACATATTCTACTTTATATATAGAATGGAAATCATCTAATGAAACACTCTTTGTTTATAATAATAGTAGTGTATTGTCTAGTAATAAAAATTATGTAAAATCTATAATATATATTCCTAAAGGATTAAACATAACTACTATATCTACATATAAAAATATTACAAAATGTTATGATTGTATTTTTCACCTAAATAATAATATTACGGACACTGCATCTATTTGTGTAGATAACAGCATTAGCGAAAATGTATGTATGATAAACAATAATGCTTATAATAATACTTTTAATAATTTATTGTTTATACTATTGATTATAGTCTTTTTGTATTAAAAACTGAGTTTTTATATCCTATTTTTAACTATAAATAACATAAATGGATCCTGATATAAGTGGAATGATTATAGATGACACAAATAAACAACAATGGATAATAGGCGAACACATAGGAAAAGGAGGTTTTGGATATATATATACTGTTTTTAAAAAAGATGATTCTAATAAAAATAAAACATATGTTATTAAACTGGAACCAAAGAGCAATGGACCATTGCTTATAGAGCAGGTATTTTATCAAAGAATATGTAAAGATGAAATGATAAACAAGTGGATAACAAGTAATAATATAAGTTACATGGGAATACCTAAATATCACGGTTTTGGTTTTTTAAAAAATAATAATATTGATTATAGATTTATAATTATAGATAGATTAGGATGTGATCTTCAAAGTATACTATTACATAATAATAATAAGCTTCCTAAAAATACAGTATGGAAAATAGTCGTAAAGGTATTAGACGTGTTAAAATACATTCATTATAATGGATATAGTCATGGAGATATTAAATCTGAAAATATTGCAATAGATTACAATGATAATAATAAAATTTATCTTTTTGATTATGGACTATCATATAGGTTTATGGTAAATGATAGACATGTAGAGTATAAACCCAATCCTAAGAAAATGCATAATGGTACATTGAACTTTACGAGTATAGATATGCATAATGGTGTATCACCATCTAGACGTAGTGATTTGGAAACATTAGGATATTGTATTATTACATGGTTGGGTGGAACCCTTCCTTGGGGGGAAGAAAAGGTAAAAAAAATAAAAAGTCTGTTTTAGATTTTAAAGTTATGTATTTAAAATCTATAGAATCGTTATTGTCAAAAACCTTGGGTATAGTTTATCCTATTGAATTGATAAAATATTTTAACTATGTTTTAACACTAAAATATGATGATGCTCCAGATTATGATATACTTATTAATATGTTCAATAATACATGTGAAAAAAAAGTACTATAGATACAAAATGGATATTTTAACTATAGAAACAGTAAACATGAGTAATTATTTAATAATTTCAAACACTGGTTTAGATTTTAATATAGTTATAATGAAACATAACGAATATATAAACATATCAAAAATGTATAATATAAAAAAAAAATATAATTCTTGGAAACGATTAAAAAATACTATCAATGTTATTAAGAATATATGTGAAGAGGAAAATATAAATATAAAAGATTCATCTATTAGAATATATGTAAATAAACTTAATAAAGATATAAGTGGTGTTTTTATACATCCTAAAATTTTTACATCTTTTATTAATTGGTATTCTAGTATTTTTGCTAATAAATTTGCGAATGTTATTGAAATGAGTAATATATCAATTATGAAAAATATTGATTATTGTTCATGTTATGAATATAACATTATATATAAATCAATTATTAATAATGATAAATGTTTTGAATATATGAATACCAATGCATCCTTTATATTAGATAGTTATAATCAATTATATATAGAATCATCGAAAGAAATATGCTCAGTATGTATGGATTATGTATTAAGTAAACCCAAAAACTATTTTGGAATTATTACATGTAATCATATTTTTTGTATTGAGTGTATCTCTATATGGTTTAAAAATAATAATACATGTCCTGTTTGTAGAAAAAAAATTTATCATATAACGAAAAGTATTGTTTATTTAAAATTTTCCAAATGATATTTTTTTAAAAATTAATTTTAAAAGATATAAATTACCATAAATGGATAATATTAATTTTGTACGTAATATAGTGCAATCATATATTAAATGGAGGGGTGGTGAAAATATTGATTATGATAAAAATTTTGAAACTCTTAAACTATTTGATAATGATGCAATAAAATCTTTTGGTAAATGTGATTATAATTTTATTAAATCTTTGAAATTGTCAATTGATGATGGTCCACAATTGAAAAATATAAGTAAAGAAGATTCTTATGGATATAAAGAAATTATTGGAATGTGTGCACTTTTGTCAGAACAAGTTACTCATACTTTCTGTAACACAAAATGGGATACTGTTTTTAAAATACTTTTTAGTTTTATTTCAAATGAAGATTTGACTGAATTATATAATATTCTTATTAAAACATAATTTAAATAATATATTTAAATATATAACAATGACCGATACACTATTAAATAAATTGTTTCCTGATATTGTTAATAATAATATTAAAGTTATAAAATATAGTGATGTAGTTAAAATAGAAAACGAAAATTATGAATGTAAAAATTCTTATGTATATAATGCTATATATAACAACGAGGAAGTTTTAGTTATAATGTTTAAGGATTCACATACAGGATATAAAGTATTAATGGATATATCTGAAAAATATAATATTTTACAACAAAAACATGAAAAAAACATGTTGCGTATATACGCGGCATTCGTTGATAATCATATCAAATTTAAAATGCCAAAAATATCACTCATTGTTGAAAAGTGCAAACCTATACGAAAAATTATATTAGAAAAAATTAATTTACCATTTGAAAATAAAATAGATTTAATTTTTAATTCTTTAACATCTTTAATATTGTTTTATAATTATACAAAGAAACCATATAAATATATTAACAGTAGTAATTTTTTAATGAATAGTGAATATGATATTAAAATAGTAAGTCATGGATTAGAAACAATTTTATCAAATCCTGCCTTTAATACTATGAAATCATCATCATATTATTCACCTAAATTAATTATGAATCCATTTAATGAACAAACAATAAGTGATGATATATATAGTTTTGGAATTTTAATGTATGAAATTTTATCCTATAAAATACCATTCGAAAATATGAAATCGCGAGAAATTATTTCATGTATTAAAAATAATAAAATAGAGTCTGAATTAAATATATCATCTATAAACTGTCCAGATATCTTAAAAAATCTCATTAAAAGATGTATTAATATTGATCCTGTTATTAGACCTTCTTTTAAAGAAATTTATCAAAATATATTAATATATAAATTTAATAAAAAATAAAATAACTTAAATTTAATAATAGAATCATGATATGATATATAATGTCTATTATATATAACTATATAACTTCAAAACTTATACGTTTAACATATATTAGAAATCTATTAAATAATGATATTAATTTTATGAATATAAAAAAATATAAAATTTGTTTAATATTAAAATATTTATCTAGAGAATATATTAATCCAATAGTATTAGATGAACTTATATCATCAGGTATAAAAATTTACAATAAAGTATTAGTATTGTTATTTACAGAATATGTTAGGAATAAAGTTAATAATTGTAGTATACGGACAAATAAACAAATTCTTAATATTTTTCATAAACATGGACTAAAACTAAGATGGCGTGCTTATAGTAACCATCCACTATTTTTAATAATGAATAATACAAAATTAAATAATTTTAGTTTTCTTAAACATTTATTTAAAATATTTAATCTTAATACAAACATAAAAACCATAGATGGTTTAAATTTAATTAACTTATATATATATAGTACTAATGGGAATATTGATATAAATGTGTTAAAATTGCTTATTGATAATAAAGTTAAAGTTAATTCAGTAACTAGATTTCATAAATATACAGCATTACAAACATATTTACTTTGTAATAAAATAAAATTAGATGTTATAGATTTTTTAATATCTAACGGTGTTGAAGTTGTAAATGGTAAAAATGAAACTCCATTATATACATTATATACTAATAATATAAAATTAAAAAAAATAAAATCTATAACAAAAAAATTATTATTTCATGGAGCAGATTTAAATAAACCATCATTAGAGTTAAATAAATATCCAATTATTGGATATATTGAGCGTAATAAAGATATAGATATTAATTTTTTAAAGTTTCTTATAGATAATGGAGCAAATACATTTGTTAAATCATTACATGGAGATACATTGTTACATATATATTTATCTAAAGATATTATAAATATTAATGTTTTATCATTCTTACTTAATTTAAACATAGATATAAACGCAATAAATATTTGTGGTTATACACCATTAGCAACATATATAGATAAAAATATAAAATATATAGATATTGCAATTATTATATTGTTAGTTAAAAATAACTCAAAAATTATTAGACATTTATCAAATATATTTACATTATCCGGTTTTGAAATGTTTATTAAAAAAAATAAAAATATTTGTTTACTATCAATAACTATAATTAATTTTTTACTAAAGAATAAAGCTATATATGATGATTATAAATATACTCCACTAATGTCTTCTATATATGCATCTAATCATGATTATATTAATTATTTCTTAAAAAATGGTAAATATACAATAGATGATATATCTACAAATGGTGATACTTGTTTATCTATATCTATATCAATGTGTGATATTAATACTGTTATTTTATTATTATCGTATATGCCAAATAGAGAAACAATTATACATACTTTTAATGCAATAAAAAATATTAATTTAACAAGAAATAGAAGAATTGTAATTATGAAAAAGTTAATTAAATATACCTATCTATTAGATCCCGATATATGTTTAATGTTTGATAATATTTTAATTAATTTTAAAAGCTTTATGAGTATATTCAATAAAGAAATAGTAATGATGAAAAATACTATAATAGGTAGAACTACTGTATTTAATTTAATCTTTAATAGAAATAATACAATGAATTTATATCATATATATAATCCAAATATTATAAAATTTAAATATTCTACTATTTACGGAAATAAAGTTAAAAAAGTAATTAAGAATTCTGTTATGTTACATAATTCAATATTGTTTATATTAGATATTTTGGAAAATGAACCTAATACACATTGGTCAATATTACCAATGGAAATTAAGTTTAAAATATTAAATTATTTACATATTAGTAAAATACATTCTGATTTTTTTTTATAATGAATATTGAAAATACATACATATATATATTAAAAAAATGGTTAAGGATCTTCCACCATATCATGTAAAAAAAAGAATTAATAATTATCTATCAAGGGGTAATAAAATAAAAATAAATTCACTTAAAACTATGCTATTGAACATGATATCTAAATATCATATATTGAAATATCTTCATGATGATATTATGGATTCTTTTATAACAATTGATATAACTAATACTATGAATAAAGAAAATATTGTTAATGTTCTAAATGTTATTTGTGATTCATTTAAAACAGAATTACCAAATATTTATCATTGTTATTATCAATCAACAATATATAGGTATATATCATTATATAATGTCAATAGTAAAATTTTAGAAATATTGATTGAAATGAAACTTGGCTATATAATTGATGAAGATAATAGTTCTTTTAAATATAATATATTAGATCTTTATATAAAGGAAAACAAAAATAAAGATGTTGAAATTATAGATATGTTAATGAACAAATATAACCTATATAGAAATAATAAAAAACATATAGTTTATTACTATACGGAACATAATGGTTCAAATATTGATATAAAAATAATGAAATATTTTTTAGATATTGTAAAAAATATTTATAAAAATAATATAAGTAACTGTAATGATTTTATCATATCATTATATGTAAATATATTAATGGCAAATAAAAAAACATTATTTAATAATTATTTGAATATAACTGATCTATTTTTAAAATATATATCTTCTATTAATTATATAAATGATAAAAACTATACACTTATACAATATGCATCTATTTTTAATATATATATATATAATTACTTAATTAGGTTAGGTGCTGATACAACTATCAATAATAAAAATTATTTATGTGAATATGGATTTTATATAGATAAAGAGTATGTACAATTTGTTAATAGTATAAATTTAATTGATGATATCAATTTATTAAAACATATCTTTAATAAAATACAAATATATACATTTTATAACATTGATAAAATAAAAATGAAAATGATTATATTGTTAATTGGTAAAATTATGTTATATAGTAATAATATAGTAGATACCAATAAACTTCATAGAAAATTTTTGCCATATATAACAGAATTTAAAAATGAATTAAATATATTACATACAACAAAAATAAACAATACATCTTTATACAATTTAATTTTTAGAAATGTTTCAATGGAAGTGAAATATTTTAATAATGTAGAAATAAAGAAATGTAAAAATTTAAAAAGATATGGAAAATATGTTAGAAAAAAAATATTAATGTTTCATAAAAGAAATAATTTAACTAATTCATTAGTTAAAAAATTTTATAATGTTATAGATTATTGGTATAGACTTGATCTTATAGTCCAAAAATATATTGTTGGGTTATTATCAACTAATGAAATGGTTAGACTTAACAATAGTATTGCAATTTAAAATATTGTATATAAATGTTAATGGATATATTAGTATATGTTACTTCTCCATTTGTTAATCTTGTTTATTTTATAATAAATAATGTTATATACATTTCAACTAGAATAATTATAAAAATAACTTTATTTTTGTTTAATATAATAAACCCATATCCTAATTTATTTTCCCCTTTAAAAATGTTAGATAATATTAATCCATTAAATGTTATTAATGTTAACAAACTTAACCCACTTAATTTGTTTTCAAGTACAAAAAATGATAAAAATAAAATTCATACTACTGTTCTATCATATATAAATCCCTTTAAAAAAGAAAAAGAGGTTCCTAAAAAAGGATTCTTATCTAAAATTTTTGGTTAAAACCTAAAAAAAGTAAATAATGAATATACACTACATTATAAATATAATTATATTTAACTTATTTTTAAACTATGTAGAAAAACACTAAAATGTAAAAGTAAAACAATAATTTATGCACCTATTAAACAATCAAAAAAAATTTAATACTAGTAAAATATCCCGTATATATAATATACACAAGTGATATTTTTTAGTATTACTTGTCTTATTGATGGTAAATTCCACAAATTACCAAAAAAACGTAACTAAAAGGTTAAAACAAAAAAATGCAAGGGTATTATTAGTAAAATATCAATTAATATAAATAAAACATAATTTAATTCTAATTTGATGCGTGTGTTATTGATCCTTACTGTTCATAAACATCATAATTAATAATATATTCAACATAACAGTAAATGATGGATTATGACATTAGTTGTTATGATGTAAACTCACGTGCGGAAATAACAGAAACTATACCTACAGATCTTACGTTTGAAGATAATATTAATACATCTTATACATTTAAAACATGGATGACACTTCTAGAAAATGCAACTTCTTCTGTATATATATCATCATTTTATTGGAGCTTAGTAGATGAAAGAAGTAAAAATGATCCTACATCTATTATTGGATATATTTTATTGAAAAAATTAATTTTAAAAGCATCAATGTTAGATATGTATATTGTTGTTAATAAAAGTGGTTCAATAAAATATGAAAATCTTATAGAATTGGAAAAAGCCGGAGCTAAAGTAATATATGTCGATATAAATAATATTTTTCCAACAGGTGTTTTACATACAAAATTTTGGATAGTTGATAATAAACATGTATATATAGGAAGTGCTAATATGGATTGGAGATCACTAACTCAAGTAAAAGAATTAGGTATAACAATTTATAATAATTCTTGTATAGCTAATGAACTAACTAAAATATTTAACATATATAAGTATATAGGAATTAATGATACTGTTATGTTTAAATGGAATTTAAAAGAATTTTATGCAGAATATAATATGTTTTATAATTTATCAACAAAAATTAATGGTGTTGATACAAAATTATATATTTCAAGTTCACCAAGAGAGTTATGTAGTCTTAAAACAACATTTGATTTAGATGCTATTATTAGGTGTATACGAACAGCTAGAAAATTTATATATATATCAGTTATGAATTATATACCAATTATCTATACAAAAAATGGAAAAAAGTATTGGGAATATATTGATATCGAATTGCGTAGAGCTATAATTAATAAAGGAATTTCCGTTAAATTACTTGTAAGTAACTGGATTCATACAGATCCTGTTACATTATCACATTTAAAATCTATTATGGATATTGGTATATATAATAATCATGAATCTATTGAAGTTAAATGGTTTAAAGTACCATCGAGACAAGTTGAAGTTCCATATACAAGAGTAAACCATTCAAAATTTATGGTTACTGATATTGATGCATATATTGGTACATCAAATTGGAGTGGAAATTACTTTGTTGATACAGCCGGTGTATCCATTGTATTAACACCAAATGATTCTACTGGTATACGAAAACAGTTGGAAATGGTATTCTTAAGAGATTGGAATTCATCATATACACATGATCTAGATACATATTTTCCACTTATAAAACTAGATTATAAAAATGATGAATAGATTTTTTTAAAATAAATTTATATTTACTACTAATATGTAAACATGTATAATATATCAACAGGAAGATTGTATAAATATAATGTTGTACAATGTCTAACAAATTAATTAAATATTAATGTAAAGGAATAATGTTGGAATTGTTGTATAATAAGTATTCATGGATTATTAATACAAGTAGTTATAATAAAGATTTGATATATCAATATTATATGACTGTTCTATAGAATTTTAAAAAATCTAGAACTATGGTAATACCATAATATAATTAACTATCTTTATATTATATAATAATATAACTAAATACAATTTACAAAATGTTTCTATTAATATATAAATAATTATATCCCTATTGAAACACATTAAATACTAACCATAATGTATTTTAAAAAGTTATAATTATTGAAAAAATAATAAATTAATTATACTTTGAAAATGTATAAATATAAAGTTTTTTCTGCGTTGGAAAATAATAATTATATAACTCTTAAAAATAATATAAGTGAATATATTAACATATATAATATAGATGATAATTATGATTCTAGTACAAACTTAATAATGTATTATCTTAAAAATGAAAATACTATTAATATTGACATTATCAAATTAATACTTATAGAATACAAAAATAAAAATATTAATGATAATAAAGAGTTATATCTACATGAGTATATAGATCGATATTATGATAAATTATCATGTGATATTATAAAAATGTTTGTAGATTATAGAAGTAATATACTAAATGAAGTTAATGAAAATGGTAATACTCCATTTAATTTATATATGTATAACATATCTTATTTAAAATATAATATTAATTTTGATATTGTAAAAACATTTTTAACTCTTGGATCCGACTTAAGCATATATAATTCAAAAAACTATACTCCAATACATACGTATATACTATCAGCAAATATAAATAAAAAAATATTGGATTATTTATTGGGATATATTAATCCAACTAATGAAGTATTCAAAAATATGTTAAATATATATTTGTCTAAACAAAAGAATTTTCATAGTATTAAAGTTATAAAAAAACTATTACCTATATGTAAAAATGTTATATCAAATGGGTATAACTCAATCATGTGTTATGTAAAAAAATCACCAGTTATTAAAGTTAAAATAATAAAATTACTAAGTTATGATTGTGATATAAATTATGTTAATGAATTTGGAGAAACTTCTCTTGATCTATATTTATGTTCAAATAAACCTAAGATTGAAATAGTAAAATATTTAATAGGTTTAGGAGCTACTATAAAACAATATAAAAATTATAATAAAACTGCACTTCATAAATATATTACTAATGAAAAAATTAACAAAGAAATACTTAAGTATCTTATATCGTTAATTAATTATGATGATATAACATATCATTCATTATTAAATTTATATCTAAATAATAGGTATAAATTTGATTTAGATATCATACAGATACTATCAAAGATATGTCTTAAATTTATATCACCTGAGGGAAATACTTCATTGATGTCATATTTTATTTCTGATCCAGACAGGATTAACTTAAAAATTGTAAAAATGTTAGCAACTGACTTAGATATAGATTATAAAAATTCCTTTAATGAAACAACATTTGATATCTATATGTTAAATTGTGAAGATATCTCTATTAATGTGTTAAAATTCTTTATTGACTCTGGTGTAAAAATTAAAAGTAAAAAAAAAATAATTGATATGTATCTTTTTAAAAGAGATGAAGCCTGTATTGATGTTATTGATTATATTTTAAATAATATTCCATCAACGTTAGAAGATGAAAATATTAAAACATATCCTTTACATTCATATATGGAATCGGCAAACGATCATAAAATAGTTGAATACATTATTTCTAATCTACACTGTAATGTAAACGAATACAATGATAATGGATATACTCCTTTACATGTTTATTTAAATGGTTTTAATAATGAAACTGATATAATTGATACACTTATTAATATGGGAGCTGATGTAAATCTATTAACTAGTAATGGAGAAACAAGTCTATACTTATCATTGTTTAGAGATAAAAAACAAATTAAAACATTAATTACATCAAATCCATCCCATGATACTGTAATAAAAACTATTGATTATATAAAAAAATCAGAAAATGAATTTATGAATGCTTTATTCGAAAGTTCATTAAAAGAATTTATATCATATGCTATATTGATAAATAATAAACTAAAGGATAAATTAATTGAATTAGTAAATTTTATTAACATGGATAACAATATTATTGTTCATATTAATAATTGTTACAATGCAATAATTAATTTAAATGGTATAATCGTATCACAAGATAAAATAACCGCATATGATCTAATTATTAATAAAAATATTAATAGAATACTTAATGAAAATATTTTAAAAAATATTAATCCGTCACATTATTATGTTTATAATGATATTGTATTTGAATCAATAAGATATGCTATTTATAGACAAAATCTATTGTATAATGAATATTCATCTGTTAATTATTCCAGAACTATATGTGAAGGTACACCACCAGATGAATTAAAAGACAACATATTTGGTTATATGGATAATGAAGATATATAAAATTTAATTAACATAGGTATTTGAAACAAATATTGTGTTAAATCACAAACACAGAACTTTTAATGGTGGTATTTTTATAAATATGATAATATACTGATTTTATTATGATTTAACTTATCACACTATAGTTAATATTTCGTTTTAAAAACTAATAAAATAATACATTGAATCAATTAAATATTAATAACGGTATCTCTAATTCCAAAACTAAAAATATACTAGTGATATTTTAGTATTTAAATCAATTAATGAAATGGTGTCAGACCTAAATGTGAATAGTAATAAATTATATTATATATTACAAAAACTCCATATAGATGGAAAGTTTATCTATGTAATTCACAAACTATTAAAAGTAGTATGATTAAAACATTTAAAAAAAAATCTTAAGAAAATTAAAGATCATTATAATTATACAGTCATATATGAAAAATTAGAAACGGAAACCGTTGAATGTAGTAGTTCACATTGTTTGTTTACATTATTCAAATTATAAAAAAATGTATTATACATCTAATGAACCAACATATATACTTAAATGTTCCAATATCTAAAGAAAAAATAATTCCTTCTTTTGATAATATTATAAAAAATCAAAATGATAGGAGAACAAATATCGATTAAGGTATTATTAATATAAATTACAAAACCCTATCATTAGAATTAATTCTGATATGTATGATATTTCATATGAGGTTATAGATAATAAATATTGTCTAAGAAAAACATTTGACTTATTGACTTATGTGTTACTCTAAACTAAATCTGTTATTTGTAATATAAAGAATAGAGGCAATATTATCATAAATAACAATATAAAAAAATTATATTTATTATTAACAAAAGAAAAATATAAATTATATTTTTTTCTTTATCTATTAATTTAAATTAGTATATAATAAATTTTTTATTACAATAATAAATGAATATAAAGTCATAATTTATTAATATTGTGTTTTGTAAGTTACTAAGTATTTTATTTATAATGGCGAGTATAGAACATATATATATCTTGTTTATTTTAACAATTATAGATAAAACATATTCTTATGAAACATGTATGAGAAAAACTGCACTATACCATGATGATAAAATACAAGATAAAACAGAGTCAGATAAAGTTTCAACACTTCCATATAAATACTTACAGGGTGTAGAGCGTAGAGAAAGAACTAGATTATTATTGTCATTTGATTGGGAGTCTATATCAAAAAGTGTATCTGACAAATTCTATAAAATATGTGATAATAATGAAACATATTTATATAATTATACAATTAGTATGTATATAACAATTAATTCTACTGATACATATATTCCAACAACGGTAATGCCATATATATCAACATCACCATATTTTACAAATCCATATACTAATACATATAATGAAATTAAACAATCAAATATTAGTAAAACAACAATAACACTATTAAGTAATATTATGGGTATTAATGAAACATTTATATATAATTATATTACTAGTAGTAAATTAAATAATACAAACGGTGTTTATGAAGCTATAATAGGACTTATTACAATTAACGAATGTTATAATATCTCTTCAAAAAATGCTATAATAAAAATAAACTCATCTGGTGATTCGGAATATGAAACTCTTTTACTAATTTTTGGTGAAACCAGTTCAATAGATGTATTTATAGATTCTACTAATATAACTAAATGTTTGGAAAATCTTATCAATAATACAATTAATGACAATACAAAGATATCGTATACAACCAATATAACATCCAATTGTTATACGTCATCTATAAGTTTTATGTCATCTGTTGTAGAAATTGTTGAAGAATATAATAAAACACTAAGTAATATTGGTCTTAAAAGTAGTAATTATACAAATGACTATTACATGTGTAAACTTACTAGTAATAGCTCATGTGTAGAATTAATAGATTTAGATGATATTATAGCAAATATAACATTAACAAATTTGATTAATAATACCAAAACAAACAATAGACATAAAAGAGATTTGAATAACGATATAACATACAGAACAGAAAAGGAATTACAATGTTTATATGAATCATTCGGATTAGATGATGATACGAGTCACTGTTTTGTAACATTAAGACAAAAACGATCAGATAAAAAAGAGAATGTAAAAAAAGATTTAAAAATGTTAGATCATGCAAGAAAAGATCTGGGTATAACGGAAACCATTCCAGGTGGTGTAACGCACATACAAACTGGTGTATATGGAGCAAGTGGTACTGTTATGGGAGATGGAGAGATTTATAGTAAAATAAAATCTCATACCAAAGATTTAGCTAAAAAATTTCTTCCTACAGTAGATACTAATTTGCAAGTAAGTGATTTATATGCAACTGTATCAAAACAAAGAAAACTACCACCAGGTACTAAAAGTACACCGTTTACAGAATCAATGCTAAGTACAGTAAATCAAAAGCTTTCTAATATTAGAGAAGTAACATATAGTGAAGTAACCATTAACCAATCTCCACAACCACATAAACATAAATATAATTCTGTGGAATATGCAACAATAAAACCCGTCTCTGTTAATAGCGATAATAGTGATTTTGAAGATATAGATCAAGTTATTGATCAATATCGTAAGAAATATGGCTCTGGAAAATCTTCAGCGTCTAGATTATCTAGTAGTAGTAGTAGTAGTAGTAGTAGTAGTAGTAGTGATTTTGAAGACATTGATACTGTTCTTTCAGAATATAATTCAAAATATAAAGGTGGTTATATGACTAAGGGTAGAGAATCTTCTAAAATAGATCCTTTGTATAGTACTGTTAAAAAGGTAACATCTGGAAAGGCATTAACAAAAGGTGCTATGGTTGCAACTAAAGAGGGATTTTCAACAATTCCGGGTGTATCAGTTGATACATCTATTATAACCCCACTTACTCGGAGAGGTGCAATTAGAAATAAAATAGTGAAAACTACGGGAACTATATCCAAAGAGGTAAGGACACATTCAGTACCATTTAATGAAAGGTCACTACCACCAATACCTGGTGAATCATTAACGCCGCCACAGGTTCCACCTAGAAAAGAAAGTCTTTCTAAATACTCTATTCCTATCACAAATCATAGAAGATGTAGACGGTCAAATAATGGAGTTGTTTGTAATATGATTCAATCTAAACCTGTAAATGACGAAACATATTCTTTATTGAAACATCCAGATAGAGTTTATGAGGAAATAAGTGGAGGTATACCAAGAAGTAAAGTTAAAGTTAATAATAAAAAATACAATTCAAAATATAAATCATCTATGTCATCAATTGCTACAAAATTCGACAAATCATCAGCTTTTGGAGCAGCAATGCTACTAACTGGGCAGCAGGCAATTAATCACCAAAATAGGGCAATGGTATTATCCGATAATGACAAAATGTCTCAGAGTGAACGTATATTTGAAGCTGTATCTATGAGTTTATCAACTATAGGATCTACATTAACATCTGCTGGAATGGTTGGTGGACCTAAACTAATGATAGCAGGAATGGGAATAAGTGCCATTGCAGGAATTATTGATACAGTAAAAGATATTTATTATCTCTTTTCGGGCTATGAGAGGCCGGAAGATCCAGTTATAAAATTGTTTAATACTTACTCTGGTTTGGTATCTAGCAGTGATAAAATGGGTGTAAGAAAATGTTTAACCCCGGGAGAGGAAATGATTATTTTCATGTCATATAGAAATGATTCTAGTTTTAAACCAGAGTCTGAAAAAACATCATTATACTTCTTGGATGTCATAAATACCGATCTATTATATTTAAACACATCGAATATAATTCTTGAATATCAATTGAAGGTTGCGTGTCCTATAGGAACCTTAAGATCTCCAGATGTTGATATTACAGCTTATACAATTATGTATGATTCATCTAATGATATTAAAAGATATATGTTTATTAGATTAGCAACTTTATTGACCAAACATCCAGTTATAAGATTAACCTGTGGTCTTTCAACAACATTAACTATTAGACCTTATGAAGTTAAAATAAGTGATATGCAATTGTTAAAAATGGCAACTCCTGGAGAACCAGAATCAACAAAAAGTATACCATCTGATGTTTGTGATATATTTCCGATGAAAAAATTTTATTTAATGGCAGGTGGTTGTCCATATGATACTGCTCAAACTTTCATTGTTCATACGTCATGTAGTATTCTGTTAAAATTATCAACTTGGGATCATATTAAAAATAGATGGGTATTACAAAATCCTTTCAGACAAGAGGGTGACTTTAAACAATTATTTACATTCAACAAATATGATTTCAAAGATACAGTAATAGATCCTAACGGTGTTGCCGGGCACGCTAGCTTTTGTACAAATAGAAGCAGTAATCAATGCTTTTGGTCTGAACCAATGATTCTAGAAAACACTAAATCATGTCAATCAAGAGTAAGAAAAATATATGTAAAATTAACCGTTTTTAACGGTGATGGTTTTACTAGTTTTGTTCTAAATTGTCCTAGTGGTTCAACACCTGTTTGTATCAAAAGAACTAACGATGAGTATTCAGATAATACAATAATTGAATTGCCAGTTGGTGATTATGGAAGTGCTAAATTATTTTCATCAATAAAACCAGCAGTTATATCAGTATTCTGTATGCATAATTATGATAAACGATACAAGTCTGATATTATCGTTTTGAACTTTACATCAAATAGTATGTTATCTTTATATAGTAAAAATATAGATAATAACTATCATAAAACAAATATGTTTTATAATCTTGCAAGTGGAATGCCTTTTAGATCATTGTTTTGTGATAACAGAAGATCGGGATGTTATTATGCAGGAATTCCATTACATAATGATAGCATCGATGTAGAGTTGCATTATGGTACAGAAATTATGCTTAAAGAGACTTATGATACAAACAGCATAGATCAAAAAGTTATTGAAAAATCAAAAACACACTTTCCAAGTCCACTGATAGTAAAATTTAATGTAGATAATTTGGGGAAAGGATATGATAATCCTGATAGATTTTGGTCAGATGCTAAGAAAATGAAAAGAACATATAGCGCTATAGCAATAAAAATAGTATCATGTACTTTGAGAAACAAGAACATAAATTTTGGTGATGTGATATCTAACATGATTTATTTACAATCTATAGATATGACATATGGAAATGGTAACATTTACACATTCAAATCTGGAGAAGAAAGATATAATCATACTATGAGGAAGAAAAATAATTCAAATAAAAAAACCATTGATATTCCACGATGTGAAGCTACATTAGATCTAACATCTAGAGAAGTTACTGTGTCGTGTCCGGCGTTTAGTATACCAAGAAATATATCAAATAATGAAGGTTTGTGTTTTACGGTTGCTACATCAAAGGATCATTGTGCAACGGATGATGAGTGGTTGAAATCTCATGGATATTGGTATGCTGATGCACTTACTAAACGAGTTTGTTCATATAGATGGGGATATAAAACTAACTGTTTGGACTATTATTGTTCATACGAAGATGGATTTAAAACAAGATTTCCTAATTATGACCCATGTAAAAGTTATATATTTATAGAATATAGAGATACGTGGATAGAATCTAATGTTCTACAGCAACCACCATATACATTCGAATTTGAACGTGATAATTCTAATGAATATGTAGATAATGAAATCACTATTAAACTTAATAAACTATATAATGAATATAAAAACATTATGGAATACAGCGATGGTTCTCTTCCCGCATCTATAAATAGATTGGCAAAGGCACTAACAAATGAAGGTAGAGATATAACTAGTGTTAATGTTGATGGTAATCTACTAGATATAGCATATCAGGCAGATAAAGAAAAGATAAATGAAATACAGGAAAAGATAGATGAATTAACAAGAGATATATTTATTCATACACTATCTGATAAAGATATAAAAGAAATTATAGAGTCTGAGGATAATAATCGCTGTTGTATATTAGATGTTAAAAATAATCATGTTGAAAAATACTATCCTATAGACAAGTACATATGTGGTTCTTTAGATGATTATATTTATACAGATGAAGATAATATCTCATATGTTTTGGTAAATGAAACATATATTAGCTATAATTATCTTGAATCTTCTGGTGTAGTTGTATTAACATGCTATGATATAACAATTATACCACTAGATACAAAATCTGCAAGGGATTCTGTTGAAGATGAAATAACATCAAGTGCTATAGCCGAAGCATTAAATGATTTGTTTGAGGAATTAGACTATAATGTTAGTGCTATTATAATTAAGGATGAAGACAATTACATATCTGAGATGGATTATCTTTATTATGTTCTTGGTCCTATAATTGGTATTGTTTTAATTATTGTTATATTTATTATAATATTATTAACTTGTAGTGTTGTAAAAAATAACAAAAAACGTAAATATGATATATTAATAGGTAAATCTAATAATGAAAACATGGAACAAGAATATGATAACTTAAATTGTATGTCAATGTATATTATTGATAAAAAAGATTAAATAAAAAATACACTTTTCTATAATATAATATATTTATTATCATTTTTTAAACGTATAAAAAATAATTATATTTGTATTATAATAATATAAATATGATATTTTTTGACGCACTGGATAATAATGATTATTATTATTTGAAACTATATATAAATATTCTTAATTGGGAAAGTGTTAAATTTGGTAAAAATTATCTTAGTTACTATTTATGTGGAGAATATAATGTTTTTGATATAGATATTAGAATAGTTAATTTACTTATTGATAATTGTCCATATATAAACATACTAGATGAAGATGGAAATACTTTTCTGCATTTATATTTTAATTACTATAATGAACCAAATATTGACATTATAAAATTACTAATAGATTCAGGTATAAATATTAATGTAAAGAATAATAATGGAAATAGTGTATTACATGTATATTTTTATTATTATAATAAACCAAATATTGACATTATAAAATTACTAATAGATTCAGGTATAGATATTAATATAACTAATAATAATGGTGATACATTACTACATACGTATTTTGATAAATCTTGTGATGCAGTTTTTAACTATGAACTTATTGAACTTCTTGTGAACTCAGGTATAAATTTATATAATACAGATGTAGATAACATAACACCAATACATATGTATTTATTAAATAATATTACGATTGACATACATATATTAAAAGTACTTTTATCTGGTATAATACTTAAAGATGATAAATTTAAAGATCTTTTATATATTTATATTACGAAATACAGACCTGACTATGATATAATATATATATTAAGTAAACATGGATTAAAGTACAAAGATGAATTGGGTAACAATGCATTAATGATGTACATGTATAATAATAATTATGATTTTAATATAAAAACTGTAAAATTAATTATAGAAAAATGTGGTGGAGATATAAATTTTTCAAACAATAATGGTGATAGACCTATAGATTACTACCTAAAATTTAATTATAATATTACTATTAATATTATAAAAGACTTAATAAAAATGGGAACTACAGTTAATAAAGATACACGTCTAATGAAATCATGTTTATTTAATGGACGAAACGTTAATATAGATATAATTAAATATATATATGATATTACTTTTACATATACTAATTATAATAAAGAAAACCTTCTTCATATTTACCTAGAAAACGCAATAAATACAAATGTTGTAGATTTCATAATACATAATTATAAGGAATCAATCAATGATATAAACTCTAAAGGGTTATATCCAATACATGCCGCAATAGGAGGTTATTCATCTACTAAAGTTATAGAACATTTAATAAAATTGGGATCAGATATTAATTTATTAACTAATGATGGAAAAACTACATTATTATTTGCATTAAAAAGGAAAGATGAAATTATTAAATTATTACTTAACTATAAACCAAGTATTACTACGCTTCGAAAGACTATAAATAATTTAGATAATATATCATTAGAATACAATATTGAAAGTTTTATAATATTAATAAGATATATACTTTCCGTAGATTTAGAATTTTATAATATTTTACATAAAATGATCATATATAATAATAATAAAAATATTATGATGTATGTCGATAAATGTTATAACGAACTATTAAATATTAAAAAAATACAAATTAATAGTTATATTTCTATGTCTATATTAGACATTATATTCAAATATGATAAAAACACAGCGTGTAAATACATAAAATTATGTCCAATACTACCATATAAAAAATTTCCTCTGTATTCAAATGTTATAAATACTAGAATTTATTTACTTATTAAAAGACACAAATTATTAAATAATGTTATTGAGTGTACACAAAAATCTAATAATATATGGAAGGTTATACCAAATGAAATAAAATTAATAATATTTAGTTATATATCTGATAAAGATTTGTTATTTTTTAAAAAATCTATTCAATGATTTTTATAAAAATGTATAAACTTATCATTAGAACAATTATAACGTATTTTGTTTAAAATTTAATAGAAAATGAGTAGTTATAAATATATAATATACAGTTTCACACTTAATAGTATGAAATAAGATATAAGAATAATTTATATGTTAAAATAGAAGACATGAAAATATAAACAGAGATAGAAAATTCAAAATTTTAATTTTTTACTCAAATAGTATTGATATATTTCAATCAAAACCTAGTCAGATATTTGTATTCGTTAAATGTGGATGTAATTATAAGTTAGAATATGTTAAAAGAATAGATACTAAATACAGAATTATTGTACAAGGATCATACATTTTTATTGGATATTGATTAAAAATTATATCTACTTCTATACACTACAATACTGTAATAAAAAGGTGAATAAAATCTATCTTTAATAGTAATAAAAATTTTTTTATTGATTATTTGTTCTTCAAAAATATATTTTATATAACTACTATAAAACAAAAATAATATATTATATTATATAAATGAAAATATATACACTAATAGTGTTTTTAACAAACAATGGATATATTTAAAGAAATTGTATCTTTGGATACAAATAAAAATATTATTATATCACCATTTTCAATTTCAGATGTATTAACAATATTGTATTATGGAGCAAATGGAGAAACTGCAAATCAGCTAAAAAAATATTTTAAAATTATTGATAGTACAAAATGTATTTCTATGAAAACATTGAGTAAAGTTTATGGTAGAAACACCGCACCATTTAAAAAAATATTTTTAGAAACAATAGGAGAAAATTTCTCTATGGTTGATTTTAATTCTAAAAATACGTTGAAAGATATAAACGAATCGGTTAAAAAATATACAAATGGTAAAATTTATCCACTTATTACATCAATACCACAAGATACATGTCTAATAGCAATCAGTGCAGTATATTTTAATGCAAAATGGCTTCATCCGTTTAGTGTTGAGTTAACATCTAAAAAAGATTTTATGATTAGTGAAAATGATACTGTAGAAGTTGATATGATGAATTTAAACGATGAAATATTTAATTACGGACATTTCAATAAATCATTTGGAAGTTTTTCCATTATAGAATTGCCATATATTGGAAATACAAGTATGGTAATTATTCTACCAGATGATATTAATGGATTATATGATATTGAAAAAAATCTTACTGATGAGATGTTTAATAACTTTTATTATGATCTTATTTCTACTTCTATATCTGTATATATACCAAAATTTAAATTATCCGTAGAATATAATCTTGAAAATATTCTATCAAAAATGGGATTATGTGATGTATTTGGACCGAGAGGAGATTTCAGTAATATGTGTGATTCTGTTGTTAATATTAATAAATTCATTCATAAGGTCTATATTGATGTTAATGAAGAATATACAGAGGCTGCAGCTGCAACATCTGTCTTGATGTGTGATTGTGCTAATTATAAAGTATTCAATGCAAATCATCCTTTCATGTATGTAATTAGACATCTTAATGGCAATATTCTATTCATTGGCAGATTTGTATCTCCAATAGATTAATAATGAGTTTTTATGTTAAAAATAGAAATAATATGTTTATTTTATTGAGGTCGTTATTACTTCTCTTGAAGCATGGCGACATTTTCTACCAACTATTGTTTTTCACCACCACATTGCCAATGCAATAAGCTGACCGATGTTGATGAAATCAAACAATGTTTGATTGATTATTTATATTGGTCATCATATGCATTTCGCAATAGAGAATGTGCCGGACAAGTATACGTCAAGTTAATCTCTTTTAGGGATGATTCGACGTCAGTGTTCGGCGATTTTAAAAATATGGTGAGAAACATGCCCTTTGATAATGTTGAGGATTGTGTGGAAATCATACGTTGTTATATACCAGATAATGTAAAAACCACTAGAGAGGTCTCGGCAATTGTTGGACTATGTGCTTATGCTGCAACTTATTGGGGAGGTGAAACCTTCCCAACAAGTGAAAGTATAAATGCATTGTTTGTAATGGTTTCCTTGCTCGATGATAGTGATTACATTAAACTTTTCAACAGTATTAATAACTAATGATTTCTAATTAACAAGATCAACATTACCCCCCTACCCCCCCCCCCCATAAAAACACCAAGACTTTTTAACTGATAAAAGTGATTTTTATAACTGAATATTAAGATTATTATTATGATGGATATCTTTAGAGAAATAGCATTAGAAAAAATTAATGACAATATAATTTTTTCACCTGAATCGATCTTATCAATATTTTCACTATTAAAACATGGTGCCGCAAATAATACAGCTGATGAAATATTAAATTATATTATTAATAATTATAATGATAACAAGAATGATAGTATGGAAGTTGATATTTGCAATTGTGCAGAATTAGTTTCAGTCAATAAAATTTATTGTAGTAATTCAATTGAATTTTATGATGATTTTATACAAAAAATAAGTGACAGTTTTCAGACTGTAAACTTTAATAATACGTTTGAAACAATGTATTTAATTAACGAATATGTTAAATCAGTAACCAATGGCAAAATTAATTACATATTAGATACACCACTACCATTTGATACTAAAGTTACTGTTATTAATTGTGTATATTTTAAAGCAAAGTGGAAATATCCATTTTTAAAGAACCGTACATATTTAGACAAATTTTATGTTTCTAATAAGTTAAGTACTAATATTGATATGATGGTAAATGTTAATAATAGTTTCTTATACGGAAAAGTAAATGAAATATTTGGTTCATTTTCTATTATAGATATTCCATATGAAGGAGAATCTAGTATGGTAATTTTATTACCGGATAATATAGATGGAATATATTCAATAGAAAAAAATATTTCAATAGAAAATTTTAAAACTTGGTATAGTCTTTTGAGTATTAAAAAAATTGATGTATATATTCCAAAATTTAAAGTAGAAATTACCGAACCATATAATTTAGTTGATATTCTATATAATATAGGATTATGCAATATTTTTGGAACGGATTCAGATTTTAGCAATATGTGTAAAGATAAAATATTTATAGAAAAATTTTTACAAAAATCATATATTGATGTATCTGAAGAATATACGGAAGCAACATCATGTTCATTTACAAGTTTTACTAATTTTAGTTTGAATGTAACCTATAAATTCTATGCAAACCATCCTTTCATATACATTATTAAGGATAATAAAAATAATATTTTATTTATAGGAAGATATTTAAACCCATAATATTTTTCTATAATGTAAATTGTAAAAATGATAAAAATATTTTTTATGTTTGTTATGTGTCAACTATCACTAATATACCCTTATGAGTATGAAGATAAATATATTTCTAACACATTTAATTATATATCAATAGATATTGAAATGTCAAATGTTAATAAAACATCTTGTACTAAAGAAATTAATGATAATGGCAAATCACAAATTATTAATACATCTGAATTGAGTATTACTCTTAATATTACAGATTGTGATCCTAAATTTACAACAGGATATTATTCAACAAATAATAAAAATTCTATGGCTGGATTTTTTACAAGTGGGGATACATTTCAAGATAAATCTAAAAAATGTAAGCTTAGTATGGAAATAAAATGTATTGGTAAAGATGTATCATATTTAAAAACAGATCTTGTTACAACACCACCAAATCCAAAAATTCATTCAGAAGATCTCATAATAATAGGATCATGTTTAAAAAATATCGATGTATACTTTTTGTATTTATACCTAGACGATAATAAACTAGAAAAAGATTATACGAATTATCACATTGGTAATAATATAAATACTAGTGGAATTCTACCACAAGAATGTAACATTGTATAATAAAAATGGACATATATACACTATATTAAAAAATAATACGTATGATGAATTATAAAATTTATTTGTTCATTTATATAAGGATCAAAATTAGTACCTTATCTTTTTCCAGAATTTATAAGGGTGTTTAAATTAATTATTAATAATTATAAAATTTATATAAATGAACTTAATAGTTATGGTTATTCCACTTATTTATGATGTATTATCATTACAAACACTACTATCCATAGTAAAATATTATAGAAACTATTTATGATAATGATAGTATATTATTAAATACTTGTCTAATTTATGGTAATAATCATATACCAAACGTATTATTTACTATAACGCAAAAGTTGGAAATAGTTACTTTTAATCACATACTAATAAATTCCAAACACAAAAGCATTATCTTTATAAATATTATTTGTAATAATGGATATAAAGTAATAATTTTAAAAAATGCTAACATAAAAAAAATTTGATAGTTTTAACTATCAAGCATATTATATTGGAGGGAATTGAAAAAAAATAATATTTGTGATATTCTTTTTTTGATTGGCTGATATATACACACAAGATTATGATTTATTAATAAATACAGTTAGATGGTGTTTTGTAACAAGGATATAATTGAAAAATATAAAAATCATCCATTAATTATAAAAAGTAAATGTGATATATATAAACTAACTAATGAATCATGTACAAAACGTTACGTGTGTGAGTATCTATATTAGAAAAATGAATAAATTAGATATTTTTATAGTTGATAATTTTATAAAAACATATATAAAAAGATTTAACGATAATGAATATAATCAATTTTGTAAAATATTTAGATTAAATTCTGATTTTGCCAAAAATGATAAAGACCCAAGTATAAAAGAAATATTATATATATTAGATGAAGAATTTTATTATTGTAAATTAAGGTTATTTTATGATATTGTATCTGTTATACCAACATGTAAATATATATATAATAGTATTAATAACTGCTTAAGTAATTTACTTTATATATCTAAATACGAAAATAAAAAAATAGATTATGTTTCTATAGATAAAATAGATAAACATCATAGTATAGATGATATATGTTACGTGTATTTTTATTGGAGAAAGAACGGTTATAGAGGAAAATATGGAAAATTATTTAATGAACTTAAATCATATGATAAAATAGCTATAGATTACTATAAAAAAGATAATATTGTAGGAGATAACAATATACTTTATTGTAAAGCAAATATTGGAATAACCGCATTATTATTTGAAAGCACTAATATAGATATAGATTTTGATATATTTTTTTTTAATAATATAAGTATATGGATTAGGCTTCAATTTAAAAAATATTTAGTTAATAAATTAAACCAATATTAAAATGAATATAACACAAATATTTATACCCGCATACTTTTCAGTATATAATATTTTAGAGTTTTATTATACTGGTATTATACATAATAATAATGTTAGATTTATATATTCTGCTTATCTAAATCACGAAGAATTTATACGATATGATAGTTCAAGTGACAATCCACGTCCAGAACTACTAACACCATGGGCAAAAAAATTAAAATTTTCACAACTTGTAGATGAATATAATAAAATAAAAGAAATGGAACGTAACTTTAAAATGAATCTTCATATTTTATCTAAAGGTGATAAACCTTCTTCTTATAATAAACTACAACTAATTTCTGATTGTGTAAAATATCCAACTAAAAATTCATGGTCAAATACTTATGCGTATAATGAAAAAACATATTCTCATATTAGTTCATATGGAGGAAATACGTGGATAGATGAGGTAGAAAGTAACCTTATAAAAATGGATGATTATAAAAACTATGATTGTTTCGTTGATCTAAACAGATATATTAATAAAAAAATACCACGTAAACTATCAAAACCAAGGGTATGTGTTGAAGCTGTTAAGTATGGAAATGATGAAGAATCATTACTTGCATTAAATTGTTACGCTAGTGGATTTTTTCCAAAGGATATTTACGTAACATGGATGGATGATAAAAATAGTGACCATCATCAAGATTGCCTAATGGTTTTTGGACCAAATGGAGACGGAACATATTCAATACGTATGGAAAAAATTGTTTCGGTTGGAGAGGAAAATAATTTTAGTTGTGAAGTATATCACGATCCACATGGTTATCTTATAGCAAATATGTCAGATCCTAACTATAATTGCAAAAACGTATTTTAAGATACATTGTATAAAAAGTTATATGATGTTAAATGATTAATTTAAATCAAAAAATATTGTAAAACTATATTAATGTATTTTAGTGTTTGAAAATAAATATATAAAGTTAACTAATTTCCTGTATAGTATGATACATACATAATGTTTTACTTTATTCTAAAGCAAGTATTGGTTTAATAATATAAGTTGGTTTCAGCTTAAAACTATTTTTTAATATGTAGACTAATATCAAAAAAAGATTTATATATTATACTAAAACTTAAATAAATGAAAAAAAAATAATCTTTAGTGAGGGTTATCATCATGGACTTCTTTTACCTAAAAGAGCTTTTTGATGAAGAAGTAACTGAATCTGATAGAGATTCATGTATACGTCATGTAATTAGTAGTTGGAGATATATGAAAAAATTTCTAGATAAAGAAATATTTTGTGATGTTACATTTATTACTAATGATGAAAAGACTATTAAGGCACATAAGGTAGTTCTTTCTTGTACTACATACTTTGAGAAATTGTTTGCTGATAATAATAAAGAATATAAACTTGACTTTTCATATACTGTTTTAAAAACAATAATAGATTTTCTTTATAATGGACATATTTATTCTGTTGACGTAGATTATATTTCTGAAATATTTGATGCTATTGAAATTATGGAACTGGATTCTATGGTATACATTTTGCAAGAAATACTAGAATCAGAGACAACTAACGGTAAAGGATTGATAATATACAAAAAACTATATGAAAGATTTAAATTTAACAAAGAGCATAAAGATAAAAATTTTTTCATTATAAAACATATTGAAAAAGGTTTTGCCCTATCTATAAGATCCTATTTTAAAAACAAAAACAAAGAATTTATAAAAACAATTTCAGTTGATACAATGTACAATATTCTAAATATGTATATATTGGATATTTACACAGAGGATGAAGCGTGTAATATGTTAATTGAGTGGATAACAGAATATCCCAATGATGCAAAAAGACTAATTCCTGCAATAAGATGGAGCTATGTCAGTAGTGAAATGTTGAAAGAACTCAAGGATAATCCTATTATTAAAGAAAGTGGTCATGATATTGTTAAACTTCATAAGATTCGTTCAAAACCAAGAAAACTTTTTAAAGAATCACTAGTTGTAAATTTTTATTAATAAACTTATTTGTTTTTTTAGAAGAATAATTAGTAAAAATATAGTTTCTTTACTATAATGATAACAATCTATAATGTTTTATTAAATATTTTTTATATATAATCTTATATACGATAAACAATAATACAATAATTAATTATTTTTATTATACTTAAAAAAATGAAATCAAAACTATAATTATTTCGTATAGTCTATCAAACTTTATATATGATAAACTATTAATAATAGTTAATTACTTTTATACTTTAAAAGTGAAAAAAGGTAATCTTCAAATTGTTCTAAAAGATGGATTTATTGCTAGATAACCTTTTTGACGGTTATATATGTGATGATGATGATAGAGAAAGAGCTGCAATATATATGATTGAGAGTTGGAGAAATATTAACAATTTACTAGATAAAGAAATATTTTGTGATGTTACACTATTGACAAATGATGAAAAAAGCATTAAGGCTCATAAGATAATTCTTTCTTCTTCTTCAACATACTTTGAGAATTTGATTGCCGATAATGGTAACGAGTATAAACTTGATGTGACATATTTTGCTTTAAAAACAGTATTGTACTTTCTTTATAATGGATTTATTGAAACTGAATCTATTGATGTTGTAGAAAATATTTCTGAAATATTTGATGCTATTGATATTATGGATTTTAATGATTTAGGATATTATATGAGAGATAAAATAAGAAATATAATGAAATATTATAGGAAAAGAGGACTAAAAATATATGAAAAACTTCGTGAAAGATTTAAAACAAAGACAGACAAATATTCAATTATGAATGAAGTAGAAAGAGCTATTGGAAATTATATAAAAGAATATTTTAAGAAAAAAAATTTTAAAAAAATAATTTCAGTTGATACAATGTACAATATTTTAAATATTCATGTGTATGAATACCCTGATGGTTTTGAAAGGTGTAAAATGTCTGAAATGTGTAATATGTTAATTGAGTGGATAACAGAATATCCCAATGATGCAAAAAGACTAATTCCTGCAATAAGATGGAGCTATGTCAGTAGTGAAATGTTGAAAGAACTCAAGGATAATCCTATTATTAAAGAAAGTGGTCATGATATTATTGAACTTAGCAAAAAATAAATATATCTGATAAAGATTTTATAAAAATGAATTATGTAGTATTTTTTTTATTATTATAATAATATATCTTATTAAAATGTTAAATTATCAATATGTTTTTATTAAATATTTCACATATAATAAATTATGACTAAGGATAATAATTGTGACTGTCCTATTTTTTTTAGTCTGGTGGATTTCTTGTGTATTTCATAAACTATTATTTGGAATATGGAGATGTATAAGAGGTACTATAGTTTTGATTTTAAAAATAATTGGTTTTATCATAGATACCATAAAAGGATTTTGTCAACTCCTGATTAATAGTCTAGCTAGATTATGTATGTTGTGTATATTTTATTGTTCTAGATTATGTAATCTATTAGTATATAGTATATATTCTATACTAATGTATCCTATGAATAAACTTATTTCGTTCATGTTCGGTGAAATGAATCCATTTTGTGATAACCCACCTCCGAAAGTACGTGAAATTTGTAAAAAGAAAGAATATGCAATTTGTTCTACTGAGGAAGTAGAAAAGGAAAAGGAAATAGAAAACGATAACAAAGTTGTTAGAGAATATAGACTTATGCCTGCAGAAGAAGAAGCATTTAAATTCATGAAGATACCTAATCCATTTAGGAAATATTATGACATGTACCCACCGTGTATTAAAAGATCTATTGATAACGTAACAGACAATAAATGAATTTATATACTACTCTTTTGAAATAGTAGTTTTACACCTCTTTGATTTTAAAAATGATTCGTCCAAAGATAGATAGTTTTACTAATGATTTTAAAACATTTAAACAATTACTAATAGACTATCTAATTTGGTCATCTAAGTCATTAAGATCCAGAGAACCAGCAAGACAATTGTTTCTTGCGTTTGAAACATTTAAAAAAGATGCGATGGTAATATTTGGAAATAATTTAACTGAAATTGCACGTGAAATGTATTTGGATTCAAAACATGGATATGAAAGAACAAAAAATTTGATCGAAATTTATGTTGCAAATGAAAGATATCTTACAGAAATTTGTGCCATAATTGGAATATTGGCTAGAGCTGCAAATTATTGGGGAGGTGATTTTACCTTTAATAATATCTCTGCCAAGGTAGTGTTGTTATTCTGTAACTTGATTACAGATGAAAATCTAGAATATATTATGGCACCTATTAGTATTAGAATTCAAAAATATAACGCTTAAAAAACAAGAATTATTTGAAAAAATAATATATAAAAATAAAATGAATACTCACTTGCTACTCCTAATTGTGGGAGTAATCTCCTCCTGTTATGCAGGTAATAAAAATTGGGTAAAACCTGAACTAGTATCTATTTTTTCAGATACAGAAAACCCACTTACAAAGGTATTCAAAGTATGTGATACGGAAAATGTATTCATGGGAATGTATCTAAACATCTTTGCTAAAGTTAATAAATATACACCTAGATGCACTAGTCTAGATATCAAAAAAGATAATGCATATGTTGTGGGTGGTGGTGTAATTATTAATACAACCCTTCAAGATTGTCCATTCCCTGTCAGTACTGTAGCAGAGGAGGTATATGATGATAGCATTCTAAATGTTATTTTTAGTACAGTTAATCCAATTACAGACAAGGATAAGACAAATTTCATCACTAAAGATGAAAGTAAAAATATACCTAAAAAATGCAAGGTATTTGTATCAATGAAATGTAAACAAGATGAACATTTCTCAGAAGAATCTTTTGACGAACATGAATATGATGATGATTATGAAGAGGCAGTGCCGATTAATGTAGATAATGAAATTCTAGCAACTTTTAATAGAAATAAAGCACCTATTAAAGTTAATGATATTCTAACACTTGATATTGATAAATCATGTGTACAAGAAGTTGTTTCTCGTTTGCGTATTAATGATTTGTGTGAATCGGTAAAAAGATATCCTGAATCTTCTTACGTTCAGGAAGTATCTTATCCTGAAAGTTCAAAGTTTGAAGATTTTGAAAAAAATACACCGGGTTATCCAACCCTTTGTTAAATAATGAAACTAATACTAATACTATATTTTATCTATATGATTATATATAATAATCAAGTTTTAACTAAACCATATGCTATGTCATTATCATATGATTGTTGTTATAATTTTATATTTAGACTACCAAACATTAATAAACTTAGTGGTTATCTTAAGACTAGTACATTTTGTAGAAAACATAACGGAATTATTTTCATTACAACAACTTTTAAAAAAATATGTTCTAAAATTAATAAACAATCAAAGATATACGTTGAAAAATTGGATAATAGTTATTTATATGAAAATTTTGAAGAAAACAAAGTTATTATGTGTGATGAAAAAGTTAAAACATAGTTATTTTTTTTTTAATGTTGAGGAAATGGACCGTTTTTTATATGGTATTTCTATTTATTATCATTGTTCTAGGTGATTCTTTGGATAATTTTTTCATGGGGCGATTGAAAGAATTGCCACAAGAAGATTTTGATATATTGGATCCTAAATGTAAATATGGTGGAATTATCTCCAGGCTAGCTAGGTACAATGAACCATTTTCTACAGTATGTGGTGTAGTGTATGATGCTTCCCTTTATTATAAATATAAACTTGGCAGAAAAAATTATACAGTTGAGTGGAGTAATTTCGATAGTGATAGGGGGGCTCCTCTAAATGCTGATGTTGTTGGAAACAGTATCGTTATACAAAATTATACAAGTGAATATAATTCACGAAGATATATTTGTAAGGTTACCATTCCTGAAAATAACAACACATGTATTGAAACTATTATGAAAACAAATGCCCTCGATCCTGTAGATTATTGTCTAGATGAAGATTTTGAACTTGGGCAAAATTATGAAAAATATGGTGTAGATTTGTTTTGTGACTGTTTTCATTTTAGTATTTATGATAAAATTGTTTGGTTTAAAGATAATAAAGAAATTGAAATTGATAATAAAAAGTACTCAACCAGGAATATGATTTTGAATATTAAAAATATAACATATAAAGACGCTGGGGAATACATTTGTAAAGTACAATATAATAATAAGTTTGTGTTTAATAGATGTAAAAATCTACATGTTAGTCCTAAAAAATATCATGGGTTTACAATGTTTGCTCCTGATACACTAAGTGTTAAAATTGGTGAACCGGCTAATGTAACGTGTAAATCTATTCCAAGTACTAAAGAATGTATTATTATGTATTGGGAAAATGAAAAGGAATATTTTATTGGATTTGATCTAGGTGTATTTACAGTATCTTCAGATGATTGTAATAGTATAGTGTTGTATTTTGAAAATATTACACGTGAAGATATTGGATCAATTTATACATGCCATGGTGGTAATTCATATATGGATAAAAGTGTTACTACTAAATTGGTATTGGAAAATTAAAAATATTTTTTTTATAAATAAAGATGTATAAGTATAGTAATTATATTCTGTATCTACTTATTCTTGTAACTGTTGCTAGATCTAGTGATAGTAAATGTGGAGTATCTGAATATTACAATAAAGAACATGATATATGTTGTAGACTATGTCCCGCTGGTTCTTATGCTGAACAACTATGCACTAAGGATAATGACACGGTCTGTAATCAGTGCCCCCCAAACACATTTTTGAGTATTCCAAATTATATATCTTCGTGTTTGAGTTGTAGAGGTAAATGTATTAATGATCATGTGGAGGATAAACCTTGTACGGCTACTAGTAACAGAATTTGTAAATGTAAAGAAAATAAGACTTGTGTTCTAAAAACTTATGACAATAGTTGTAGAGTATGTATATGAAAAAATAATTATAGTTTATAAAAATGATCATTATGAAACATATTATCCTGTTTATAAATTTTGTTAGTTTTGTATATTCTGAAAAGTTTAACAAAGTAGATATTAATTTATACATATTTTCATTGAACAATACAGATTATGATATTTATACATTATCTGACAATCAGTATAAAGTTAATACTACCGAGGTTTCTATTTACATAACCGCTTATGATATTCCACTTGAGTTTAAAAATGTATATATTGAACAAATTCAAGATCTATCAGTTATTAATCTTAGTACCGATACTGGTATTTTTCAAACAGGAAATAAAAGTATAATTTATCTTGATATTGATTGTAATAATAAAAACATTAGCGATAATAAAAAAATGTTAAAAGGAATTTGGAATATTAATATATTTAAAAGATATATGGATTTTGTATATATTCATGGATCCTGTATCGATCGAGTTAATGCCCGCATTCGTTATAGTAATACAAAAAGTAGATTGTTCGAATCGTCATATTTTACAAATAATTTCTAAAAAATAAAAAATATATATTTTTATAATAATGGATTCTCGTGGAGCTCTTATTGTCTTTGAAGGGTTAGATAGAGTTGGAAAATCAACTCAAACACGAATGCTTGTAAATAAACTATGTAATTTGGGTTATAAAGCAGAATTATTAGAGTTTCCAAAAAGATCAACAGATATTGGTAGAGTAATTACTTTATATCTAGAAAAGAAAATAGATTTGGAACCGCATTGTGTACATTTACTGTTTTCTGCAAATAGGTGGGAACATGTACCACTCATACAAGAAAAAATAAACAAGGGTATAACACTTGTAGTTGATAGATATTCTTTCTCTGGTATTGCGTATACATTAGCTAAGAAAAAAAATATTTCATTAGAATGGACTATCCAATCAGATTCTGGTATTCCAAAACCAGACATGATTATATTTTTAAAGTTTGATAATGTTGAATCACGTACATCTTTTGGTATAGAAAGATATGAAACTGTTGATTTTCAAAATAATGTAATGGTATATTTCAAAAAATTAATTAATGATAAAAGTCTTTATTGGGAGATTATAGACGCATCAAAAAATATTAATGATATTCATGATGAAATTACTAAACTATCAGAAAATATAATAGAAAAAGTTAGATATACTAGTCTTAATAAATTATGGAAATAATATAGAATACTTTATTGTGTAGATTTATTATAAATCTAGTGTTTTGGATATAATGTATAAATATTTAAAGACAAACAATATAAACATAATAAGAGAGGAATTATCAAAATGTACCTATCATGATAATAATTTACTATTATACTATATATGTCATTTAAACACATTTATAGATACATTAGATAAAGATATTATTAAACTATTACTTGATTATGGATCAAATATTAATAATTTAGACAGATATAATGAAACAATATTACAATTGTATTTTTACAAAAACAGTAATGGTAAACAATCTAGTGAAATAATAAAGTTATTTATAGATGCTGGTGTAGATTTACACGTTAAAGATAAATTAAATGGATCTATATTACATACATATTTTTCAACAAAATATATTGAATTAGAAAATATTAAAATACTCGTTGAAAATGGAGTAAATGTATCAGATCTTGACAGTAATAATAAAACTGTTATACATTACTATATTAATAGGTTAGATGTTAACATTGAAATACTAAAATATTTATTAGATAATGTATCTGATATTACCCCATTCAAATATATTTCTTATTATTACTTACAAAAACTCACACCTAATAAAGATATTATAAAAATATTAATAGATAGATTTGGAATATCTTTGATTGATGACTATCATATTATATATCATTACATTAAAAACTGTCATGTTCCTGATCCTGTTATAGTTAAAATGTTTATAGATAATAATGTATGTGAAGATGTAGACTACTATATATATAGCGCATTAGAACAGTATATTAATATTACAAAAAGTATTAGTGTTAAAATATTAATAGGTTTTATAAAACTTACTATTGGAGAATCAGATCATTATAAAAAGAGGTTGTTAAGTATATATATTTCAAAATGTAAAAATATAGATTATTCAGTAGTAAAATATTTACATAATATAATTAAAACGCGTGATGAATTAGAAGGTTATCCATTACATGATTATGGTAAGAGTAATATAAAAATTTATAAATTAATTATATCAAACTACAACTTTAATATAAACGATGTTAATGAAGATGGTTTAACATTGTTACAAATTTCTATCATAAATTCACTACCCGTTAAAGTAATAAACTATCTACTTTCAAAGGGAGCAGATATAAATGTGATTGATAATTATAATAGAAATATTTTAGATCTATGTTTATATTACAGAAATCTTAATGTTCTCAAAATCATATTAAAATCAAAACCACCAATGAAAATTATTTTTGAAACGATAAATAATTCATTTTACTTTGATCAATATGATGAATTAATTTTAAAAGAATTTATATATATATGTGTTCCAATATATAAAGAGGATTTTATAAATTGCATACGTCCCGTTGTAATAAAATCAGAATATATCTTAGATATAGTAAAAAAATGTTATTATGATATTTGTAAAATGAATAAATGTATCTTATATAAGTCAATCCCAATGGTGGATCTAATAAACTATAATAACACGGGTACATTAACAAGATATGTTAATAATTATAATCTAAATCAAACAGTAGACAATCTAACAATCTATAAGAATATTTTCAATAGAAAAATTAACAACGCAAATTACAGAATATATCTTTTGGAATGTGCTATTAATTATTTTGGGAAGATTGTCGACGATTGTGTTATAATACCTAAAGAAATAAAATATAAAATTTTTAGTTATTTTAACAAAAAAGATTTAAATTTATTTTTAGATATTCGCTTTAAAAATATAATTAGTTAATAAAGTCTTTAATACATATTAATATAATAAAGATATAAAAATACAAAGTTAATATAATGATTTTTATAAATAAAACAAAGAAGTAGGTTTATATTCTTGATAGATAACACACCAAGTATATAACCTATTCTAAAAATTTTTTATGTATAATTTACAAGTTATATGTATCTTCTATATTCAAATACATAATCAACGAGAAGTTAGTGCGAAATTTTGAAATACAGCATCTATATTATATTATTACTATGGAAAAATATAGGATATATTATAGTACATATAACCATAGAATAAAAAAAAATATTCTAAGATAAATAATAAGGTTTTGAATAAGAAGTTAAAAAAAATAAAATGGATGTTAAAGTACTATTTGCTATAGTGGGATTGTTTTATTGTTGCTATGGAAAACAACATCTATATTGGACAAAGCCTGAACTAGTATCTATTTTTTTAGATCAACATAATCCACTTACAAAAGTGTTTAAAGTTTGTGATACAAAAAATGTATTCATGGGTATGGATTTAAGAATCTTTGCTAAAGTTAATAAAAGCACATCTACATGTAGTGATTTTGATATTAATAAAAATTCTGCATATGTTCTTGGTGGAGGTTTAAAAATTAATACAACCCTTTATGATTGCCCGTTTCCGGTTAGTAAAATATCAGAGGATGTTTATGGTGATAATATTCTAAACGTTGAGTTTAAAAGTGTCAATCCTGTTACAGATAGAGATGAAACACATTTTGTTAGTAGAGAAGATGTTAAAGACCTAGAAAAAACATGTAAAGTAGTTGTTTCGATGTCATGTATTACAGATGATGAGGAGGATGAGGAGGAGGATGAGGATGAGGAGGAGGATGATTATTATTCATTTGAAGAAATAGCATCACCAATTTATGTAGATAATGAAATTCTAACTGTACTTAGTAGGACAAAACCATCAATTAATGTTAGTGATATTCTAACACTTGATATTGATAAATCCTGTATTAAAGAAGTTGCTGCAAGTTTGCGTATTAATGATTTGTGTGAATCGGTAAAAAGATATCCTGAATCTTCTTACGTTCAGGAAGTATCTTATCCTGAAAGTTCAAAGTTTGAAGATTTTGAAAAAACATCAACTTCTTTTCCTATAGTGTGTTAAATAATGAAATTAATATTAATATTTATACTTAATTATTATATGTATGCTGTATATTCATTACCGGGTTCATTTTCTTCAATGAATGATTGTTGTTATAATCATATAAGAAAATTACCACCTATTAATAGAATCATTGGATATTTTATCACTAGTTCAAATTGTCAACAAACTAGTGTTATTTTCATAAATGAAAAATATAAATATATATGTTCAACTATTAATAAAGTTGCCAAATTATATATTGATGAATTAAATAAAAGGTATATACACGAAACTATATATGAAAATAAAATTAATAAATGTTAAAAGTAATTTAGATATATTTTAATAAAAATTTTAAAATGAACCATTTTTCTACATAATATATTTTTATAATACTTATATGTTATTTTAAGTAATAGAAGGGTAAAAAATATATTTATTATACAAGTATGACTTGACTTAAACACCTGTTAAAATTATATACTATAAGTTAAATATTATTTGTATTTTTTAAAAACTATGATAATGTTTTATGGGAAATGTATTGATTATATCTTAATACAAAAAGATTAAGTGAATAGTCGTATTTTTTTACAACTAGATATTAGCATAATATAATACAAAAGTGTTATATCATCTTTTAGAATTAAAATAAATATAGTCAATGCTTGTTTTATAAAAACAATTGAAGACTAATATTATATTCATTTGTCTTTTTTTATAAGAAAGTTATTGTGAATATTATTGATAATAGTTTAAGAAAAAAAATTCAATTAGATTTTTAACTTACTAAAATACTGTAATTTTATCACTTTGTTTAAAATACAATCTTCAAGAATCATGAAATAAAATTATGTAAATATTGTGGATATGTATCGATACTCCATTTATGATGCTCTTGATAGTAATAAAATAGAAGTAATAAAATATTTTCTTAATAATAGTAGTAGAAATAATGATTTTTTACAACATTATATTTGTGGAGTAAATATATATAATTATTTTTTAGATATAAACATCATAAAACTATTACTGGAATATGGAACATGTATTAACTTTTTAAATGATAGAACAACTATATTACATACATATTTTAATGTAAACTATAAAAATATACATTCTATTGAGATTATTAAATTATTTATAACTTATGGCGTAGATCTATCAATTAAAGATAAATATAAAAATACTGTATTACATAAGTATTTTTCAACAAAATACATTAGTTTGGATATTGTAAAGATTCTTGTTGAAAATGGAGCGGATATATCCGAATTAGATTGTTATAACTTAACAGTAGTACATTCATATATGTTTAAATTAGATGTAGATATAACAATATTGACGTACCTTTTAGATAATGTAAAAAATAAATCACCGTTTAAGCATATTGTTTATTACTATCTGAGATGTATTAAACCAAAAATACATATTTTAAAAATGTTAATTAATAAATTTGGCATTAATTTAATTGATAATTATCATATTATAGATTGTTATATTTTTCATTGTCATATTCCAGATGCAGATATTTTGGAACTTTTAATCAACAATATTAATTGTAAAAGTAATAATATTAATGATCATGTTTATAATACATTAGAACATTATTTATTGTTGCATTACAATGATATTAGTATTGTAACTGTGAAAAAATTTTTAAAACTATTTACTTGTAATAAGGATCAGTATATAAAAAGACTTCTAAGTAAATATATATCAACTTCTAAAAATGTAGAATATTCAGTAGTAAAATATCTACATAGTATAATAAAAATACCAGATGAATTACCAGGATATCCTCTTCATTACTATTGTTTTAATAAGATGAATGATATAAAAATTTTTAAGATAATACTATCAAACTATAACATTGATATAAATGATGTTAATCAGGATGGTATGACTATATTGCAGTTGGCAATAAAAAATAATTTATCTGATAAAATAATTAAATATATAATATCAAAAGGTGCAGATATAAATATTATTGATTGTTATAATAATAGTATATTATATACATCCTTATTATATTCTAAAAATAGTAATGTTATTAGAACAATATTAAAGGCAAAACCATCATTAAAAATTATCCATCAAACTATTTCTTCTACAATCAATATATCTATAGTAAAAGAAAAATTATTAAAAGAATTTATATACATTTCAGTTCCAATATATAAAGAGGAGTTTATTAATAAGATTATTTCAGTTGTTAATGTATCAGAGTCAATATCAAATATAGTAAAAAAATGTTATTATGATATTTGTAAAATGAATAAATGTATCTTATATAAGTCAATACCAATGGTGGATCTAATAAACTATAGTATAGATACTTTATCTAGATATGTTAATAATAATGAGTTAATACAAACTGTTAATGAATTAACAATATATAAAAATAATTTTAATAGAAGATTAAAAAAGGCAAAAAAACGAATTCACTTTTTAAATCATATTGATAATTATTTTGGATACATTATTAATGATTGGAATTTACTACCTCATGAATTAAAAAATAAAATTTTTAGTTACCTAAAGAATAAGGATTTGATTTTTATACTTAAATGTAAAAATTAAATTATTATTGTATAAATATATAAGTAAACATGTTTGCTAAAGCAATTATTATTTATTTTATTGTTCAAAATGTATACGGTAACAAAAATAATTATTATCCAAGTGTACCACTAGTAACAAATGATCCTTCTATGTTTAACTATCTTGGTCTTGAAATAATTTTGAAAAATATTAACGATACAAGTTATCATAGAATATATCAACCGAATCAAAAACTACTAAATTATGTAGTTGAAACTAATGAACTAAAAGTTAATACTAAACTTAATAACTTTGATATCAGGTTTGTTAGTGGAAATGTAACATTTAATGAGGGTGAAGTAAAAATATTAATGTCTACTAGTAATACATTATTTCAAAGAAGAAATGATAGTTATCTTATAATTGATATTATTTGTAAAAAAAATAGATTAGAAAAAGATTTAGCTTTTGAAACTGTGATATTCAGAAATTTGTTTGCGTCAAATATAGATCATATATATGCATATGGGTATTGTCTTAATTCAATTGAGGTATATATAAAATATAAAAATACAAAAACTAAAGTAGATTTTACTAAACATGTTATGTCAAAGTGGTAGTAATAAATAATATTTTTTATTATTGTATTATAAAAACAAAAAATAAGTAAGATTACATTTTTTAGATAATGAACTAATTATATCCTTACTTTCTGCTAAGGGATATAACTTATCCTTACTTTCTGCTAAGGGATATAACTTATCCTTACTTAAGGGATATAACTTATCAAGGGATATAACTTATCCTTACTTTCTGCTAAGGGATATAACTTATCAAGGGATATAACTTATCCTTACTTTCTGCTAAGGGATATAACTTATCAAGGGATATAACTTATCCTTACTTTCTGCTAAGGGATATAACTTATCAAGGGATATAACTTATCCTTACTTTCTGCTAAGGGATATAACTTATCAAGGGATATAACTTATCCTTACTTTCTGCTAAGGGATATAACTTATCAAGGGATATAACTTATCAAGGGATATAACTTATCCTTACTTTCTGCTAAGGGATATAACTTATCAAGGGATATAACTTATCCTTACTTAAGGGATATAACTTATCAAGGGATATAACTTATCCTTACTTTCTGCTAAGGGATATAACTTATCAAGGGATATAACTTA